GTCAATATATTATAGATGAAAGTCCTATAAAAGTACATTCAGGAATTACATTTTATGGGGACGGTTCGGACGACCCTTATAACTGTGGGGGGGACTAGATTGTATGGTGGCAATAATCTAAACGGTCCTATAGTGACTAATGATAACACATTATATCACTTTAAATGGTTTGACATGCAAGTTAGAAATGGAAAAACTCATGGAGCATATCTTATAGATTTGGGAGAAAATTCGTATATTGACAGAGTGGCGTTTTATGATAATAGAGGAGATGGGCTAAGAATTGGTAGTAATGGAAATTTAACGCCCTGTCATTTAGGACATATATCTGTACATAAAAATGATGGAGCTGGAATAAGATTTGAAAATATATCATCAACCCAAATACAAGTTTTATATTTATCAATGGATAATAATAAAGACTGTGGAATGTCTATAGACATCGGAGATACTTCTAGTAACTTTCAATTATTAGCTTGGAAAAGCGAGAGATGGAAAAATGACCAAGCTGATTATCAAGATAGACAAAAGACGATATTTAAAATACAAAATTTAAATGGAGGCACTGTACATTTAGGACAAGGTAGAGTCCATCTAGGTAATAATATGAATAATAGTGATGGTGGTGTGATTCATCAAACTTGTGAAGAAGGACATAGTGTAGGTTATGTTATGTGGGACTGTATTACAAAATCTTCAAACGCTAATAATTTAGCCTATGCTTTTGGTTATAAGGATGATAAAAACAATGAAACCATATCCTTTGAAGACATTTTGAGAAAAACTTTTATTAGTGGGCATACTATCCAATTAGCACAAACAAGAGGAACTTTAATGGAAATCGGAAGAGCAGATACAAAATTCTATTTTGGAAAATCTACGTCATTACCTACTTTTAACACTCCTACTGGCAGTTTAGTTATTATAGGTAATAAAATTTATCTCAACACAAATAATGCAACTAAATTTGATAGAATTATAAATAATAATTTCGATGAAGATTTTATTATAAAAGCTACTAAAGGTGTTGTATTAACATCTTCTAATTATACTAAATATAGATTGAAAGTTGATAATGACGGGAATTTAAGTACTGAATTAGTAAATGATTAATATGTAACAGATTAGAATTTAGTTCGTAATTTAAAAATATTGCGTACTTAGTATCGAAATGAAACTATAAGAGTGGTGTCAATTTGCCACTCTTTTTATATAAAAAATAATAAAGGAGGATGATTAAATGATTAATATAGATAAAGATTATTTAATTACCATAGATTTAAAAAATACAAAAGTTAAATCCGACAAAACTATATTTTTCTATAATACAGATTTAAATATATGTAATATTTTTATAAAATTAATTTGTTCAGATGAAGATAAAACCATACCAGAAGATTTAATCGTTGAATTTGCAGTATTAAAACCAGAGACAGATGAATTTAAACCTTTAGACGCAACATTAATATCTAAAGAAGATTTATTGTATCAAGTTGATTTAACTACAGATTATTTTGATATAATTGGTAAATATGAATGTGAAATAAGAGTTTCGGGGACAATAGAAAATGAATTAAAATGTTTTACATCTGAAGAATTTAATTATGTAGTTAGACCGAATATAACTGCTAAGTTAAATAAAAAAATAAAAAATGATAAAAATCTTCCTATATTAGAAAAATTAATAAAAGATGTTAAAGAAGTAACTGAAGGAATAAATAAAAATGAAATTCAGATGAAACGAGATGAAAATTTAGTCGGTGATAACAAAACTATAGTTGGTGCGATAAATCAGTTAAGAGAAGATGTTGATTCTGGAACTGGTGGAGGAACTGTAGATTTAAAAGATTATCAAAAGAAAAATGATGAATTTTTAAATACCGACGAAAAAACAATTACTGGCGGGATAAATGAGGTAAATAATAAAATAAAGAAAGTACAAGAGAGTCAAATTGAACTTGATGCTAAGATATGGGATATACAAAATCCTTTTGATATTTCATCTATTAGCTTAGCTCCAAATATATCTCAAATGGGTAGTACTGTTAGTCCAAAATTAACATGGAACTATACACATGACACAATAAAAAGCCAAACTATTAACAATATAGTCATTGAGAATACATTAAGAACAAAAACATTTACAGGGGTTACGGCAACAACTACTTATATTTTAGTTGCAACATCTAATAATGGTGTTCAAAAATCAAAGACCTCTACTATCACATTTGCTAATGGTGTTTACTACGGAAAATCTACTACATCGACTTATAATAATGCTTTGATTAGTGGATTAACAAAACAATTATCTAATTCAAAGAATAGAACTATAACAGTAAATGCAGGAGTTGGAGAATATATATTCTATTGTATTCCGAGTAGATTAGGTGCTTGTAGCTTTAACGTTGGTGGTTTTGACGGTGGATTTAGCAAGGTGGCAACTATAAACTTTACCAATAGTGATAATTATGTGGAAAACTACGATATATATAAATCAGATAATGCAAATTTAGGTAATACTAACGTGACTATAAAATAAAGGAGGTAAATGGTATGGGTATTGAAATAATTGGAAAACTTACTCAAAAGAATAACGGCGACTTTAAGTTAGTCGATTTAGAAAATGTTGACTACGACGGAACTGGAAAAAGTGCTAAACAAGAACTAGAAAAGAAAATAGAAGAAGCTAAAAATAGCTCAGATACTACTGCAATAAAAGCTGATATTCAAACCTTAAAAGATAATGAAGTAACTTTAGTTAAAGACGAGACATCTATGGAAGGTATAAAAGACAAGGAGTATCCCACACTAACTACACAGGATAAAACATTAATAGGCTCTATAAATGAAGTTAATTCGCAATATAAAGATATTGCGAAAGAAGTTGGTACAGAAACATTAAACACAACAGCACAAGATTTAAAAGGTGCAATAAATGAGGTTTTTCAAAATGTCAGTAATGGGAAACAGTTAATCGCTACAGCTATTACCGACAAGGGTATAAATACAAGTAGCGATGATACATTTCAGACTATGGCAACTAATATAGGCAAAATTAATGGAATTGGAAATGCATTCACTGTGACAAACAATTTAACTCATGCAACTAATAGTAATACAAAAACGACGATAGAAGAATATAATAGTTACAAGGCTACAATAACCGCTAAAAATGGTTATAAGCTAAATAGTGTTAATATTACTATGGGAGGCACAGACATAACTAATACTTGTTATGCTAATGGAGAAATTCACATAGAAGATGTTATTGGGCATTTAGTTATTACTGTTGTGGCAGTAGAAGAAACTTCTCCTACGATAATATTAAATTGGAATTTTGCAAATCAAACTGCTGGTAATGGTAATGGCGATATACAATTAACAGTTAATGATGATACATTAGTTGGTGATTATGATATATATTATGGTGATGATAATGGTAAATTGTCTAATTATGATAAGATATGTACTCTTTCAGCAATAAAAGATACTACTAAGTCTTATTCTTGTTTTAATGATTTTCAATTAATTCCAAAATATGCTACAAAATTAATAGCTATAAAAGATAATACAACCAAAGGTGAATTTGTTATACCTATTTCTAAACGTTTTACAAGTGGAAATTATGGGGAACATCTTTATAGTTTTGGAGCAATTTCAGATATACATATAGGGGCAAATACATCTGATACAGATTTAAAAGCCTCATTAACATATTTAAATGCTAATGAAAATGTAGCTTTTACTTGTGTTTCTGGTGATATTACAAATGGTGGTACAGATGCACAATTTACAACTTATAAATCTATAAAAGATACATATAGTCCCAATACTGAAGTTTACGCTACTAACGGAAATCACGAATGGAGAAACTCAAGTTTTTCGGATACTTTATGGGAAACATATATGTCTAATCCTCGTGATTATGTGCTTACTCATGGGAAAGAAGTATTTATTTTTATTGGTATTTATGGAGATGCAGATGGTAAAAACACTTTCTCAGATACACAAAAAACATGGTTAGAGACTCAATTAGAAAAGTATAAGAATACTAGAGTGTTTTTATTTGAACACTATTTTATAAATGGAACTGGAAATGGTAACTATAATAGTTTGTACCCAGTTAACACACTTGTATATAATCAAACTCATGGGTTATGGTTACTGAATCTATTAAAACAATATAAAAATGTATTTTTAGTAACTGGACACTCACATTTAAAATTTATAACTCAGGAATTAGATAAAAGAATTACTATATGTAACAACGTAGGTGGAACTGAAACTGGATATATGTTGCATATACCTTCGATAGCGATACCTAGAGATATAATAGATGGTACATCTATAAGTGATTATTTATATGCTCAATCTGAAGGTGTAGTTATAGATGTTTATGAAAATTGTATATTATATAGAGGTAGAAATTTTGTAGATGAAAAATTTATTCCAATAGGTCAATTTATATTACAAAAAACACAAGGAACATTACCTACAGTTAATACTTATACAATTACAAATACATTAAGTAATTGTATAAGCTCAAATAGTGCTACATCTGTAGAAGAAGGTTCTTCTTATAGTGCTATCATAAGTGCAAGTGATGGTTATGCAATATCTTCTATAACAGTAACTATGGGCGGAACTGATATAACTTCTACAGCAGTAAATAATAATACAATTTCTATTAGTAATGTAACAGGTAATATTGTTATAACTGCTACTGCTGAAGTAGACGGAATCAATGTTATTTGGACGAAAGGAACAAAGATAGATAAAACTACAGGAGCAGAATCATCAAGTAATGCTTATGAGGCATCTAATTATATAGAAGTAGATAGCACTAAAACTTATACAATAGAATTAACAGATACTACAAATGCAACTAAAGCAGATGCAAATATATTTGTTTGTTATTACGATGTAAATAGAACTTTCTTGAGTTGTAGTAGTAATTATGTTATTAACCAAACTACTTACAGCAACACAATACCTCTTGTTTCAAACACAAAATATATAAGATTAAGAGGGTATAATGTACTTGGTGGTTATTTCAAAGGTGAATCAATTAAAATTACAGAAAGTTAATTAGTTCGCAATTTAAAAATATTGCGTATATAAATTTAAAATAATCATATAATATAAACGTACACAAAACCAGCTGTGTGTTATAACTCTAATTACTATTTGTATAACGTGTGAAAATAGGAGACGATTAATTTCTTCTCCTATTTTGTTTTATAAAAAAATAAATGAAGAGAGAAGATATATTAAAATAATTAATAAAGAAGGGAGATTAAGAAATGAAATTAAGTGATTTAACATTAGATATGATTAGAAGTTCATATAATGTGGAAGTAAATAACGAAATAGAAACTGTTTTAGTTTACAATATATTTGGTGAAAATAGAAACGAATTAAAAGAAAAAATATCTAAAGGACTAGAACAGGGATTAGAAGAAAAAGCATTAATGGAACTTATATATAAAGAAACGTTTGAATTAGCTACGGATTTAGAATTAGATGAAGATTTAATAGAATCAATAAATAAAGGTAAAAAAGAATTAATGTTTATTGCACAAGATGTAGATGAAATAGTAAGTGAAATTGTTATAGAGGCTATGCTAGAAAAACAAAATCTATTAGCAAATATGACTTCGTTAACTTTAAGTAAAAGAATATTATTAGAAGCCGAAAAATTAGAAATATTAAATAAACAATGTGAGAAATTAGAAGAGGAAATAAAAGAAATGAAAAAAGGTGATTAATTTGGTTGTAAATGATATTGAAAGTGCAGTCAATTATATTAAATCCGTTGTTTCTACTGCTATGACACCTATGGCAAATAAAATGGTAGAGATAATGCAACGAGAAGTGAATGAACAAATATATGCTGACCATGAACCATCTGTATATGAACGTACAGGACAAATGGGGGAAATAGCACAAATATCAAGTATTGATATGAATTGTGCTGTAGTAGAATTTCAAGATAATGGGGATTGGACAAGTGTAAAAACGGGAGAACATTTCTTTCCAATTATAGGTTGGGAAGCAGGTAAAGTTTGGAGTTTTAAAAGTGATTCTACGGTTACTTATTATCCTCCAACAACTATTATATCAGACTCACAAGTTAAAATAGCTCAACAAATACCAACCGAATTGAAACGATATTTAATAGAACAAGGTTTAGATGTTATATAGAAAGGTAGGTGAGATTAATATATGGCAGATTTAACTATTAGATTAAAAACTTCTGTAGACGGAAGTGGAGCAGAGCAAGAAGTTGCAAAACTGAAAGAGAAATTAGAAAAAAAAGAAGTTAATTTGAAATTTGATACAGCTAAAATGAAGGCTCAAATGGAAGAACTTCAAAAGGTATTAAATAATGCTTTTAAACTTAAAGACGACCAATTAAATAATCTTAAACAAATACAGAATACTTTAAAAGAAATAAATTCTTTAAGTAAAGACGTACAAAAAAATTTATTTGGTAGTGGTTCTACTAAGACTTCTACTGGTAATAAGGAATTAGATAACACCATAGCTAAATATAGAGCTTTACAAAAGCAATCAGAATCACTTCAAAAACAAATGTCTAAAACTGTAAATACTCAAGCTTATAACGAATTAGATGCTAAATTATCAAAAGTTAATAGTGAGATGCAATCTACTGCACAAAAAATGGACGAATTAAAAAACAAATCTAATATAGATATAAGTAGAGATTTAATAAGTTCATTTGATAAAATTCAACAAAAGGCTAGCAATACTTCTGAACAAATTAATAATATGTTCAAAAATAAAAACTTAACAAGTTCACAGATAGGACAACTTCAAGAACTTCAAAATAAAATCAACAGCGTTAAAGGTGCTAATTTAGGTGAGATATTAAAATCTGACAAGGCATATGCAGACATACACAATTTAAATGCAGAGATTAGTAATGTGTCGGTATCATTAAAAGGATTGAACGGCTCAATTACATTCACTGATAAGATAAATACATCTGTTGCTAAGTTAGAATCTCTTAAAGCTAAACTTGCTGAATTAGGAACGAGTAAATTTGCTAATACATCTGGAATACAAGAACTAATAAGCCAAATAGAACAATATCAATCAAAATTACAAAACTTAAACCCTAATACAGAAGGTGCTAAAGCTGAATTTGATGGTTTAAAAGATAAAATAGCACAATGTGAAAATAAATATAAACAATTTGAGAGTGAAATTTCTACTAAAAGAGCTAATGTAAAATTTGATGCAGATTTTAATAAAGTATCTCAAGATTTAACGAACTTAACAAGAAGATGTCAAGAGTTAGGAGCTTCGTCATCTAAAATAGAAGAATTTAGACAAAGATTGCAAACGATAGCTAATATGAGTAATTTAAAAGATAGAGACGCAGAGTTAAAAGCGTTAACTAAAGATGTGAGTACTTTTTCTAGTAGTCTATCTAATATTAACGGAAATGGTATAAATGGTGTTGCTAATGGAGCTAGAAGTGCAACTCAAGCAATGAATATATTAGGAAATGCAACCAAGAAAACGTCTGGATTTTTCAGTAATTTAGCCTCTATGTTATCAATGTATTCAATACCAAATATGATTGGTAGACTTATCACTCAAGGTATATCTTCAATTCCTAGTACTATTATTGATACAGATACGGCTATTAAAAAATTATTAAAAGTTGCACCAGACACCTTTACAGGAACAGCCAAGCAATTAGATTGGTTAACTCAAAAAGCAAGTGAGGCAGGTCAAGAGGTTGCCAGAAGTAGTATTGATATAATTGATTCCACTGCCGAGGCATTACAATCTGGTTTCCATAATGTCAGCAAAGCTTTACAATATGCTAAAAATGCATCTATGTTTGCCAACGTTATAGATACAAGCCAAGCAGATGCAGATAAATACTTGAAATCAACATTAGCATCTTATGGTGGTGTTGCAAACTCATTAGATAAAGTCACAATGAAAGTCAAAGGTAACACCAAAGAAACTACCAAAATGATGCAAATGATGGATATGGTCAACTATGCAAACAACAACTATGCTGTTACAGGTAAAGACGTATCTGAAGCAATGATGCGTTCATCTTCTGTTGCGAAAACATTAGGTGTTAGTATGCAAGAGTTGGTTGCTATTATAATTGCAGGGCAAGAACCATTACAAAATGCAAGTAAATTAGGTAATGGTTTAAAAACAATCATGCAAAACATGGCAGGTTGGAAAACAAGTGCTAAAGACGGTAGCATTTCAATGAATAAAACAGCAATGGCTATAGAAAAAATAACTGGAATTGATATGCACGATTCAAATGGTCAAGTTAGAGATTTTTATGACATCATGGGCGATATAGCAGGAATGTGGGATAAATTAGATAAAAAAAGTAAATCTTCTGTAGCTGAAGCGATTGCAGGAAAAAACCAGTTGAACGTTTTCACAGCAATAATGAGTAACTGGAGTCAAGCAGAAAAATTCTTAAAAGAATACGAAAATGGCGACACTTTCGGAAGTTCAATGAAAGAAAATGCGAGATATATAGACTCTGTACAAGGGAAACTTACATTATTGCAAGAAAAATGGAGAAGTATAATTAATACTGCCATAAGTGGTAATACGGCAAAACAATTTTTAGATATTGGTATAACTGTATTAGATATAATAGATAAGATTATTAAAAAATTAGACGATGCAGGAGTAGCACTTCCCGTAATAGCAGGTGCAATTTCTGGTCTTTTTCAATCATTAAAATTTAGTCGAAGTGGTGGATTTGAAGCATTAATTAATCAAGAAAGAAGATTAAAAGCCGAAGCTTTAAGTACAACTACTGCACTAGAAGGACAAGCCACTGCAACACGACAAGCATCTAGTGCTACAATGATTGGGGGTACTAACCCTGGATTCTTTGCAACAATAAAAGAAGGATTTCAAGCTAGTTATCTTGGAAAATCTTGGAATGTAATAAAAGGAATAGGTACTTCATTTAAAGAGGCTCGTCAATCATCTGGAGTATTTGCCTCTGGATTAACAGCAGTTAGAAGTGCTTTAGCGGGTGTAGAGGCTAAAGCATTAGGAACAAAAATAGCTTTAGGAGCTATGAATTTAGCTATGAGTGTTGTAAATATGGGTGTAGGTATGCTCGTATCATGGGGAATAGGTAAAGTTATTCAACATTTTACAGACGAGGCTAATAAACTTAATGATGCTTTAGAAAAAAATGCAGAAAATATAACCAATTTAAATAATAAAGTAACTAGCTCAACAAAAGCAAAAACAAATCTTTCAAATATTAGAGACGAATATAAAAAATTATATGATACAGTAGATAAAACTTCTGCACAGCAAGAAAGATTTAAAGAATTACAACAACAAATAATTGATATTTGTGGGGAAGATATTGTCTTGGGTTAATAAATAGCCCCTATAATAAGAAATTATTATTAGAAAACATATTGAATTGCTGGGAAACCCTTAGAGCCTTAATACCACAACGTAATTAGTAATGATAAGCGTGATGGTTTTAAAAAGTTTAAGGATTGGGCAATCAGCAGGTAAGAATTATTTTATTAATTACTTAAATTAAATCTTTTAAACAATTAATAAAATAATTAAACTTCAACGACTAGAGCAAATGCTCGTACACTCAAGCGAGTGGAAGTGGTATGTACCTTTAACAAAGGTAAAGATATAGTCTCAACGTCTATGGAAACATAGAGAAGTTCATAAGAGAACTGATTAGGAAGTGGCGAACCTAATTGAAGATATTGTATGATAAAGATAATAACCCGATTTTATCGATGGGTGGAGATATTGATAAATTAATTGCAAAATATGATAAATTAATTAAGAAACAACAAGAGGCTCTGAATCAAGAATATAAAAACCAACAAAGAAACGCTACAGATAAAATGAATGAAGGACAAGGCCCTGCTGGTATGAATGGGGCTTTTAATAAACAAGCAATTAAGGAATATAATAGACAAATAGAAAACATCAGAAAAAAGAAAACTGAACTTAACAATACATTTACTCAAACAGGTGATGTAACATGGTTAGAAGATTATTCAGAAAGGCTTGCTAAATTAAGTGATACTTATGCTAGTGCTAAAGAGGCAGTTGTAGATGCCGAAGCAAAAATAAGTGCCGAATCTCAAAAAATAAATAAAAGTATAGTAAACTCTTTGTCTATAGGTGATGGTTTCAGTAAATTGAAAAGCGACGTTCAATCTGAAATGATAGAAGTTGTAAATGGATTAGATTTTTCTCAATTAACAAGTGGACAACAAAGTTTATTTGAATCGAATATGAAGAAAATGTTTGATTCTGGAACAATAGACAAATCAATAAGAAAATTGTATGATTTACAACAAGCATATGCAGATACAAGTGACATTACCGCTTATGAACAAGGAATTGAAAAATTAATCCCTTCTTTAGCTAAATTATGGGGAGTAAATGAAGATGTAGCTAGAAGTATGGTGGAATTGCCAGAAAGTGCTAAAATGGCTCAAAATGCTATGGACGCTTATTTACGTTCTTTTGGTAAAAACATAAATATGACAGATAAAGAAACTAAAGATTTAATGGCAACATGGGACGCTTACAATAATTTTCTTCAAGATTTAAGTGGTCTTGATACAGTAGAAAAAGACGGAAAAATGGTTTACAACATCAAAGAAGTTAAAGCCACTTTAGAAGATAGTAATTTACCAGACAAAGTAAAAGACTTAGTTAATCGATTGATGGACGACAATGAATTTTCTTTAGACGATATGGAATTAACAGCTAAATTATCTCAAATTTATGTAGAAGACGATGAAGAAACTAGAAATAATTTAATTCAAGATGTTCAAAATCTTGTAGATAAACAATTTGGGAAAGGCAAAATAGACGTAGGTAAATTGTTTGTTACGGGAGAATATGCTGTATCTGATGACGATAAAAAGAAAATAGATGACGCTTTTGCGAGTTTTAAACAATTTGACGGAAAAGATGAAATAGTAAAAACTTTAAGAGCGAATATAGAAAATACTGACCAAGTTGAAAATTATGCTAAATTAATGGATAATTTAAGAGGTAAAGATAAAGACATTGAAACATTTTTTAAAAATAACATTCAAGATTTATCTGAATTGGAATCTTATGAAGACATGATTCAATGGGTGTTTGACCATCCAGAAGCAGTGACAAAATGTCACATAAATGTTTTAGGTGAAGATACAATAAAAACTGCTAAAGCTGAAATAGATAGTCTATTAAATGAAAAAGATGAAAAAGACATAAAAGTAAAAATAGATAAAGCTTTAGCTCAAGGTGACATAGCAACCGTAATGGACTTAATAGGGCAACTACCAGCAGAAAAACAAATTGAAGTTGGAGTGGCATTATCTAACGCATTAGATGAACTTGGAACTGTAGATGCTATACAATTAAAAAATAAAGTTGTAGATGTTACCGTAATGGCTTTTCAAGCATTACAGCAACTTTATGCATTGCAAGGATTAAAAATTCCAGAGAAATATATTAAAATAATTAGTAATAGTGCCGATGTAGCAAGTAAATTAGATAGTTTGAAACAACAAATAAACGAAATACCACGAAGTATATCAATAATGGCTACTTTAACCTATACAGAAAAAGGTAAATCAAAAGTTCCCCATAGTGGAAAGGGAAAATCAGTAATGTGGGGAGATTCTATAGGTGAATTTTCTAATATAGAAGATAATCCTTATTCTGTAGAGCAGTTGAGTGCTACACCAATGGTAACTTCACAACCTGTAGTAACTGCAAATGATATAAACACAGCAACTCCTACTTCAGATAGTTCTGGTGGAATAAGTACTTATGCTACGAGAGATTTTAATAGTATAGGTGATATAGAAACAGCTTTAACTCCTATAAGCCTTGAATATCAAAATGTATTAGATATGATTGAATACTCCGTTGAATTATTTAAAGAATTACAATATAGAATTGAAACAGTAACCAAGAAAACTTCATTGTTAGATAAACAAATGGAAAAAGCAGTAGGTACTGAAAAAATTAAATATCTTAAACAAAAAAATAAATTACTAGAAGAACAAGCAAAACTTCAAAAGGAATATTATGACGATTTAATTTCTGAAAGAGAAACACTTCAACAAAAACTTCAAAAAGAAGGATTCCAATTTAATGAAGATGGAAACATGACTAACTATGAAGAAAAATTATTAGCTATGCAAAAAGAATATAAACGACTTCAAGATGTAGCTGATAAATCTTCTAAAAGTAGCTCTTCTAGTGGTTCTTCAAATAATACAGCAAGTGATAAAGCTAGTAAATATAAAGAAGAATTGGATAAACTTACAAATTTAGCTAATAAATATTATGATATACAACAAAGTGATTTATTTAGTTGTGAAGAGCAATGGCAAGAAATGAAAAATACAATTAAAGAAAATAATGACGAAATTGAAAAACTAACTAGAGAAGATAAATTGTATAAATTTAGCAACGCCATAACTAAATTAAAAAATCAATTCGATATACTAGGAAATAAAATTGATATAATAGATGTTAAACTGGAAAATTCAAATGGAGTAGATACAATTAAATTGACAGAAGAAAAATTAAAACTTATGAATGAACAACTATCTAAACAAATGGATTTAATGACTAATATGAAAAATAAGATTCCTACATATCAAGAAAGTTTATCTAAATATGGTTTTACATTCGATGTAGAAGGAAATATAAGTAATATAGACGAAGTATTAAACAGTTTTCAAAACAGTGAAGATTTGGAAAAAGTTAATGATTTATTAGAGGAATATACTTCTTTAATAAATGACGATTTAGCTGACGCAGAAAAAAATTATGCTGATTTACAAAAAGATATAGTAGATTTACAAAAAGATAAACTTAATAAAGTGAAAGACATAGAAGATAAAATCACAGATGTAATAAAAGATGAAATAGATAAACGTAAAGACGCTATAGAAAAACAATATGACAAGGAAAAAGAATTAATAGAAAAAAGAAGAGATGATTATAAAAAACAACGTGATGAAGATGATTATGCAAAAAATTTAAAAGAACAACAAGACGAAATTGATACTATTAATAAAAAAATAGAGTTAGCAAAACGAGATAATTCTATGAGTGGTAAATCTAAGTTGAAAGAATTATTAGACGATTTAAAAGAGGCTCAAGATAAATTAGATGAAACAGTTCAAAATAAGGTTGATGAAGATATAGATAATATGTTCCAAGAACAATTAGACGCTTTAGATAAAAAGAAAGAAGATATGACGCAAAATATAGATGACACTTATACGCAACAAAAGATAGCACAAATGGTTAAAGATGCAATGATGACTAATACTTTTACCGATTTAAATGGTAATATTACCAATTTACAAGATAAATTGATTGACTTTGCAGAAACAAGTGGAGATGCAGTAGGAATATTAGGTGATTCAATTAAAACAGAATTGTGTGATAATCTTGAAGTGGCTTTAGATTATTTAAAAGATTATAAAGATATATTTAAAGAACTTGGATTTAAACAACTAGGAAATGTAAACTATAAAGAAGGTATAAATAAGGATACAACTTCTAAAACATTAAATGTTGGTGATATCAATATTAATGTTGAAGGAAGTGTTGATGAAAATGTTCTTGATGACATGCAAGAAATGATTAATAAAACTTTAAAAGATATTGTTAATAAATCATTATAGAGGGTTAATATATTAACCCTCTTTTATAAGGAGGGTGATGTAATTGTTTAAAAGTCAATATTTTATTTGGAAAGGAAAACAATCTAAAGATAAATTTTTAAGTATATTAACCACTGATAATGATGTCTTAAATGATTTTGGAGTCCCATATAATAAAACATTAGAAAAAGAAGATAATTTAGATTTATATAATGAAAAAGAAGAAGAACCCGAAGATATAACATTACAATTATATTTAGAAAAAGACGGAATGCCTTTAATATGGACTGGTGAAAATTTTAGAGAAATTAAAAAATGGTTAATAAGTGATGACTTTGAAGAATTTATTTCTTATGACAATTTAGATTATGTGTATTATTTAAAATGTACGAAAATACAAAAAAAATTTACATACGGTGAACCTAAAGGTTGTATAGAAGTTACATTTAAACCTTTAAGTCAATATGCATATAAAAAAGTAATTATAGAAAAAGAAGTAAAAGGTAAGGAATTAATAAATATACATAATAGTGGAGACTTAAATTATGAACCTATAATTGTAATTGAAAGTAATTGTAAAAGAAATCAAAAAGTAAAAGTGAACGATTTTGTAATAAATAATTTACTTGAAGAGGAAACTATTAAAATAGACAACAAAATGTGTTTAGTTAAATCCAATAAACGATATTATCCTATATCAGATTGTAATAGAAAATGGATTACTTTAAAACAAGGAGATAATCAATTAATCGTTGAAGGAGAATGTAATATAATTATTTATTGTAGTTTCCCAGAAGTAATATAGGTGATAGATATGAATGATGTAATTATTAAGGAATTAAAACCAATACAAGAGATTGTGTTAACAAAATTAAATGGAGACGTTATTGCAGAAATACCTATATTTTATTTAACAGAAGAAAGTAGAAATATTGACGAGGTAGATACGATAACTTTTACAATACCTTTGAGATATAGAGATAATTTCTCAAAGAAAATGGTAAATTATTATGCATATGATGAAGTTATAGCAGAAAGATTAATATGTGTTGATGGTGAATATTTTGTGATTAAAGAAATAAATGAAAATCAATCAAATCACACAAAAGAAATTACTGCTTATGGATTAGAAAAAAAATTAGAAAAAAACACAATAGCTTTATCGGATTGTGGACTTATGTTAAAAGATAAAGATGAAGAGACATATACTTATTCTTTTGACGAATATTTATATCAACAAACAGGTTGGAGATTAGGTCATATAGATAATTCAGTTAGATATATGGATAATGGAGAACCTAAACTTCGTATGCAAGAGGAAACAAATACTTCTTTTTATTCATTTATAACCGAAACTATTGCGGAACAATTTTGTTGTGTTCCTATATTTGATAGAAAAAATAAATTAATAAATCTATATGATGTTGACGGATTTGGGAATGATTTAAAATTAGTTTTGAATAAAGATAATTACTTAAAATCGTTGGAAAAAACTTTTAATTCTTCTGATATTGTAACTAGATTAATTCTTGAAGGTAATGAGGAAGAGTGTATAGTAGAAGAGGCAAATCCAACAGGATTAAATTATATTGAAAATTATTCATATTTTATAGAAAACGAAGATATGAGTAAAGAATTAATTAGAGCTTTAAAACTATTTGAAGAATTAACTCCTAAAAGAATGGAGAAATGGAAAGAATGTGTAAGTTTAAAAACACAAAAAAATTCAGAATTGTCTACATTGGATTCTTCAGAAAATATACTTATGACTAAATGTAATCAATTACAAAATATAATAGACGGTTATACAGATATGGAAACTGAAGAAGAATATTATTTATTAGATGATATAAAAAGTGAATTAGATGTATCTAATTTAGAATTGCAATCTGTTTCAAGTCAAATATATAAAATAGAAAGAGAATTAAAAGAATTAGATATTAAAATTAATAGATTAAATAAATTATGTAGAAGAGAAACTTCAGAAGACGACGCAGGTAATTTATTATTCAATGAAAATTTATTAAGTGAATTAAAAGATTACATTTATTATGATACATATTCAGATGATAGTTTTGTAGATGCTAATGAGTTAATAAAAACAGGAAAGCATATTTTAGAATCTAAATGCAAACCTACAGTAGAGTTCTCAATAGATTCAGTAAATTTTATAAATAGATTGTTAGGAGATAAAACTAGATTAAGCCCAGAAATTCAATTAGGCTTAGGAGATATTATATCTACTTATGATAAAGAAAGAGATAAAGAAGAATTAGTTTTCTTTACAGGTTGGACTATGAATTATGAAGATAATAAATTAAGTTTAACCTTCTCGAATAAAAAAACTAATAAAGAAGATACTAGAGTGATTGCTGATTTATTAAAAAAATCAAAAGAAACAAAAAAAATTATATCAGTTAATAAATGGTTATGGAATAAACAAAAATACAATAAAGTTAATAGTACATTAATGACTGGTATGGATTTAGACTTAGATTTTTCCCCTAATAAAGCTTATGTTGATAGTGTTTCAAGTGTGGATTTAAGTCAACATACTTTAAATATAAATTTAAATGAAGAATATATTTTAAAGGCGACAATACTACCAGATACAGCTAAAAATAAAAATGTAATATGGATTAGTAGTGATGAAAACATTGCAAGTGTAAGCGATGGTGTAATAGTAGGAAATGGATATGGAGCTTGTATAATAACCGTAATAACAGAAGATGGTAATAAAACAGATACTTGTAAAGTAGTTGTAGAAGTTGATATGGGAGATAGTAGTAATGTTAATGTTACAGGTATCAGATTGAATACAAATTCATTAGAAATAGATAGGCGTGAATCAGTTTATTTATTACCTACAGTAATTCCTACTAATGCAAATCAATCAATAACATATATTAGTTCTGACGGTAATATAGCCAAAGTATCAAATGAAGGATTAATAACAGGTGTAGGTCAAGGAAAATGTACTATAACGGCTATATCGAATAAGAATACCAAAATAAAAGCATCCTGCACAGTTACGGTTAGTAATAAAGAGGCAGAAATAAATATAGAAGATTTAGACGAAGTATTAATTATAGGAACAAAAAGAATTCAAAATTTACAAGAGTATAATTTAGCCCCAAAAATGACGTATTTTGGAAATATTGTTGAAGATTTTGATATTGCAACTTATCCATCAGACCCCAAAGCTATCGTTGTTATGTTGGGATTAAACAATGATTCCCTATGTGACATAAGCAAAATAAAGACATTGTTAAATTCTATAAAAACTAAATACACAGGAAAATATATATTTGTAGCAAATGAACTACCTGTCGGTATAAATTATGCAACAACAGACTACACTTATGAACAATTAAATAGTCAAATTAAAAATTATAATAATATGTTACAAAAAATCACAAATGAATTAGGATTAAAATCTATAACAGTTCAAGGTGGTATGGTTGAAAGTGAGATATTAGCTTCACATTACACTTATAATGGATTAGACTTAAATGTAGTAGGATGTAAAATGTTGTTAAATAATATTAAATATCAAATCAAAAATAATGTTGGTTCTATTATTGTTCCAGATGATAAAGATAGTGAAACAAATGGAGTAAATCCTATAAGACAAAAAATTATGGAAAAAGCTGAAGAAATAGTTAGAATGTGTGTAAACCATCTTAGTAACTATAGTCAAAGATATAGAACAATAAGTTACAAAGCTCCAAATACAATTAAATCGAGAACTGAATATGTAGGAAACCAACTATTTTACCAGCCATCATGGGTTGTATTAAATCAAACAATAGGTTATGATTGTAGTTCATTTACTGGCGTATGTTATGAATATGCTGGAATTGAATATCTAAAAGGATTGTCATGTAGTGCAGGTAGTTTACAGACCGTATGTAAAAATCATGGAGCTGAATTTTGGAGATATACAGGAAAAGAAAGTGTTGACAAGTTAAAAGAAGGCGATATTATAATGGTCGCTAATTATAATGTTACAGATTCAAATATGGCAACAGTTAGCACCCACCATGTTATGATTAGTGGTGGAGGAAATACAGTTCTACATGCTAGTGGATTTACTTCTGGTATATTAAAACAAAAAATTAATTTTACAAATAAACATTTCTTTATAAGAATCAAAGAGGTAGCAGAAGCTGATAAAAACACTTCTAATGGAAATACAAATATTGGTAATGGAGTAGAAGAATATAAGAACTGTTTCAATGAACAAGGTATTATAAATGGACATGAATATATTTATAAATTTAAAGGATTAAGATGTACTTGCTATAATGCAACCGAAAATGATAAAGGTGGACGTTCTGGATTAGGTACTCATATGGGTAAAACTTTTGGTTGTGGCAATTTAAGCTACGGTACATTAGTATATTTTCCAGAATTAGATGGCAAAATATGGACTAATGCAGATGGTAGTCAAATTAAATTAGATGGTATACTTATGGCTACAGATTCGGGAATTTTAATGACAGATTGTGATATCGTGGCAGGTTCTACTATACAAGCCTGTACTTCAAATTGGACTAATCCAAAACGTTTAGATGGTTATGTAATTAAATGGGGTACAAGTAATATCAAAAATTACAGTTTTACTGATACTTACAAAATAGCATACAATAATGGTAGTTTGTCAAGATTTAAAACAGCATTTAAAAATTATATGAATAATGGAGATGGCGTATTAATTAATTTCACTAAATTCTATGATACAGACAAAAACATTAGAAATACTATTTATTGGACAATATTAAATAGTTAGCGTTTTAAAAGGTTTAATTTAAGTTACAATTGGAAAGAATATAAAGGGAAGTAAAAATAATTAATAAAGGGGAGATATTTTATGAGTAAAATTGATAGAATAGGTGAAAAGGGAATAAATAATTTTGGAAGTGAGATGATTATAACGGAGTATAGAAAATGGAACGATATAGATGCATATTTTCCTCAATACGATTGGGTGGCTAGAAATAGAGCATATTGTGATTTTAAAAAAGGAAACATTAAATGTCCTTATGAAAAAAGAGTGTTTGGAGTAGGTTATATTGGGGAAGGTAAATATAAAGTATGGGAAAATGGTAAAGATACAAGAGTTTATAATACTTGGCATAGTATGTTGGAAAGATGTTATTCTGAAAAATATAAAGAAAAACATCCCACTTATATCAGTTGTAAAGTTTGTGAAGAGTGGCATAACTTTCAGCACTTTGCAGAATGGTTTGAAGAGAACTATTACGAGGTGGAAGGACAAAGAATGCATTTGGATAAAGATATATTAGTTAAACATAATAAAATCTATAGTCCAAAGACTTGTATATTTGCACCGGACAGAATTAATAAATTATTTGTTAAGAGAGATAATGATAGAGGTGATTCAGTTATAGGTACAACTCCTACTAAAAATGGAAAATATGTGGGGCAATGCAGTTTACTTAATCCAGAAACAGGGAAATCAAAGCAAGAATATTTAGGTTTATATGAGACTCAAGAAAAAGCATTTGAAGTTTATAAATATTATAAGGAACGTAATATAAAACAAATAGCTGATTATTATAAAAATCAAATACCAGAAAGGTTGTATAATGGATTATACAACTATGAAGTTGAAATTACAGATTAAAAATAATTAATAACTATAGCACAAGTCCCCATATTTATGAGGACTATTTTTATGTAGGAGGTGAAATACATGGCAATAATTAATAACGCACCAACTCAAGGATATATTTACATTAAAGACATGCAGATATTGTATGACAATATAATATATAACATTAATAATCTATACACCAGTAATAAATATATTTATTGGAAGATAGAAACTTCTGATTTAGTAAGTTCAAATAATAAATTAGATGAAGAGGAAAATTTAATATTTATTATTAAGAACATAGATGGTGTGGGTATTACGACTACGACAGATTTATTAGATATGTTATTTGATGGATATAATAAAAAATCAATAGCAGAGAAACTTCAGAATGTGAATGAAAACAATAAGTTTTATAAAAAACAACTTGAAATCACGCAAGATAACATTGAAAATTTATCAAAAGAATATCAAGAAAACTTATCATTTGAACAAATTAAAGAAAGATTAAATACATCTATAATAAATTCCAATTCTTTAATGATAGATTTAAAGACTGTATTAATAGATAGATTATCGGATGAGGTGTTTAATTCGGATGAAAAAGCAGATGCCAATTATAGGCTTGACATAATCAATAATAAATTTCAAGAAATGCTAGGATATAGTAATGCTTTAATTGATATGATGGCAGAAAATTCTAATGATGTAGACACAACATCTTTTTTAGAATATCAACTATCTTTGCAAAAAATGCTGGCTGATTTAATTGTAGAAATTAAAATTATCACAGAAGATAATAGAGAAAATATAACGTTAGCAGACATTTCTTCCATAACATCCGACATGACTACGATATTGATAACATTATCTTCTTTTAAAGATTCATGTGATATAACAGTGTCCATTTATTCGGAAGGTGAAAAAACATTAGGTGCCTCTAGTACTATATCAGATGAAGTTTATAACACAAATGTCAGAATAGACGATTTGTCTAACAATATGAATGAATTACAAGCTTCACTAATTAATTCTTTTGCTAAAGAACAACAAACTATTCAAGGATATTTTGATGCAAATCAAAAATACAGCAATGATATGTTGCCTATTACCAATTCATTATCAAATACAGGTGGAAAATTAACGGTAGCACAATATAATTCATTAGACGGTTTGGCAAATGCGATGGTCAATTACGTTTCTAAAATAGAAGCTAGCTATCAATTTTATTATAATAATGAGAAATTAGGCGATAATAATAAACAATTGTTAAAAGAATATTTCGATGATTTTAAAGAGAAACATACGGATTTCATTAATTCGATAAAAGTGGATATGAAAGATTTAATTTTCGATAAAGATGAGAGAAAAAGATTTAGTACAAGATTAGCATTATATAGGGAGACTAGAAATAAATTAAATTCACAAATGTTAAATTGTATAAACTTAATTAATTCAGCAACAAGTGAAGTTAATTTACAACAAATTGAAAAAAGATTAAATGATAAAATCTTAGAAGTTCAAAATCAAGTTAATGATTTAAATTCTAAAATAGGAAATATAAATTCAAGATTATCTAACATAGAATCAAGATTAGATGCTCTTGAAAATAACACAAATGTTTAGAAAGGAGTAAATAGATGAAAAAAGAATATTCAATAATTATTAATAAACAAAAGAGTATTTTAAATCGTCAGCTATCAATATTCCAACACGATAAAGGTGTAGACATATATTTCAAATTGATGGATACTGATTATTTAGATTTAAGTTCTAATTATTTGTTATCTGATATAGTATTAGTTAGCCCTCTAAAAAAACAAATAAAATCAGATATAGTACCTATTATAGATAATAAAATATTATTTACAATTAATAGTGAAATAATGAATCAAATTGACGAAATAGGAAATTATCATGTTCATATTAGAATTTATGACGATAAAGGTGGAAGAATAAAACTACCTTATTTTATAATGTCAGTTGAAGAATGTGAAGTGGATGACGATGATTTATCTTATGGAACAGTTGATGGGACAGCAATAGATGACACAAAGGTTGCTAAATATGGGAAAGAATTAAAGACTTTCAATGACGACGGTTCTTACAATAGAACCGTTTGGATTGCGGGAGATATAATTACTGATTCTAAATTAAATAAATCAGAACAAGCAATAAGTGAATTAACAGATGAGATATTACAACATAAAGCAAAATTAATAGAATTAGAAGAAAGTAAAGGCTATACAATCAAAAAAGGTACAGAAGATACACCTATAATACTATCAGAATTAAGTAAAGGTTCTTATATATTAAAAGGTTGGGTAAAAGATTTTAATTCTAGTACTGAAATAATATGTTTAGATAGTAATAGAAATTATACATATATAACAAGTAATACAGACACTTATACATATGGTTTATGTTGTTTTAATGAAGATTATTTCAAACTATATAAATTTAATAAAATAAAAAATAAAAAAGAACAAATAGTAGATTATTTAAATGTAGTTATTGCCGATGATGAAGATAAATTAAATTTAACAGGTGATAAATATCAATATTTAAAAACAGAAACATTGTCAACTATTGTATTACCAGAAATGGATGAATTTGTGGAATTAAATTTATTTATTAAACCAACAGTGGATAATTTAATTTTAATATTTCCGAATATAGCATGGAGAACACAACCAATATTAAAAAAAGATATATTATGTCAAATAAAATTAAATTATTTAAATGAAATTTGGTACGGTGATACTTTAATACATGATGAAAATGTACCTGTGATTAAAGGCGACACATCAGGAGGAACAACGGGAACTATCACAAAAATTCCTTTTAATAAAATTTCTTCTGAAGAAGGTTATATAAATTAGGGAGGTATGAGGTAATGAAATATATGAAGAATAAATATAGTGATGAGAATGGAAATGTCATTTCATTTTGGTCTACTGATGATAATGTATTGTGTGAAGATGGTAAGACATTAAGAGAAAATTTAGATGAAGTTGATACACAATTTAAAGATATTGTGAACGAATTGAAATTGGTTGCTAGAGATAATAACACTATAAAATTAATGCTTGGAACTAAAGAACTATCTAGCTTAACTATAAACGGTGGAACAGTAGAACCAACTCCTAACACTTATACAATTACTAATACTTTATCTAATGCGTCTAATAGTAATTCTGCCACATCTATAGAAGAAAATACTTCTTATAGTGCAAATATTACTCCGAATACAGGATATAAACTAAAAACTGTTACAATAACAATGGGAGGTGCAGACATAACAAGTTCTGCATATTTAAATGGAGTTATAAACATATCTAACGTAACTGGAAATATAGTTATTACAGTTACTACAGAAGTTGATACAGATGTAGTTGTAGGAAATGTAGACAGTAATAATAATATAAATCTCACAGGATTAGATGCAGACACCTATACTTTAAAATATGAAGATAATGCAGGTGAGTTATCTAATTACGATACAATAGCAATTGTGGAGGTGGTCTAGGTGAGTTATAACAATCTAATAACACAAAATATAGCACCTCTTGGAGCAACAAAGATAGGTGTATATAATTCGAGTGGCGAAAAAGTAGGTAAAATAGAATTAAGTAATTTGAAAAAAACAGGTCTTGGAAATAAATTATATTCATTCGGAGCAATATCAGATATTCATTTACAAGACAAAACAGCTCAAACCGATTTTCAAACAGCTTTAGATTATTTAGATAATAAGGAAAGTGTTGTTTTTACTTGTATTTGTGGAGACCTAACGACAAACGGAACGGATGTAAATTTACAAGATTATAAGAATTATGTAGAATCTTATTCACCAAATACTCCAGTATATGGTATGAGTGGAAATCACGATGCAAGAAATGGTAATATAGCAGGTAAAATAGAAACATATACAGGACACCCATTATATTATTCATTTGAACACAAAAATGATGTGTTTATATTTGTTGGAATAAATAAAGAAAGTAATGGAAATTTATTTACTAAAGCTGAATTACAATGGCTGTATGAAACATTAGAAACAAATAGAAATAAAAGATGCTTTGTATTTGAACACGTTAGACCTCAAGACACTTGTGGTAATGCTTATGGAATATATAACTATGACATTTGGGGTGGAACAGAACAAACCGTATTTGAAAGCATGATGAAACATTATAAAAATGTAATATTATTTCATGGGCATTCGCACCTTAAGTTCAATTTACAAACGAAGGACAATAAGGCAAATTATGAACATGACTTATTTGGTATACATAGCATTCACATTCCTTCATTAGCAGTGCCAAGAACAGGAGATATTACTGGGGCATCTAGTAGAAAAGAATTATATGCTGAAAGTGAAGGATATGTTGTAGATGTTTATGAAAATGCTATAGTGCTTAGAGGTAGAGATTTTGTAAATGCGAAATTTTTACCTATTGCTACTTATTGTTTAGATACTACTTTACAAACTATAGTTGAAAAAACTTATACAGATAGTACTGGAACAATAGATACTTCTAATAGTTATTCTATAACTAACACACTATCTAATGCTACTAACAGCAATACGACAACATCTATAACGAAAGGTGGAAATTATACGGCAACTATATCTGCTAATACTAATTATTCTATAAACTCTATAACAGTAACTATGGGTGGAATAGATGTTACTTCTAGTGTTGTAAGTGGCAATAACATTAATATATCAAACGTAATTGGAGATGTTGTAATAACTGTGACAACTATATCAAATTTGAAACCTTGCACAAATATAACGCTTAATAACTCAACATTAACATTTACTACAACAAATACTCAAACACTTGTCGCAACAGTTACACCTACAGATACAACAGATACAATTGTATGGAGTGTAAATAATAGTAATGCTACTGTAGTAAATGGAGTTGTAACACCTAAGAAAAATGGTACTTGTATTATAACTGCTACTTGTGGTAGTAAAACTGTTACTTGCAATGTTACTATAAATTGCTTTGAAGAATTTGATGGTAAAGTTACTGAATTTACTTATACAAAAATTGACTCATCTACTGGAGCCGAAACTACAGCGATATCTTATTATGCAAGTAACTATATTGAATTAAAAACACCTAGAGATTATACTATATATTTCCCAGGTGTTGGTAGAAGTTCTACATCAAGTTTTAAAATAGTTGAATATGACGCTGATAAAAACTTTATTTTATGTGGTTCAAATAGCTATAACTTTAATAATGATACAGGAGTAACTGTCAATTTTACAGCATCTACAAACACAAAATATATTAGATTAAGAGTATGGACAAATATAGATTCACCTAATAATCGTTTATCTATTTTAAATGGTGAATCAGTATTACCTTTGATAAAAATAGCATATGCTTAGTTCTCAATTTAAAAATATTGCGTATATAATTTTAAATAATAATACATAATATTAATGTACATGAAATCAAACATGTTGTTATTTAAAGTTTAATTATTTCTATTTTAAGAAGAGGACTATTTTCCTCTTCTTTTATTTTTGTAAAAAAGTTAATAAAGGAGGTATAATATGTACGGTAAAATTATTAATGGAGAATTAGTTTTTGCACCAGTAAATTATAAAACTTCTGATGGTGTTTTAATTACTAATTTCAATACAAATGAAGACTTAATGAAAAAATATGGATTTAAAAAAATAAACGGAGTAGAACCAGAATACGACGAAGAAAGAGAATGTTTGATAGTTTCCTCTTTTGAAGAGTTAGATACGGAAATTAAAGTTGCGTATGAAGTAAAAGGTATAGGTGCTTTATTAGACAACAACGATATGACTAAAGATGAATTAATTGAAACTATGAGAAAAGAATTATGCAGTTATAAAGAAGGTTTAATTGAGGGAACTAAATTTGATTCTCTTAATGATATATTTAAATATATGTTTGAACATTTTACAGAAGAAGAAATATATATTGGTAGCGATATTCCTAATGACCCAAAATATAAATTATGGATAAGAATATATGAAAAACCTAAAGATGATGACGACGACGGGAAAGATGTCCCAAGCAATCCAACACCTGTAAAGCCACCCGCTGAAGATAAAACAGTATGGGTATCTAATTTAACTTTAGACTCAACTATAATGGGTTATTATATAGATTCAGAATTTACAAGTGATAAATACCCAGATAAGAATGTATGTTTAACTACTGACCAAAGATATGTTGGACAATATGTTAAATTTGCAGACACTGGAAAAGATATAGACGGCAAGGTATTCCAAATAACAGGAACAATAAGTAATGATGCCTTAGGATTGAGTTCTTCACACAGTCTTCCTGTATTCGCTATAAACTGTAAAAACCAATCTACTGCTACTGCAATAGGAGAAAATACAGGTAAAGCGTATGTAGGATTATTATTATCTTCTACTACTAAAGTTGCAAAAGTAATTTGTAACGCTTTAAACGTTAGAAGTGGTATGGGTGTAAAATATAGTGTATTAGGAGCTGTACCTAAAGGATATACACTACCAATACTTGAAACTTATACAAATACTTCATGGGTTAAAGTAAGTTACAATAATAGTATAGGGTATATAAATGCTAATCCCTCATATGTAACTATATCTACTATAACAGTTGATGCAGGAGGAACAGGAGAAGTAGGTGGCAATACAGGATTTACAGTGCCTTGTATGGGTGTAGATATATCTAAATATCAAGGAAATCTTGACTTCGCTAAAATTAAAACTTATGGTGAAACTAACTTCGCAATACTTAGAATTGGTTATGGTAGCAGAAAAGGTGGGCAACCTATAATAGACCCTAAATTTGAAGAATATTTAAAAGGATGTGTTGAAAACAAAATACCTGTGGGTGTGTATTTTTTCTCATATGCAAATACAGTTGAAAAAGTTAAAGTAGAGGCAAATTGGGTGGTTCAACAATTAAATAAATATTCTCAAACATTTGAATTCCCAATATTCTTTGACCAAGAAAATGATTTAGTTGATAAATTAGGTAATCCTGGTAAAACTGTATTGACAAATTGCATGAACGCTTTTTGTCAAATAATAAATGATGCAGGATATATGGCAGGAATTTATACTAATAACTCATGGGCAACAAGTTATGTGAATTGGAGTGATATAAAATATACTGACCACATATGGGTAGCTCAATGGAGTTCAGCTTGTACTTGGACTAGAACCGAGGTTAAGTTATGGCAAGGTGGATATAAGAAATTAAGTGGTTACGGTGGAGTAGACGTAGATTTTGACACTTGCTATTTTGATTATCCAACATATGTAAGAGCTAATCACAAAAATGGATTTTAGGAGGTGATTTAATGAATTTATCAATATTAGGAAAAATTGATGGTGCATGGCAATCATTAGGAACAACTGCAGTTGGAGATAATTCAAGTTCAGTTACATTAGGTGATGATTATATTTATAATAACATAAATGGAATGATAGTAGAATGTATGACTATTTCATTAACTGCTGATGGTAGTTCGGAAAATATAACACAGGAAATTACATTAAAAAAATCATTTCCTAATGTGATTCTCACAGTGGCTTGTAGTTGTGAATCTACAAAATATATTTATAGCAATCTAAATGTTGTAGCTATTCCGTCTGGAAAAGATAAAGTAAAAATAGGATTAAGACATTTGGATTCAAAGATAAAATTAGAAGGTAGCTTTACGGTATTTTTAACTTGTTTTGGTAAATAGGAGGTGATTTTATGTACGGTAAATTTAATATAAAAATAAAAAGTGGTAAAGCAACATTAGATAGAGATATATTTTTAAGCAAAAAAGATAAAGATATAGTACTTTATTTTACTGTTGATGGCTTTCCTTATAAATTTTCCAATGGTGAAGGTATAGAAGGTGCTAGTTATTCTCAAATAACATTAGAAAAACCTAATAAAACTAGAGTAGTCCTTCCTAAAACAGCAGTAGACATTAACGAAATAATTTTAAAAGTAACAGAAGATATAGTTGATGAAGTTGTAGAAATAGGAGATTATAATTTTCAAATAAAATTATTTGGTAAAGATAACAGTGAAATCCATTTACCTATAGTTTATAATCAATTTCATGTAAATCCTATAATTGATTATTCAGAAGATACTTCAAGTGGAATAAATCAAGGAGGTATAGGAAACTCTCATATAACTATAGGAGATTCTATAGAAATATTTGATGTAAATAAAAGATATAATAAAACTACATGGCACGATAAAGACACTATAACAGCACAAAAAATGAATAAGATAGAAGATGCTTTATATTATTCATTAGACAATTTGGTTGTAAATAAACTTCCTGTAAATGGAGAAATAAGTTTATCTTTAGATAGATATCAAAGTGTAACTACAGATAATGATTTAGTTATAAAACTTCCTAGTATAGACTTTCATAATGAATTTATACTATACATAAATACATTAGAAGTAATTTATGCAACATTTAGAGGTGCAGAAAAAGATTATGTTTATAGACTTGCTAGAGGTTATTATAAGTGTAGATTAAGTTATATAGGTACATGGTTAGTTGAAATAATTATGGACAATAATAATATTGATTTTGATGGATTTGCTAGTGAAAAAGATATAAAAGATTTACAAGATAGTGTTAAAACTACTCTAACAGATTTTAAAAATAATTGCGATAAAAAATATGCCGATATAAATCATACACATAATAATTACATTGAAAAAATAAATGGAACAAAAGGTTTATTAGTTAAAGAGATAGACGGTTACAAAGGTGTGATTACTGAAGATGGTAATGAAACTAGAGCTATTCGTACAACTAAAGAAGGCTTAATACCTTATGAAAGAGGAATAAGTTCTAGTTTAGGTTCAGAAGAATATAGATTTGATAAAGCTTATGTTAACAAAGCTGATATAAACGAAGTTAATTCGGTAAAAAATGTAACAGATAGATTAGATGTTAACGGAGATATAAATGTTTCAGTTGAAGGAAAAATAGATTACAATGTTGACAATTCTCAATTTGAAATGAAGAAAAATGGAGAAATCAATAATAGTAGACTGGCATTAGGTTGTATTGAAATAAATGGAATCAGAATTTATACAGGTTCAGAATTTCCTTCGGATGCTAGGGTAAATGATATATTAATAAAAATAGAAGGAATTTCTAGCGGAGGAAGTACTACTCCAAGTATTGATAAATATATTATTTCAAATAACTTAACTAATGTAATTACAAACAATGATATGACAAGTATAGAAAAAAATAAATCATATAGTGCAAAATTAACAGCTTATAACGGATATACTATTAATTCTATAATGGTTACAATGGGTGGAACAAATATAACTTCTACTTCAGTGGCAAATAATACGATTAACATATCTAAAGTTACTGGTAATGTAATAATAACAGCAAGTGCTACATTGACAACTACTACAACTGTTCCTAATCCTGTATTTGAATTAAATGCATCTAATTTTACAAGTGGAGCAAATAAATGGGTGGATTTAGTAGGAGATAAATCAGCTACAATTAATGGAACTGTGCAAAAGGTTAATGGTAGAGTTAGATTTAATGGAGATAAATATTTCTTATGCAATGTTAGTTCGTTAAATTTAAATAGCTATACAGTGGTGGCTAAAATATTAGTTAATCCTACAAATGCAAGCGTAGTATCTTCTGGTGATAACATTGTGACTTTAGGAGCAGGAACAGGAAATTGGACTGATAATATGGCTTGTAATATAATGCCTTCAAGTACAGTTTATCAAGCTATAATTAATGGTGATAATGTAACAGGTAAAGTTGCTACAGGAGAAATAATTTTAGTTATGAGATGTGATTCTACTAAGAAACAATTAACTTTAAATGTAGGCGACACTAAATATGAAGGAACTTATACAACAAGAGCTTCATCATTAAGATACTTATACAATGCTACAAATAGTTATTCCGATTATGAGTACATTAAAGTATATGATTCAGTTTTAACAGATTTACAAATTTCAAATATTAATTAGGAGGAATTTTTATGAGTGGTATATACATTAATAAAAATGGTTCATTAAATAACATACTTATCTATAGAAAAACTTCTAATGGTATGGAAATTTGTCCTGTTTATAAAAAAACTTCTAATGGCATGGAAAGAATAGATTTAGGAGGAGGCTCTACGGGAGGTGGTACACAACCATCCCCTTCTTCTAATATTATAAAAGGTTATGCCGATTGGAGTGGAAGTTATCGTGGTTCTAGTACAACTGGAACATTTACAGATAATTTTAATGATGATAGAAGAGATAGAATATATCAAGGTTATTATCCTAATTTTAATTATTTAGGAGTAATATGTTTTAAAAGTTTATTTGAACAAGCTAGACAATTAGGAACTATAACAAGTGTAAAATTGAAATTGACAAATTTACATTCATATTATTATGCTGGATTAAATACAATAATAAGTGGAGCAACTAATATGAATACTTATAGACCTACAAGTTTCTCAATGAGTAATGTTAATTCTACCCAATACTGTAGTAGTACTCATTTTGACAAAGGTGGAGCATTAACATTAACTTTAAACAATACAGCAATACAATCTATACAAAATGGTACTATTGATGGATTTAGACTATTAGCACCATCTGGATTTGAAATTACAGATTATGGATATTTTAGTGGTACTGGAAGTACAAAACCATATATTGAAATAACTATAGCCTTATAATAAATAATTAATAAAGAAAGGTGGTGCTAATAATGGATTTATTGGAGGTGTTAAGTAATTATGGTGCAATGGGTGTTTTTGTAATATTGGTATGGATTTTAATACAACAAGTTTTAAACGAGGCTAATCAAAATAGAGACTTATATAAAACTTCAGTAGAAGAATTTCATAAAACTGTAAATGAATTCTCGTTGACCATAAAAGGAATAAGTAATGAAGTAAGAGATACAAATGTTAAAATTGACGATTTAAAACATGATATGGATGATTTAAAATTGGATATTAGAGATATAAAACAACATGAAAGAGAAGGTGAAAAATAATGATTGATTTAGATTTATACATGAGTTTAATAAATGGTGGTGTAATGTTATTTTGCTTAGCAATTGGGTATATAATTAAAACTTCAATACCTAAAATACCAAACAGATATATACCTTTAATTATGGGAATTGTAGGTATGCTTGTTGCAATAGTTAATGCTCAAAGTTATGATTTTAATGTAATTTTAAGTGGTTTAATTACAGGATTAGCAAGTACTGGATTATATGAGGCTTATAGAAATTTAATTAATAAAGATAAAAAATAATAATTACTAAAGAGTAGATGTTAATTTGTCTACTCTTTTTTTATTTTATAAAGGAGTTGATTGATAATGAAAACACAAAATGGATTCACATTATTAGAAACGGAAAAAGAATTCAAAGAATGGTTAGATAAACAACATCCAACTAGAAAAATAACTAGATTACAAGTACACCATATGGGATTACCCGATTATTCAACTTGGAATAATACGGATAAAAGAGTATATGGAGATAATAGAGAATTAGGTAGAACTTTAGCTTTAGATGCATATGGAAAACAAACTTGGCATAGTTCTGACGGACATGGTCATTATATAGCACAACATTTTAACATATTCCCTAATGGCAAAATAACAACAGGTAGACACTTAAATAGTACACCTATAGGTATAGCAGGTTGGAATACTAACGCGATTTGTGTAGAGATATATGGTAATTTTGATAAAGGGCAAGATATAATGACTGAAGAACAAAAGAAAGCCGTTATATTTGTATATGCTTTACTAGCAGAAAAATTTAACATTCCTAAAACTTCAAGTTATATCAGACCACATTCATGGTTTACTTCTGGTGGCACTTGTTTATGGAATTATTATCCTGGCAGAAGCAGAAAGTCATGCCCTGGGACTGCTTTTATGGGTTTTGGTAATACAAGAAAAGCATTTGAAAATAATTTCTATCCATTATTAAAAGCATATAAATATGGAGAAGAAGTAAAAACTTCAAATGAAACTACAGTTGCAAATAAAACAATAGAAGACAAAAAGGCATATAATATACGAGCAAAAGTAATCGGATGCACAACTTTAAATGTTAGAGCAAACCGACCAGATTCAAATGGCAATTTAGGTAAAATCAAATTCACATTGAAAAAAGATGACGTTGTAACTATTGGGTATAGTCTTAATGGATGGGTAAGTGTATATACAACTCAAGGATATGGATTCGTCAACAAAAAGTATTTAGAAATTATATAAAATTTCCTAGTATTTAAGAAATAACGAAGCTCTCAGAGCGATTTTAAGGTACTTGTAATTTCTTCATAAGGTATTTATACCTGTAAAAATAGACATAAATAAAGGGATAGGTGTTTTAAATTAACATCTATCCCAACTTTTTTATTTTTTTGGACTATTATTTTAATCTGTAACATCGACTTGATACTGATACAATGCATTATATAATTTTTGAGGTATAAAATCTTCATATTCATCTGCTATTTCTTTAATATGATTTTCTTTAAATTCTTTATAAATTTCAAATGCCTTTTTGGAAGTGTTGTAACAACCCAAATATATTTGCTTCTTTTTATTTTCTTCAAGATTATAAACACTACAACTAGCTACAAATTTCTTATTTTTCTTACGATAAGTTACTCCTATTGGACAGTCTCCTCTAACTTTATCATTCTTAGTGAATAACATATTTATATTATTAGGCACAAATACACAATTTTCAGGTGAATATATTTTATTACCTTTGTGAAGAATATCTTTATCTAAATGCATTATTTCATTATTTGTCTCGTAATAATTATTATAGTACCATTCGGCAAAATTTTGATAACATAACCATTCATCACAGACTCTACAACTAATGTATGTCGGTTTTCTTTTATGATATTTTTCATCATAACATCTTTTTAACATATCTTTCCAAGTTATATAACATTTAGTTTTTTCGCCATTTTCTCTTGTTTTATATTTGCCTTCACCTAAATAGCCAACACCATACGTTCTTTTCTCATAAGGACATGATATTTGACCATTTTTAAAAGATTGATATGTTGCTCCTTTAAAAGTCCAATTATATTCTGGGAAATAAACGTCTACATCTCTGTTCCCATTATATTCTATAATAATCATTTTACTACCAAAGTTATTAATATTCTCCTCTCCAATCCTATTTATCTTACTCCCCATAATATCACCTCATATTAACTATTTTTTCTTTCTCTTATGTCCTTTTTTCATTTCTTCTTCTCTTGCTCTTTTTCTTTCTTCCTTTATTTTTTCTTCTCTTTCTATTCCAAGTTCTTGTATACATTCTCTAAAAACGGGTATTACTATTTTTTCATATCTTCTATATAAAGATTGGTTTTCTATTAGTTCATCAGCTTCCATATCTCCAAACACATTGTATCTTGCCAAACATTCGACACAAAACGCACTCCATTTCCACATAGATTGCTGTTTTAAATATCTTTCACTACTTTCAAATGTGAAGATATTCTTAAGGTCACGTGCAAATTTTGTAGCCATAGTTTCAAATTTTTCTTTCTGTTCCCTATTCATTTTCATATTCTTTATCCTCCATGTTATTTTTCTATATTTATATCTTTTAATACATCTTCAGCCGTATATGTGTCAGATTGATATTTGTCTAAACAATCTTCACAAACATCAAACATATATAAATCATTATCTCCGTCTATGTGTAAATCAAATAATTCATCACTTTCTCTTCCACAAACATCACATTTCATAATATATCCTCCCTAAAATAATAAATCAAACGAATTAAACATAACTAATATAACTGATAACATTATAACACCAATCATTATATGTCTATATGGTTTTACTAATGTGAAAGATTGTTTTAATGCATATGACAAAATTATTAACAATATAAAGTTAATTAAAATTTTCATTATCTATTTCCTTCCTTTTTAGATAAATAATAACAACCTGCCACTGTATAAGCCATTACAACTCCACTAACTGGTAAACTTAATCCTGCTATTGCTAACATAGCTCCAACTCCACCTATTGTTAATACATTTGCACTCGCAATACTTATTTTATTTTTATTCATACTCTTTATCCCTCCTAATCTATTAATTCTAATTCACTCTCTTTCCAAGCCACATTGTCATTTGTATCTAAACAATAATAATTTTCTGAAATGAATTTACTTGGTAAAAATTTATCAACTATTATTCCTATCTTTACATTGTAACATTCCATAATTTGTTTTTCTAAATCTTTATTATATTTTAATATTTTATTTAATTCACCTTCAGTTATTGTTATTTTTACTTTATCTCCTATTTTCATATCTATATCTCCTCCTTTAAAAATAGTTCTATACCTTCATAACAATTGCTTTCTTTATGTGAAATACTTAGACATTTATTATCTGATTGGTATTTACATATATTACATAATTTATATTCACCTAATACTTTTGCTAATTGTTCTAATGTTAATTCATGCAATATATTATATCTATTCATTTTATCACCTCCTTTCGCTTATATTTTATTAATTATTTTTATTTATTACTTGACCCAAAACCACCTACTCTATTTTCATTCATACAACAGTCATCATCGGTAGTTAAATATTTTTCAAATATACATTGGCAAACTCGTTCATTTTCTTCTAACACTACTTCTTTATCCGTTGTATTATATAGTTTAATTCCTATATTTCTAGGATAATATGAAGCATCTATTATTCCAGTTCCGTTAGCAAGAATAAGCCCCTTCTTACAACCTATACTACTTCTAACAAATACTTTTAAAACCTCGTCATCTTGCATATAAGCACATATATCTGTAAACTCTAATTCAGAATGTGAGTGTGGTGGAATAACCATTTTACATGGTATTCTCAAATCATATCCAGCACTACGTTTATCATTTCTTTGTGGTAACTGTATATCTACATTTGGATGTTTTCTAAATTCATCAGACACAATTTCAAATCCCCTTACTTTTTGTGAGACACTTTCCTCTATTTTTAATGTGCTTGTTGTATAATCGACACCTAATATTTTAATTTCTGATTTATTTACTAATTCTAATGCATCTCCATACCAAAAATAATCAACATCGTTTAACACATAACATTCGCCAAAGATGGCATTATAACGTATATCTATTATTTCAAATTCCTTCCCTGCATATTTTAACATTTCTGGTATTATATCATGGAAATTATATTCATTTAAATCTTCTCTTATTTTTACTTTATCACCAATCTTAAATTTACTCATTACATCTCTCCTTTATTAATAATTTATATATTTTAACACATCTAAATCGTTCATTAATATACCTATATTTTTAAACTCTTTATATGGTATACTCTTGCGCTTGTTATTTTCTTTAAACTTTTTGATTGCTAGCCCACTCACTAAATACACTTCTTTAAATTCTCTAAATTCTATTATAAAGAATACATTATTTGCATAGTTTTGAATCTCATCAATTAAATCATATTGATAGTCTTTTATATTTGAAAGAGGAAATGAAGTTTTATTAGCTGTTGTTTTAGCCTCAAATACTATGCTTTTCCCATTAGGTAATATACCTATATAATCTAGACAAGGTGATTGTTTTTTAGGAAAAGCCGATACGATTTTAGCTCCTTTTCTTAATACTACAAATTCTGTTGGAATTTTAAATATATAAGCCTTCCCTTCATTTCTATATTTTTCAAATTGTTTTGTTAATCTATTTTCAAATTTAGCACCTATTTTATTACTTTTATTTGGTATAATAATCACCTCCTTTCTATTTAGATTATTAAAAACTTATTCATTATTTTTGTCTTGCAATTTTTTAAGTCTTTCTATCTCTCTATTAAGATACCATCTGCTTTTTTCAAGGTCTTCTATTGTTTTATTTTTGTCTTTTTTGCCAGCTCTACTTATATACTTCACAGCATTCCCTAATGCAAAATTAAACCCTTTATCCTCGATGTAATCCATAACTTCTATGTTACCATCTGTATAATGTGAAGGATGATTAACTGGGTCATTTTTATCATCTTTAACTTCTTTAGATGTTTCAGTGTCTTTTAAATCTGATTCATTTACTTTATTCCCTTCTTCTATTTTCGTATTCATGTTATCGCTCTCCTCTATTAATTCTAATACATTTTCTGACCAATTCCAAATTTGTTTATCTATGTCTAACTTTATCTCACCCCCAATACGAACTTTAACTACGATTGCCTTTTTACCTTTATAAGCATCCATATAAGGAGTATATCCAAATTCACATTCACTCAAATTTTCTTTTATTCTAACTTTATCTCCTACATTAAATTTACTCATTAAATATTACCTCCTTAAAATTTGTTATTTTTATTAATATTTTATTTAGAGTATATTTTTATTACCACCTCCTTTTCTTATGTTGCTGTATTAACATTAATTACTTAAAAATTACCTATTCGCCACAAATTTATTAATTATTTTCCGTATTTATCATTAATAAATTTAAAAATTGATATTATATCACATAAACCTTCAGCCCCAGAACAGCTACGCATATTACATGTTTCGTCAAAGATACAATCTTTACATTTTACAGTCCTTAATGCTTCATACAAACTATCTAAAGCTAAATTGAAATCGTCTCCCATAACATACCTCCTATTTATTCCTCATTTAAATCTTTCATTATAAATAAACTGTCATTATCATTATCTGAAATTATTACATATCTACCTTCATTATTTATATTTATATTAGATGATAATTTGATATATTTTCCTGTTTGTAATGCATTAATATATAATTCGCCTGTCATACTATCAAAATCCAAATTAACCCTTTGTCCTATTACTTCTTGCAAATGTTCTATTTTTGAATCTATGAATAACATTACCATAACAACATCATCTCCTTAAAATTTGTTATTTTTATTAATATTTTGTAAATTCATATAATATTTGTTTGATTAACTCGTCACAAAATATATCATATTCTTTTACCACTAAAGATAAACAAGCATAATTACTATACATTACAACTTTATTTATTTGTAAATCATTTGTCTGTGAATTTAATATAATATGTTTTAATTCTTCTAATATTTCATAATATGTTTCTGTTTTATCCCCATGTTCATTTATAAGTGTATTGATTGGCGTGAGTGTCATTTCTTTAGTCATACAAGGATTTTGATAATATGTAACCTCTATCTTAGTTGTCAAATCATATTTATGTAAGTCTATTCCTGTTTTCGTATAAAATAACTCATAAAAATCATTCAAATTTTATCACCTCCTTTTCTTATATTAGTGTATTAACAAAACTGATATAAAAATTACCTATGTTTATTAATTATTTTTAATTTATATATTCAAATTCATAATCGTAATTATTTTTCTTTTGTCCTTTCAGTATTGAAGTTATAGTTTTTCTATTTAATTGTAACTGTTCTGCACATGAACGTATAGATTCAAAAATATATATTTCTCCTGTTACTTTATGTGTCGCCTTAATCTCACATCTATATGTGCTTTTATAAAGATTATTATCATATGCATGTTGGGTATTCTTTTTATTTGAAGTCCATTCTAAATTCTCAACATTGTTATTTAATTTGTCCCCGTCAATATGATTAACCATATTATTACTTTCTGATTTACCTTTAACAAATGCTTCAGCAACCAAAATATGTACTCTTTTATAGCATCTCTTTTTATTTTTTCTTAATATGACTTGTTTATATCCTACATTATCTATCCATTGACATAATTCTTTATGCTTAGATTTAACTTTAGATATAACTCTTCCGTCATCTGTAATAAAATAATTTTTAAACCCCTCAATTTCTCTTTCCATACTATTCACCCCAAAATATATTAATTATTTTCAATTTATATATTCAATAATATTACTTTATTTTCTTTTAAACTTTTTTGCACATCTATAATTCTTTGATTACTGCTACCTCTTAATTTCAATGTTAAGTCTTTTTTATCAACATCAAATTCTCCATCAATTAAAATATCTATATTATAAAATATTTTACTCCCATACAAATCTAATAATTCTTCAAAAGTATATCCAGTCCAAACAAAAATTTTAGTTGATGAGTCAAAAGCTTTTATATCACTAATTATAGTTATTACTTCTTTAATATTTTTTGGATGTAAAGGTTCGCCACCTAATAAACTAAAATTACGTTTAACCCCATTATCATGTAAAGAACGCTTTATATATTGAAGTTCTCTACCTCCAAACGGTTTACCATCCTTAAAACCCCATGTTTCTTTATTAAAACAATTTTTACAAAATCTATCACATCCTTGAACGAATAGGGATACTGAAATCCCTATTCCATTCACACTGTCATTAACTTTTATATCTGCGTAATTCAATACAATCACCTCTAAATATGCTTAACTCTGTTCAATATGTCTAATATTCTTCCTTTTGACCATCTATTTTCACCTAAATAACCGCAAACACGTCTAACAACTGATAGTTTATTTTGGTTATCATTTCCACATTGAGGACAAATCCATTTTTCATTGTTTAAATTATATTCCATCACACCATTATAACCACATTTCCCACAGACATCGGATTCAAAATTTATCTCAGCGTATGTATCGTTATCATAAATGTAATCAACTACCTGTTCTAATGCTTTTAAATTTTTACTCATATTATAAGTTTCTATGTAAGATACACATCCTCCCAAAGATTCTCTTTGTAATTTACCTTCTAATTGCAATTTCGTAAAAGCATCTATTTCTTCACGGACATCCACGTGGTATGAATTTGTTATAAATCCCTTATCGGTTATATCTTTAATTTCTCCAAATTCTTTTTTAATTTTTTCACAAAATACACCACCTGTGGATTCTTGAGGAGTGCCATATAAACTAAACAACAATCCTGTTTCTTCTCTCCATTTTTTACAAGTATTATTCAAATATTCCATTAATTCTTTTGCAAATTTAAATCCTTCTTCGGTTGTATGCGATTCACCGACAATTATTTTAGTTGTTTCATATATTCCACTATATCCTAATGAAACTGTAAATTTGGATTTAACTACGGGTAATATTTCTTGCTCCGGTTCTAATCTAGCAAACACCCCATGTTGCCATAACAACGGTGCCACTTTAGCTTTTACTCCTTTTAATTTTTCAAATCTTAATATCCCCATACGTTTACATAAATCTAAATATTCATCTAACACGTTATAAAAATCTCGATTTTCCTTTTTAGAGATTAATGCTACAAAAGGAAGGTTAATGGACTGAACACCAACGTTACCTCTTCCATAGAAAATACCATTTCCTTCTTTATCTACCATAGGTGTTAAGAAACTTCTACAACCCCAAACATCTTCATATAGATTCGCTACATCTATACAGTTTTTAACTTCTCTATGTTTCCATAGACGTTGAGAATACATCACATTCTTAAAAACTTTTACCACTTTTAAGAATCCCACCATTTCGATTTAAAGGGACTTATCTTCCCATTGCCCTACCTCAATTGCTTAGGCTCTACTCTACTCACTTCCAATTATCGTATTTCTCGAATAATCGTGTTTTCGATACTCGTTAGGCTTTTAATTTATAATTTAAATATTTAGCACGGTAAGTTATCCTTATTTTAAGGACTTTCTCCGTTTAGATGGGTTTTCTAATAATATCGCTACTATTAGGCACAGGTTAGTTTATGCATGGGAATACGTGTCCATATAATTCTTTCATTTTTTTAGCAGAAATATAATCTGGATTCATTCTTAAAGAAGTACATTTTATAGCTAACTGCTTCAAATAATAAAATTCTGAATCAGGATACATATTATCTTCATCTAAAAAGAAAAGGAGCTTAGGAAAAGTAGGAGTACTCTTTACTCCAAATTCATTTTCCATACCTTCAATTCTCTGATTTAAAACTTCCTCTATGAGCATAGCTGTTTCCTTTTTGTACTCTGGATTTTCATTTGTATACAATGCCAATGATAAAAAAGGACTTTGTCCATTGGTGGAATTCATAGTTGATAATTGATAATTAAATGTCTGTATGCTATCTTTAATTTCTTTTTTTAATCTTTCGTTGACTATTTTATTAATGTCATTATTTGATAAAGTCTTATTTATTATTTCCATTTCATATAAAAGTTCTTTTCTTATTTTATTTTCACTTATTCTTACATAAGGAGCTAAGTGTGATAAAGACATAGTTTGTCCACCATATGTATAAGATGAAATTTTAGTCGCTATCTGCGTTGCCAATGTTGATGCAGTCCTTAAACTTTTCGGAGTTCTAATTAATTTTTTATTTATAACTGTTCCTTCTTTAAATATCTTATCTAAGGGAACAAGTTCACAATTTGTTTCGTTTTGTATGTAATAGTCGAGGTCATGTATATGAATTATTCCACGATTATGTGCTTCAACTATATCTTCAGGAATCATTTTTGTTTTAGCTAAATGTTTACTTATTTCCCCAGCTATTAAATCTCTTTGGGTAGATACTAATACTGCGTTTTTATTAGAATTTTCATCCATTACCTCTTTATTATTTAAATTCAACAAACCTATTACTGATTCATCTAACGGATGTTTAGCTGATTCCCTTTTTCTTTTTCGTTCATCTCTATAAAGTATATATGCTTTAGCTACCGTAGGATAATTCTTTTCTATTAAAGTTTCTTCAATAATATCTTGAATTTCTTCTATAGAGATTTCGTTTTTATCTGATATTTTATCCAACACCCTTTTAGTTATATCATAAGCTCTATCTGTATTTATATTTACTTCTAACATTGCTTTTTGAATAGCTACTATTATTTTGTTTTTATCAAATGTTACCATGTTTCCATTTCTTTTTTTAACTATCATAATACCACTCCTTTATTAATTATTTTTATAAAATTATTTTAATACAAAGAATGTAACACTAATTATAAACAACGACACTATGTAAAACTATTTATCAAATTTATCATTCACATTATCACCTCCTTCATATATTGGTGTATTAACGATTACTATTGAAAAATTACCTATAAATTATAAAATATACCATTCTCCAAATATTTCTTGATGAGTAAACATACCTAGTGATGGTCTCCAATCTTCAAGCACAGTATCAAAATAATTCACAGGTTCATTCTCTCTAGGTGACATTGCGTATTTCGTCCTACTGTGACAGCTTTCTATTATATCACCCCTTTTTAAAGCTTCCATAGCTTTTTCAAAACTAAACTTTTCCTTTTCTAAAACAAATTCATCATTCAATTTTACACCAAAGCTTTTATAAAAATCATCTAAATAAAAAGTTACGTTCCCGTAAAGACATTCCACGCTTTTCAATCTTCTATGAGTATCTTTATTCACCCACGTTTCACCTTCTTTAATAGTATTAATTATCTCTTGAAACGTTTTTTCCATAATATCTTCTCCTTAATCATTTATATACCATCTACTCATTATTTCTGTTGTACCAAACCCATCAAATCTATTCCACAAACTGTATGGTGGATAATAAATCTAAATATCGTCTCCTCTAAGTCTAAATCTATCGTGTGTATCAATACATTCTATTTCTTTACCCTTTCTTAATATCTATTATAAAATTTTTAAAACTAGAAATTCTATTCATAATTTTCCCTCCAATTCCAATCTGTATTATCTCTTATATATTTTAAATTTTCAATCATATCTTCTACTGATTTTTTATTTAAAAATAATATATCTACATCACTTTCACTTCTAATTTTCACACAGTCTTTGTTTGTAAAAGGTATTATTTCCATCTGTTGTTTTTGTTTATTTTTATTTTCATCATAACTTATAGTTAAACATCCAAATACTTTTCGGTAATCATATCTATCGGTTACATTCACCATATAATTCATCCAATACTTATTTTCTCCTAATTTAACTTTTCCCTTCATAATATCCCTCCTTTTAATATAAATTAATGACACCATAATCAATAAACATATTTTCTGGCTCTTTATTAATTATTTTCTTTGCTTTATCTAAATCAATTTCTTTGAATTTATTATAATCCATATCAAATAATAGATGACTATACTTTAAATGACATGTTAATTCTAAATATTTCTCATATGATATTACTCTAAATTGTAGATGTATATTAATATCTAAATTATCAAAATAAAATTTCAACACAACTAAATAAAAATCTTTACATTTTATTTTATCATACGATAACGATGTTTCAAATGTATTAATTGCAGTCAATAACTTATCTAACATAATATCTATATTTCTATCTGATACAACTAGAATTATATTAGTTAAGTCTATTAGATTAGAATATTCACTTTCAATATTAAATTTCCAGTTGTTCAATAAGTCATGTATTGTATCTATTGTTTCTGTTTTATTCCTTTGTATTACATCCAATTTACATCACTCCCCTTATATTTAGTGTATTAACAATTAATGAGTAAAAATTACCTATGAATTTGAATTTTTATTATTAATCACTTTGAATTTATGAATGTAATGAATAAATGAAAAAGTGCGAGGAAGAAACTAATTGCCTTTTAATTAGTTTATGACGAATAGCTAACGTAGTACAATTAGCCCCTATATAATACTTTTTTATAAGAGATAACAATTTTAAACATTGAAATAGTATAATTTTATCGTATTATTTTAAAAGTATATTTTTAATTTTGCCACGTTTTATCTTAATTATTGTTGTAACCAATTTTCTAATAAATTTCTCATTCTCTTTGAAGGAATATAAATATTAATTTTCTTTCCATCTCTTAACTGTGACCTAAATATCCATTGAATCAATTCTGATAATGCGAATGTGTTTTCATCAACTTTAACGTCTTTACTCCTAAAGAATTTTAATATCATTGGATTATTGAATATGTTTACTACGTATGCTAAATTACATTTATGTCTGTATTCATTAGTCGCCCTAGCATTACAACTTACAAATCCTTTACTATAACCTTTACCTTTGCATTGTTGTTTATAATCTTTAAAACAAGTCCACATATTATCCTGTCCCTTTCCTTTAACTTTATGTCTAAAGTAATTATATATATTATTCTTTAATACATCAAATCCATCTCCCTTGCTTTCATCCTGTTTCATATACCAAGATTTGCTTAACGCATATTTGTCTTCTCCTATTTTATTTAACTTTGAATCGCCACATATATTTATTAATTCTCTTATATGAGATAAATCTTCATGCTCATTATAATCTACAATTTCGTATTTATTATTAATTTTACTTATTGATTTGTACTCATATTCTACACCGTTCATGTCATAGTAATAACGTTGTATTTGACCTTTGAACATATAAGTCAATATGTATGTGTACTTCAACGCCTTCATAATAGATACTGGGAAAGTCCACAACATAAAACAGTTGTCGTATATATAAACATCTCCTTTTTCTATTGCACTCTTATATTTAGATAATGTTCCTTTATAATTTTTATCTATCCAAGTTAATTTTCCATCTTGAGAAACGTCAACTTTATCTCTTAATAGTATTTCTCTGTCGGATTTGGTTATTTTAATTTCTTCCACAACATTAAATACTTCATCGAGTATTAATGTATAATTATATTTTTTTAAATATTTTAAAGTGCTGTCATCTATCATTGCAAATAGAGAATGCGTTGAAACGATGTTCTTACCTTGGCTTAATAATTTATTAAAGTCTTTTAGTTTACTACCTTCACCTCTATCTGTTCTAGGCTCAAAGAACGCTCTGTCTACACACCCATCCAATACTCTTTGTATCTCATCCAAATAAGGGGTAATGTAAATAAATTTTTTATTTTTATTTGTATTCATATAGTCTATACCCCAGCTTGTTTTACCGCTCCCGCATATACAATCAATAACAGTTACTTTACATTGATTATCCATAATCAACTACCTCCTTTCTTATATTAGTGTATTAACAAAACTGATATAAAAATTACCTATGAATAAAAATTATTTTATTAATTATTTTTTTCTTTTTCAAAACAATACTTACACATGGATTTATATTTTTCATTTCCACCTATTTCAATTTGTTTCCCATCTAATATAATTTCACCATTTTCATTTAAGCGTGCGTTTATTGTAGCCTTTTTACCACATTCACAAATAGTTTTTAATTCTCTAATATCGTCAGCTAATTCAAATAATGCTTTACTTCCTTCAAAGAAGCATTGTCTAAAGTCTGTTTTTAATCCGAAGCAAACTACTGTATATTTAAGAGAGATTTCGTATAATTCTCTTACTTGTTTTTGTGTTAAAAATTGAGCTTCGTCGACCATTATTATAGTTTGTTGTTGAAAACTATCTGTAAAATTAAAATCTTTATCAATTAATTCACATTCTGTTTCTAGGCCTATCCTTGAAGAAATTGTATTTCCTTTTTTATTAGTTTTAAAACTCTTTCTAGTATCTAACGAAGGTTTATATACTATTACTTTATATCCTGCTTTTTCATAATTATATTTCCAAGTGAGAAGTTGTAAACTTTTACCAGACCCCATTGTACCATAACAAAATATTAATTTACTCATTTTGTTCCTCCTTTATTAATTATTTTTATAATCCTATATAAATAAGTATACCATATTAGCAGATTTTGTCAATACTTTTTAAATAAAAATCACCACCTTTTTACAGATGGTGATGAAATTATAAATTACTATAGAATTCTTGTTTAAACACTCTTATCATCAATGCTCTACTTGATTTGTTATTAATAATAGTATAACTAGTTCTGGTAGGCTTTATAACACAGTTCCATATAGAATTATCTTTGCTATAATCTATTTTATCTAAAGCTTTTAATTCTGATTTCCAATTAGATTTTCTTTTTAAATACAAATCTTCTGCGAGACTGACATAGCAGTAAAAGAAGATGTCTTCAAAATTTATATATTCCTCTTTAAGTAATAAACGATTCTCATCAATCAAATTGGGGAATAAGTTAATAAGTTCGTTAAAAAACGCAGAAAGGAATATATATATTTCTTTTTCTTCATTCTCATCTTTTATACTTGGGAAAAAAGAATCAATAGCTGTTTTCAAAGTAAGAAACGTTACTACATGTTGTGTGTCGGTTTTCTGTAAGTATGTCCTTCTCGTGTCTATTCTATCTTTTAAAATACTATGTTCATTAAGTTTAGTTGCTATTCTATTAGATGCTTTGGTACTGTCGAAGCTTTCAGCTAGTGACTTACTAATTTTCAGACCTTTTGAAAACTGACTAAATGTATTCTTAGCGTCTTCATCATTTAAATGTAAAATTATAATTGGGAATAAAAGTTGTTTTACATTTTTTATTAATTCATCTTCATTAAGTATTTGTGCTGATTTATAAGCTCTGTAACATGATTGTACTCTATGGTTTCCATCTAATATAGATAATGAACCCTTAACAAACAATTCTTTCTTTTCTTCATTATAATTAATTATTTCATTACCTGCACTCAATATATTTAATGTTATTTGAGTCGTTGATAATTCTCCTTTAAGTATCAAATTACTCATTTCATTTATATTTGATTGTTTCACTATTGTTTTCTCTACTACTTTATTATTAATTTTTTTATATCTTATGCCACGTTGAGTAACACTGTAATAACATAATTGTTGTTTTTCAAACATTTCGCCAATATCCCATGATGATAAATAAGTTAAGTATTTATCATCGCCTATTTTCGTAATATTTTTAAAAGTCTTTAAAACAACATATTCTTTTTCATTTTCTTTGTATATGTTTTGTAAATCTATAATTTTCACATTAATCACCTCTTATATAAATGATATCATACGAGATGATTAATGTCAATAGTTTTTTATTTTATTAATTATTTTCTTTTATAATTTTTATAATATTCCTTCTTTATTTCTTGCTTTCTTTTTAATATTCTAGTTCTAGCATATTCTACTTGTTCTTTATCTATCTCACATCCTATATAATAGATATTTTCATTAATTGTAGCCAAACATGTACTACCTACACCTAAAAAACAATCAAAGACAATTCCTCTTTTTTTCACATACATATTTAATAGCCCTTTAACTAATTCTGTGCTAAATACATGATGATTGAATGTTTTAATCCCTTTATCTTTAACTGGTGCATTAATTATATTATATATATTACTATATGTTTTTTGCCCTGTAATTCTAAAACTTTTAACTATTTTATTAGTCTTGTAAGTTTTAAATTCGCTTTTTCTGCAAAATAAATATATTTGTGATACATTTTTAGTGGATTGTGTTCTACTCATATTATCTGGTAAAATATCAATTTTATTCCAATATATTATATCTCCTAATATAAATTCAGTTTTATCCTCTATTTCATTTATTATTTGAAATACTTCACTTGGTTTCTTTCTATTATAAGGAATTTCAATTAATGCTATTCCATTGTTAATTAATATTTTATCAAAATACTGAAATAGTTTTATATACTCTTTCTTGGATAAACTAGGGAGGACTTTGAGTTAATACAACATCCACTTTGAATTTTTCTTCAACCATTTGTTCCATTAAGAAAAAACAATCCATATTATATATTACATTTTTTTCAATCATTGTTATTTATTTCCTTTCTTAATAATATCCATGTTGAATATACATATTAAAATAATGTTCTACTATATGTTTTTTATCTAAAGGTAATGAGTTCATACCCATCACCTTTAACATTTTATTTAATTCAGTCTGTTTAACATTGTCATTTAATTTAAATTTATTTCCTTCTTTATGAAAATGCTGGTCAAAATTGTATGTTTTCATACTATTCTCCTTACATTAAAAAGAAATCGTAATATGGTAATGATTTAAAGAATGGTATTAAATCTTCAGACCATTCAGATAACTTATGATGTTCTCTTTGTGGAATCATAGATGTTAATTGTAAATAATTCATTGTTATACCTTGAGTCATTGTAAATCCATCTGGTAAACTATTTATTATTTTTCTCCATATTTTTTTCTTTTTATTTTTATCTGTTTCTTGCTTATATTCACATTTTAATTCTTTAATCACAGCTATACATCTTGGGTCTACCTCATCACTAAACATATCGTCTAAATTAAATTCTAATATTTTATGCATAGTGCTTTGAGAAGATATTATATCTGTAAAATGATAGCGCTGATACTCTTTTAGCCAGTATAATGGAAAATTAATTACCATGTTAAACTGCACACCTTTAAATAATGAATTATGTCCACTACCCACAGGTACGTTACCTAATGTTCTTGCTCTTTTTATATACACATCTAATGATTCGCAAAAACCATCTACCATACTAACGCCTAGATTTTCTTTTAATCTTATCACTTTATTAACCTTGTCGAAGTTAAATAGTTCTTTATGTTTCCATATAGTAGTTAATTTATTTTTTAAATCTTTTATCTCTTCATTTAATCCTTCAGATGTAGGTACTTTATCATTTTTAGGTAAACCACCTATAACTAAACTTTCAGCTAAACTATTTATTATTTCTTGTTCATTACAATATAAAACTTTTATCATATTATCATTCTCCTTTTATTAATTATTTTTTTTATTTACTTAAAATCTTTTCATTTATAGACATTATTAATTCATTTATATTTTTTTCATTTATTTTATTAGGTAATACACTATTTTCATTAGCATATTTAAATTCTTTTTCTAAATCATTTGCTATATTAAATATTTCTCCATATGAATATCTTCCATTTCGTATATCTAATAATAACTCTCTTTCATTAGTTCTATATGTTTTTACACCTTCACCTGTTAAAATATCAGTACCCATAAGATATAATCTAATTAAATGCATTGAATGTTTTAATAAATGTTGTTCATCTTTCTTTTTATTTCTATGATTTAATTTACCGTATTGTTTTACAACCTCACCCATTTCATTTAACATACATTTCAAATCTCTAAGTGGATAATGTTGTAAATTTATATTAATCATAATTTCTTTGTCATAATCTTCTTTTAAGGAATTATCTATGAATAATTTTAAATTCCTATCTATGTGCTGATATGATGATTCAAATGTATTCATTCTCTTTTCTATTGATTCTAGCATATGCTGTTCTTTTTCAGATTGATTATAATTATCTCTAGCCATAGCATTTTTTAATCTCCTTAGTTGATTTTGAGAATATCCTAAAAAGGCATTATAAACAGCGTTTCTACTTAAAAATAATTCAACATTATCTTTTAATAATTGTCCTTCTTCCGTTATTAAAAATATATCTTCGTCTCTAGTACCTAATATTTCTATTACATTCGGATTTGCATTACATAATAATTCTACGATTTGCTTTAACGGATATATTACTGTATCCGATGTAGAAAATGTATAAGGTTTATTTTTACATTTCATACTTAATATTTCTTTTTTAGAATTTAAATATATACCTCTCAAATCAATATCCGAACCTTCTACATTTGTCCCATAAGCATATGACCCACCTAAAGTTAACAAACATATCGGATTTTCTTTTGTGAATCTATCATTACTTATAAAAGAATATTCTTCTTTTTTTAAAAAATTTGATAATGATTTATTCATATTATTCTCCTTTTATTAATTATTTTCATCTTCAAAACTTTTTAATACTTTTAACATTGCGTCATTACCTTCTTCGCTACTAAATATATTAAATATAAAAAACGTACTATTTTCAAATATAGTGAATAAATGATAAATAGGTAATATAGAATTCATTATTAATTTACTTCGTTTAATATATCTGTTATATACCATTCTTCCTAATTGATGTGTTAGTAACTCTTCAACAAATTCTGTATTTTTCTTTAAATCACTTTTTAGCTTTAATCCTAGTATAATATTTAAAATACTTATTGTTGCATATATTTTTAATAACATTTATTCTACCTCGCTTTCATAAACATTTATTATTCGGAATAATGGTAATGTATTTGATATTTCGTCATATTTTTTTTCATATATTGTACCTTCTGCTATTCCACATAGAAAAGTTGTTTTTATTTTATCCATCATACCTATATCATCGCCTATTGTTTCTGTTATAGAAATTTTATAAAGGCTATCATTATTTCTAATTGCACTTAATAAAAATTTTCTAGTTTCATCCGTAAATACTTGATTATCTATAAACAACAGTATATCTTTTCCTTTCTTATAAATTTTATAACCATTTGCTGTGTTTATATATAAATCATCTATTTCTATATTTGCTATGCTTCTTACACAATACATATTATTCTCCTCCTTATTTGTTATTTTTATTAATATTTTATTAATATTTTATTAATATTTTACATTTTTATCACCTCCTTATATTACTATATTAACATTTATAACTTGAAAATTACCTATGAATTAATAAATTTTATACCAAAATCTTTAAGTCTTTTTTTAGCTAAATCAATATAAAATTGTTTATCTAATTCTGGTAAAACTTCTAACACTGATTTATCTATCACTTCATCATTGTATATCATAACTTTTTCTGGTGTGCTAGCTACTTTTTCTATTTTATCTGCTACTTCACCTTTTTTATTTTTAAAATTACATTTTACTTTTGATAATCCTGGTAAATCTTTCGTTGTTGCGAATACTCTATTACATTTTGTATTTAATATTTTATCACCCCACATCATGTAATTGTATGTACTTCCTATCTTACAACACATTTGGAATTTTATGAGTTCATCACAATTATTAATTGTTTCTTCTACAGGAGTTTCATGTAATAAATATTCTACTACAGCATCTGTGATTATAGACAAGTTATTGTCTATAGGTGAATATTCTTTTACATATGCACCTTTTCTTTCAAGTTTACCATTTTCAAATTCAAATATATAATTGTTTACATCTTTTTGCATTATGTTTTTAATTAAATCATGTTCTAGTTTAAATCCAGTACGCATTTCCCATTCATTACATATTTCTTTATATTGTTCAAATTCATTTTTGTTTCTTAATAAAACGATTATACCATCTGTATTTGCCTGTATAAGTTCTAAATCAAGATTACTTGTTTCTAATTTCTCAAGCAAATCAGTTAAAAACAATTGACAATTGATACATATTTCATTTGCTCTTTTTTCATCAAACATTTTACTCCATTTATCTTTGCATATTCCGTATGTAGCATTACCTCTATACCGTTGGTTTCCCAATACTTTAACACTCGTTAGAGTCGGAGTAGACTATATCATATAAATTAATCTATTAACAATTAATTTACCCTTGCACTTCCAAACAAGGAATTTCACCTTGAATGTACTCTATTCACTTCCAGTTATCGTATTTCTCGAATAACCACGTTTTCGATAGTCGTTTAACCTTTAAATTATGTTTTTATAAATTTTCCATCCATTTAACAAAATCACATTTTCGTGGAGAACCACAACAGGCTTTGTAAACCGTTGGGTTTCGTTTTATATCAAATTCAGATTTAATAATATTCAACAATTCTTTAAATGTAAAAATATCTTTCAATTCAATAACTCTACTGCGTATTTTTTCACATCTTACATTGTATTCTTTTTTATTTTTCTCATTAGCTTTATCTAAACCATGTTTATAATTATTATTACTTTTATTTTCAAAAGCTTCTTCGATTTCCCAACCTAGAGTTACTATTCTGTGATATAACGTGTTTGGATTTATGTTTAATATTTTTGCCCAATCTTGCAAAACATGAGTTTCACCTTTATACGTTATATTTCTATTAACTCTAGTGTTTCTAGTTTGCACCTTTTGTGTAACCCATCTGCAATTGCTCGGTTCGTAATTTCCATTCACATCTATTCTGTCTAACGATAAACCTTCTCGATAACCATTTTCATACGCCCAAGTTCTAAACGTTAAATAATCATGTTCACCATTCCATTTATCATAGACTTTGATTCCTCTCCCTCCATAATCACAATATTTATTGGCTTTAGAATTGTTACATCTACTTTTCATTCCAGCCCATACATGATATAATTTCTCTTTTGTATATTGAGTTCTACTTTCAAAATAATCATTTAAAGCACATCCACATGATTTAGTATTTCCACTTGTTAAACAGTCACTTCTGACCGATTTGATATTCCCACATTCACACTCGCATAAATAATATTTTCTTCCATTTTTACTTTTTTCTTCATCTAATTTTAAAACTGTTAATTTTCCATATTTATTACCTATCATATAATCACTCCTTCGCACAGTTTTAAAATTTATAAAAACATAATAAATTTGGCACAGGATTACCCTATCTTTTTAGACTTAGGCTTTCCCTGTTAGCATATTCTCTAGTTATCATTTCCTATAACACCTAAACGTAGAATATACACCCTAGATTTCTAGGTTCACAAGGTTTTGAATAGACACTAATGTTACTCAATGACTATTTTTAGGGGTGCTTGTCCTTTTTTGTCACCTAAAGCTTTCAAACGTAGACGTTCATCCATAATTTCATTAAATTTTTCGGGTTTATGTACTGCTCTACTTAATAATTTATAATTACGCATTATGGAAGGGTAAAAACTTGCAACATCACTATGGACTATTAATTCATTTTCTTCTACTTTGTGAAAGTATTTTTTTCTAGCCGAATGTAATCCTCCAAACCCATATATTGTATTTATACCAAATACTTCAGTTTCCAGTTGCATTTTTTTATTAGTTCCTTTTTCATTTACATAAGTATATTCTCTATGAGTATCAAACCAATCTCGAATATATTTATATTTGTTTAACGTTATAGTTGATAAAAATTCATATTCTAACCCATCAGTAACTCCATGTTGTCTTTCAGCTTCTAATATTTCAGCACTAAGTTTAGCTTTAGTTTTGGAAAATGAATTGATAGGTAAATTAAATTTTTCAATTAAAGATTTATGTGCTTTAAAATCATTTATTGTAGCTTCAAATACTTTTATTGTCTCACTAACGTCATGTTTACAATATTTAATTGTTTCTTCTATTTCTTTCATTGTTAGTTTTCTATCTATATCAAATGGCACGTCTGTTTCTTTTATATTACTACCCATAAATAATTCAAGTTGTTTTAAACTTTTATTTAAAATTAAAGTGTCATAACTATATAGTTTAATTTTATTAAACGTTCTAGATATTTCGTGAGGTTTTTTCCCTTCTATTAATTTATCATTGATTTCTTTTGGATTCATATTCATTAATATACCTTTAAATATCACGTCGTCATAATGTCTATTGTTAAATCCAATAAATATAGTATTGTCTTTGAATTTATTATAAAGCCTTATTAATTTATTTCTGTCATTTACAATAACACATTCTTGTTTTGTAGAATAATCGGTTAAACAAACTAACCAATCCTCTTTAAATACTTCAAAGTCATAAAATATTAATCTGGTTTTTTTTGACATCCATTACCACCTCCTATATTATCATATTAACAGTTTTACTTCCAAAATTACCTATGATTTATTAATTTTAATCATCAATTTCTACTTCATATCTGTATAGTGCGTCACATAATTTATTAGGTATTTTACCAAAATAATAATCGGCAACCATTTTTATATTTTTCTCCTTATAATATTTATAAACTTCAAATGCTTTCTCTTGTGTATCATAAATTCCCAAATATTCATTTTTGGATTCTCCTGTTTCTGGATTAATTAAACAACAATTAACTACATACTTACCTTGATGGGGACTTGTCCCTATAACTGATTCACCTCTTGATTTATCACATTTAACAAATAAGCCATTAATAGTTTGAGGTACAAATATACAAGTCTCTGGCGAATATATCTTATTATGCTTCATTAATATGTCTTTATCCAAACACATTGTTTCTCCTTCAATTTCATAGAAATTATCATAATACCATTCGGCGAAATTTTGAAAATTTAACCATTCGTCACATACTTTGCAATGTTTATAAGTAGGATATTTTTCTTGAAATTTTTTATCATAACACCTCCTTATCATTTGTCTCCATGTATCATAACATTTTGTAGGTCTATCATTTATTCTACTTTTATATCTCCCTTCACCCATACAAGCTATTCCATATACCTTTTTTTCATAAGGACATGATATTTGCCCTTTTTTTAAAGATTGATATGTTGCCCCTTTAAAAGTCCAATCATATTCTGGAAAATATACATCAATATCCATACATCCATTATAATTCACTATTATCATTTCGCTACCAAATGTATTAATATTTCTTTCACCAGTCCTATCTATTGTTCTATTCATCTAATCGCTCCTTTTTATTAATTATTTTCTTTTATTGTAATATTTACATTCTCCACTTACACCACATAAATTTTTGCAGAAGAACACATTCTTTTCTGGTTTCCATTCATTTAATTCTTTGGCATTATTAATAGTTTCTAAACTGTCTTTAACGTAATCTTCAAATACTTTATAATTTTCTTTATTAAATGGAATGGATATAAAATATCTTTCATAGTCACCCATTTCTTCTAAAGGTATATCTTTACGTTCTTTAACAGTAGTTTTACCTTTTTTTCTAGCATATTTGACCATATCGAACTTTGTCTCCACTATTTTATACCCTGGATAATTTATTTCCATTGCTTTAGAATAGAGCATCAGTTGATGACACTTCTCTACTAAATGTGCTTTTGTAAATCCACTTTTACTGCTTGTTTTATAATCTACTATAGTTATTTCTTTTTTTTCATGGTCTAAAATAGCTAAATCTATATATCCCATAATAGTTATACCACATAATTTTATTTCAAACTCTTGTTCTATTAAACATTCTTTGTTTGTAAAATCTAATGGTTCAAAATACTCCAGATATAGCTCTACGTCTTTAATGTAATTGTTTTTAGCGTTTTCAGTTGGAAATTTTAATTCATCAACAAATTCTAATATATCAATTTCACTCCTCCATTCTTCTAATGCTTTCTCCTTTGTCGTTTTTCCATGTTCTAAAGACTCCATAATACTATGGAACTTAGAACCTAATACACCGTATACACCATTACTTCTTTTAACATGGTCTTGATATATAAGTTTATAGCTATATGGACAATTATGAAATGTACCTAATTTAGAATAGCTAAATCTCTCTTTTTTATTTTCTGTTTTCATAAAATCACTCCTTATTAATTATTTTTAATCATCTATCTCTACTTCATAATTATATAGTGCATCATATAATTTGTCTGGTATTTCTTTTTTAAAGTAATCGGCTACTTCTTTAATGTTTTTCTCCTTATAATATTTATATACTTCAAATCCTTTCTCTTGAGTATCGTATCTTCCCAAATATTTACCCTTTGATTTACCAGTTTCTGGATTGATTAAATTACACCATACCTCATATATTTTATCTCTTTTATGATATTGTACACCTATAGGATTGCCACCTCTATTTTTATCTTTTTTAACAAATAAAGTATTAATTCTTTGTGGTACATAAATACAGGTTTCTGGTGAATAAATTTTATTGTGTTTAACTAAAATATCCTTGTCTAGTTCCATCCTTTGACCTTCAACTGTATAATAATTATTCTCATCCCACGCCCCGAAGTCCTGAAAATTGTGAAACTCTTTGCTAGTTTCACAATCTCGATATGTAGGATGTTTTCCTTGATATTTCTCACTATAACATCTCTGTATCATACTAGTCCAAGTACTATAAACTCTAGTATTTTTATTGTTTTCTCTAGCTTTATATTTACCCTCTCCCAAATACCCCATTCCATAATATCTTCTTTCATAAGGACATTTTATATTACCATTCTTAAACTTGTCATATGCTTTATTTTTAGAAATCCAATTATATCGAGGAAAATAAACGTCTATATCTCTTGCATTCCTATATTCTATTATTATCATTTCACTACCAAAAGTATTAATTCCTTTCTCACCATTTCTATTTATCTTGCTTCCCATATTAATCATCCTCCTATAATACATTCCTTACATAATTTAAAAAATGTTTCCTTTCCTTGGTCTGAAGGAGACATCTTTGACCCTTTAGGTAAATATTTATTATCTTTATCAATCATTACTTTTATTTTTACATCTCGCATAAATAACATGCTTTTTATAGTATTAACATCTCTTATAATCGCATCTTTCATTAAACCTTCGTCCATACACAAGATTATTTCTGAAACACCTAATTTTAATAACTGTTCTACTTGAGTTATACTTATTTGGTTTCCCCCTAATGCCACACAATCATGTATTCCAAAACTATCGGATTGGAGGACGCTCTTCTCGCTTTCAAACACGTAAACTTTCTTAGTTTTCTTTATATACTCTTTATTTTGATACAAGCCATATAAATTTTTATGTTTTGGAAATGCTATTAATGGAAGATATTTATAATTAGTTTTTTCATCACTGTCTAATCTAGCCATTATCCCTATTAACTTCCCTTCAGAATCTTTCCATGGTATGGTAATACGATTACTCACCTCATCATATCCTATTTTAAATTTAACTTGACTCGAAGGTAATATACCGTCATCTGTGAAACGTTTAAACCACTTATATCCATTATTATATTTATCTAAAACACTTTCATCATAAGTCACTTCCTTTTCTTCATCTTCATAAGGTACATATAAGCCATCGAAGAAACCATCAAATAGTACCTCTTCCTCTGGTTGATAATTACCTTCTATTTTGCCATTCAACATTACCTTGACTGTTTTGATAATTTCTCCATAGGTTAAACCTGTATGAGTAGCTATTAAACCGAATAAATCCCCATTATAAGACGTTGTAAAGTCTGTAGCTGATAAATTATCGTTTAATTTAATTCTACAGCCACTAGGGTTATTTCCTCCTATTTTTGCAAATCTAATTTCTTTATCTGTAATATTAATACTATGATAATTATAATAACTTAATATTTTTTCAATTTGTTCTGGATTATTTTTTAAATACTCTTTCATATAGGTTTGTCACCTACTTTTTACCAAATTTATTATTTTGTTGATTGATATTGTTTATATTCATTCGTTGTGGATGGCAAAAACATACTTCACTAATCTTTGTGCTATATGTATTCATATGTAATATGAAAGCTGTATTACTATCACTTGACACAGTTGTACTTCTCGATTTTCCTATAAAAAATATCCTATAATTTGAATCTGGACTCAACTCAACCTCTTCTTCAACCCATCTATCACCTTTCTTTACTCTTTTAAAAGGTTTACAATATGCTTTAGAATCCTTATCTAACTCTTCTTTATATAAAGTTCTCATTAAAAAAATTTCACTGGCAACTTCCCCAATTTGTTTACTATTCGCCATCATTGAGATATCTAGAAATAAAGCTCCTTGATTACTCATTGCTAATTGATAAGTCATTACAGCACATATATCATAAATCTTTGTTAATTCATGGATTTCACGAGATTGTTTCACTAAGGCTTTCCAATCATCATCTGTACCGTTACTCATCTTAAATGTATCAAATAGAAACACATCTAAACCTTTACTACTTAATGAATATTTCCTAATTATTTTTTTCATACTACCCATGTTCATTGTATTAGTACTTACAATTATTAAATTATCTGCTATTTTTTCATTATATATATTTCTTGCCTTCCTAAGTGCTAGTTTATCTTCGTCAGTTAATCCACCAGATTTAATTTTCTTTTGATTTATTTTTTTATATCCTACCTCATTATTTACCAAATAAGTTAGGAATTTAATCTTGAAAGCACTTATGTCTTCTTCGTTTGTCATCAACAATGTTCTATATCCATTAGATGCTAAAGATAAGGCTAGATTAGATAATAATGTACTTTTCCCAATATTTATAGAACTGGCGATAAAATTTAATGTTCTCTTTCGTAACCCTAGTATTTCTTTTGATAAAGTAGGTAAAAACTTACTTGATAAAACCTCATCAAACATCATTCCAACCTCAACGCCATTTTCTAAGTTTTCTATAAAATCCATGCTTATTTCACCAACGTGTTCCTTTACATCCGAATTAATACTAATTGGTAGATAAGAAGTGTCTCTGCTTTCTTTAAAATTTAATAATTCATCCGTAGTCATCTTATCTGCCAAATCTAACCAGGATATTTGAGTCTCTCCTTTTTTAGTTGTTATAGTTATTTCTTTCTCTAGGTTTAATCCATCTTCCCAAAATGATATCAACATGTTATGTTTAAGTAAAGAATCAATATAAGAATTAGCATTTTCTAATTCTGTTGTTTTCATTAATATTTCTATCATCTTAAATCCACCTAAATCGGTATATTCTTTAACTAGAGAAGGTTCACATTGAAGTTTAATATCTAAATCTGTCACCTTTAATACATTGTTATCTGAAAGTGTTTTAACTATTTTATATAAAATCATTCCCTCATTTGTTATAAACATATCATCTAGTTTATACTCTTTTACAGACATTATATCTTGGAATAATATACCTAAGACAGTTCCCTCTATTTGCTTTCTTCCCTTTTGAAGACAATCTGGTAAATCATTATAATTTAACATATTACACCCTCCTTTATTAATTATTATAAATTTAATTCATTTATTAATATATCTTCTATATTATCAATTTCATAATACCATATTTCTAACAGTTTAATATTATTTTTTTTACAATAATCTTTTTTACGTTTATCATAAATTTGTTGTCTTTTAAAACTCTCTTCGGTTTGCCAACCTTTAGCCCTTTTAACATGTTGTTGTCCTTGACATTCTATTAATAAATTGTAATCTAGTAAATAAAAATCAAATCTAAGAGGTTGTTTGCCTATTCCAAATAAATTGTCATAAGAATATTCTCTTTTATATTTAATATTATATTTATCTAATACTTTTTTTGTAGATTGTTCTAATTGTGAACCTTTACAATCCTTACAAACTACACCTATATCTTTTTGATTTAAATCATTTAAAATTTTTTCAAATTCATTTCCACATTTTTCACAAATAAATTTATATTTTTTATTAGAATAAGTAGCAACCTCATAAGGCGATTTTTTATTATTAGGCGACCAATACTTAGCTTTTTCGGGATATAAACTTCCAAATGAGTCTTTACAATGCACTCTCCCACTATTATGAATACAATAAGGACATCTTGAATTTTGTTTAAAGGCATTTGGGGTAACTAAATACCCACCATTATCATTATGATATTCTTTATTTTGACATAACATCCAAACTTTCTTATTGCTATTTGGAGCTATATTAAATGGATTTACTGTGTTTTTATTACTCCAATATTTCTCCAGAAAATCTTCACCAAAAGTGTTTATTCCCCATTGTGCAAATGAATCTTTAGGATGTACTTTAAAGTTATGACAATAAGGGCATCTACCACCATTTTTGAAGTCACAACACGTAACTTCAAAACCACCATTATCATTATGATATTCTTTATTTTGATATAATATCCAAACCTTTTTTTTACTACCTGGTTTTATCTCCCAAGGATTAATTTTATTTTTAGAACTCCAATATTTTTCTACAGCATTATTGCCATATGTATCTATTAACCATTGTGCGAATGAATCCTTTGGATGTACTTTAAGATTCCCACAATAACCACATCTTGCACCAAAAACAAAATGGTCGGAAGTAGTTTTATAAGCATCGTGATAATCGGTTTTATCGCATAAAATCCAAATTTTATTACCAGAACGTTTACTGATTAAATAAGGATTTAAATCGTTCTTCTCCCAATCCCAATATTTATTTAAAGGTTCTTTTAATTCTTGTTGTATATGGTAAGCAAAACTATTTTCATAAGAATTACAACAATTGGTACATTTATTTCCCCTTTTAAAACTATCTAATTGCACGTCATACTCTTTACTACAATAAGGGCATTTTACTCTAATGTAATTCATAGTACCTCTTTTGTTCTTACCATCTATAGTCGTTTCATTACAACGATAACTCCCAATATAAGTATATCCATCCCCTCTTTCTTTAACTCTTTTCTTATGTTTCTCATTATAATACATTTTTCTATCACTCCTCTCTTATATTACTATATTAACATTAATTCACCAAAAATTACCTATGATTTATAAAATTTAATCTGTTATTTCTACTTCATATTTGTATAGTGCATCATATAATTCGACAGGTATTTCTTTTTTAAAATAATCGGCAATTTCTTTTATGTTTCTTTCTTTATAACATTTGTATACTTCAAATGCTTCTATTTCTGTTTCATAAATACCTAAATATTCATATTTTGATTTTCCTGTTTCTGGATTAATTATGCTACAATGTGTTTGGTATATTTTATCTCTTTTATGATAGTTTGTACCTATAGCTGATTCTCCTCTATTCTTATCATTTTTAACAAATAATTTATTAATAGCCTGAGGTACATAAATACAGGTTTCAGGACTATAAATCTTATTATGTTTAACTAATATATCTTTGTCTAAATGCATTTGTTGTCCTTCAACTTCATAATAATTCTCACTATCCCATTCCCCAAAGTTTTGAAAGTTATGCCAATTTTCATCAGATTTGCATCCAATATATGTAGGATATTTTTCATGATATTCTTCATCATAACATCTTTGAAGCATATTGTGCCACGTATTATAAACTCTTGTGATTTTTCCATTTTCACTTACTCTATAATCACCTTCTCCTATACATCCAATTCCGTAAGTACTTCTCTCATAAGGACATCTGATATTTCCTTTTTTAAAATTATGATATCGTTTATTTTTCACAATATAATTATATTCTGAAAAATAAATATCTATATCTTTATTTGTTCTATATCCAACTATAATCATTTCACTGCCAAAATTATTAATATTCCTTTCACCAGTTCTATCTGTTGTTTTTCTACCCATAATATCATCCCCTTTTATTATTATGTTAACATTAGCACACAGTAAATTACCTATGATTGATGAAAATTTTGACCTTTTATACGCCCTTCTAAGCCCTTTAAATTTCTTCATTGATAATTTATACCTACAAATATAGCTCAAGTCGATTTAACTTGAGCTATTTATTAATTATTTTTTATATTCCTTTATTTTCTTTTTATAATAATTAAACAAGCTATTAGGGTCTTTTCTTTCATGTTTTACCTTATCCCATTCCATACTTCTTCTAACTTTCCAATCCCCATGTCCTCCTTGTTCAACATGACAATCTTGGTTTAATCCCATATTTATTTCATCACCGTAATATATACAAACATCACCATCTAATGAAAATAACATATCAACGGCTTTAAATAGCTTATTCATATCATGTCCTATGGAATTGCTAATTCTACTCATATCATGATTACATAAGAAGTTGACATCATATTTTGGGTCATTTTTAATTACTAATGGATTTCCTGTGTTTAAGGAATGTTTTATCCACCCTGCTTGCTCAAAATTGAAACTTTTCATTCCTGTTTCTTTAGCATATTTATTAGAAACTTCATATGTATCCCAACATTCCCCGACCAAGTAACTATTTGATTTTATTTTATAAACTTCTTGACAAAACCACTTCCAGAACTCTATTGGGTCGCCACTTGCATATTTAATTGCGTCTAATCTAAAACCGTCTACATTATGCTCTATTAACCAAAACTTTATTATATCCTTTATCATATCTCTTACTGTTTCAGATTGATTGTTTAACTGTGGCATGTCGTAACTCCATTTTGCTAAATAATATTTCTGATTGTCATGACATATTCTCCATTGATTATTTTGTTGTTTATCACTCCAGAAGTAACAATCATTGTTCCCTTTTATACTTTCTTTGAATAATTCATTTTGTGTACTTGTATGACATAATACTAAATCTAGCAACACTTCTAAGTTATTTTCATGTGCTACTTCTACAAATCTATCAAAATCTTCTAATGTTCCGTATTCTTTTTTAATATCTGTGTAATCTATTATATCGTATCCATGTTGATTGCAAGAAGGGAATATAGGAGTCAGCCATAAGGTTGTTACTCCTAATTCCTTGAAATATGATGTTTTATTTGTTAAATCCTGGAGGTCTTTACAAAATGCTGGAAAATATATCTCATAAATTATTCTTCTTTTACTTTTTATAATAATCACCTCTTATAATATATTTATTTTATTCTTAATATTATTTAAATCCAATAGTTGATTTTTTTACTTTTTTATCTCTAACCATTCTTTCTATTATATGTAATAAACAATCTTGATTGACTTTACGTAAACCTTTATCTACGGCATATATACCACTATGATTACAAACTGTATGAATAAATGCTCCAGTTTGTCTTTCTGTCATTTTAGCCAATAATTCGTAATCTATATCTTTTTCATGTTTAAGTTTACCTACGTATAATTTAAATAATTCAATTCTCAATTCATAAGAAGGTAAAGGAATAGTTATAACCTTGTCAAATCTCCCTTCTCTAATTAATGCTGGGTCTAATTGTTCTACTAGATTCGTTGCTCCTATAACTATAATATTATTATCGCTTGCTTCATTCATACAAGATAATAGTTTGTTCATCGCACTTCTGTATTCTTTATTATCGTCTCCTCCACGATTTACACCTATAGCGTCAATTTCATCTATGAATAATAAACCTCCACCTTTATTTTTTAAATTATCAAATACTTCTTGTACTCTTTTACTGCTTTCTCCCACATATTTATCTAAAAAATCTGAAGCTACTATTGATTTAAAATTCATATTAGATTCACTAGCTATTGATTTAGCTAACAATGTTTTACCAGTACCTGGTGACCCCTCTAGTAATATACCACTTGGTAATTCACATCCAATCTCTTTATATTTTTCCATATTTTTTACAAAGTTTATTGTGCTAAGCACGTCCTCTTTTATTTCTTTGTCAAGTATAACATCATCTAATTTACATTCTTTTGTTTCTTCTTTAGTTATGTTATTCAGCTTCCATCTATCATAAGCTTTTTCATAATTTTCAATAATAGGTATACCCATTGTTTTTCCATATTTAAATTTTAATATTTGTTTACATAATAATATTGCTATTCTTGTTAACGTATCTTTATTGGTGGTTTCTAATTCTTCATAATCTATGAATTGATAAGCACTAAAATCACTAATTAAAATACATTCTTCAAGGTTTGGTTTAAGTTTTGTAGAAGTTAGAATGTTTAATTTTTCAAAAGCAAATAATAAACATTCAAAATCTACTGTTAATTGATATAAATCCTCGTTTGCAAGAAAATATCTCTTTCTATTTTTTTCATCCATGGTATCTCCTCCTATAAACCTAAAATATCATCAATACTTCTTTTTTTATCCTTCTCAACATTAACTACTATATCAAAATCGTCCACGAAATCTTGTTCCACTTCTTTAACTTCTTCTGTTTTTTCTTCAACAGGATTTCTATTGGCTATATAATGTTGTAATTGATTTTCTAACATTGATAAACAATATTTAATTCTTGAATTGACAGTTTTAAAATCTATATCGTTTAATATGTCTAACATATCTTTTTCATATTTATTAATAAATTCATATATATCTTCTTGTGAAAAATTATCAGTAATACTTTTGTAAGTACTTTGAAAATATATGTTTTTTTCTTTTTCTTCTAATCCACAAATAGCTCTAATTCTTTCTCTATTCTCTTTCCTTATTTCTTTTAGCCAAAGCTTTCTTTCCTCTTCTTTATACTTGTCATTGTAGCATTTCTCATTACAATAATAATTATTTCGTAATATACCCGTATCCGTTAAATATTCTTCTACATATGCAGTATCTTTGGGTATTTTAGATTTACAATATTTACAAGTAACTATTTTAGACTTTGACATTTAATCACCTTCTTTTACTTGATAAAATTCACATGGTTTATTATCACATTTTTCATCTTTAACATAACACCATAGAATATCATAGTCCACTATTACTCCACCATAGTCTTTAAAATCCACTTCTTTACCACAAAATTCACAGTATTCACATTTTTGATTTTGACTTCTATATTGTTCTCTTGCCTCTTGTAATGTTAATCTATGTTTTTCTTTCATTACACTTCCTCCTTATTCATATATAGGGAGTTTAAAACTCCCTATACGTTTTATTGACTATAATAAGGTTAATACTTCTTGCAATTGTTCAGCATCTAATGATGCAACGCTTTTGACACCTTTTTCTTTCATATAATCTTTTACAATATTTTTATTTTCTGTTGTTTTAAGCTTATTCTTTAATTGAGATTTTAACTCATCTACTGATTTTTGTTGTTCTTCTTTTTCTTGTTGTTCAACTTCTTGTTGTACTTGTTTAGCTTCTAACTCTTGTTCTTTTTTCTCCTCTTTTCTTAATTCTTCTACGTCATGTTTTATGTCTGATTTTTTCAATGAATTTTCAACACCTGTTCTAAATGCTTTCATAAAGTTTTCTGCTGACAATTCTAATTTTTCTGGTAAGTCTTCAAATCTACTACCACAATCAACTAAACCATTAGATGTAAAATACATGTATCTTTTAGCGTCCACCTGTACTCCATCTTCAATAACTCTTTCAGTTGCTAAATTAACTATCATTTGTGCAGAATTAGATACTGGTGAATAAAAGTCAAATCTTAAGTTTGTAGTTAATTGTTCATACTCATCGTTAGTTAATGTATCTTTTTTACCTTTATATTTAGTATGTCCTAAGATAAATAATGCTATAGGCAATCTATCCAATTTATGTATTTCATTCATTACTAATTCTAACAGTCTATCTCTTCCTCTCATATATCCCCCAAAACAATCATTTAAACTTTTAGATGGTTTACCTGTTTGTCTTCTACTTTCTTCCATAACATGTTCCGTAGCTATATCAAATAAAGTATCAAGTGTATCTATTACTACCATTTTTATACCTAACTCTTTATGATTTTTAACTAAATCATCTACTACTTGCACAAATCCTCTATCTCCATTACTATCTTCTTTTTTACTAAATTTTAAAACTTCTTCATATTGTATATCAGCTAAAGATTTATAACCTTGTTCTGACCCACAACTGATTAATAACATTTCGTCTAAGCTATATTCTAATTTTGCTAATTCATACATTGTGTATGTTTTTCCTACTTTTGGTTCACCCATTAATATGTAATGTGGGTAAGATGCTAAATCAACTTTCACTTTATTTCTTTTAATTGCCATAATATCACTTCTCCTCTTTATTAATTATTTTTATTTAAATTCAATCTATGTGTCAATATTTCTTCAATATTATTTATATCATAATACCAAATCTCTAATAATCTAATATTATTTTCTAAAGCATATTTTCTTTTTCTTTCATCATGTTCTAATTGTTTTTTAAAATCTTCTTTAGTTATCCAACCTTTAATCCATTTTTCATGCTGTTCTCCTTGACATTCTATTAAAAGATTATAATCTGGTAAATAAAAATCATACGATAAATCACCATTCTTTACCCCTAGTAATCCTTCATATTTTACTTGTGTCTTATAATTAATATTATATTTTTCTAATATATTTTTAGTTTTTGTTTCTAATTGTGAAGAATTACAATTCATACAAATAACACCTGTATCACTTCTATTTAAAACTTTCAATTCTCTTTCAAATTCACTTCCACATTCTTGACATATAAATTTATATTTTTTATGACTTTTAGGTGAAACTTCATATGGATATTTTTTATTATTTTTACTCCAATATTTAGCTTTCTCTGGATATAAACTGCCAAAACTATCTTTAGGATGAACTTTTCGATTAACACAATATGGGCATCTACTACCGTTATAAAAATCGTCAATTTTTATTAAATAACTTTCATGATAATTAGTTTTATCACATTTTATCCATGCTTTTTTATTGCTTTGATAAGTTATACAATATGGATTAATACCTAATTCATTATTCTTTTTCCAATCCCAATATTTATTTAATGGCTCTTTTAATTCTTGCTGAATATAATACGCAAAACTATTTTTATATGCGTTACAACATTTAGTACATTTGCTTTTATTTTTACCTACAAAATTGCTTAACATTATATCATATTCACTTCCACAATAAGGACATTTTACCCTTATGTAACTTGATGACTTATTATATTTACTATCAATAGTAATCTCTTTTGAATGATAACTCCCGATGTATTCGTAACCATCTCCTCTTTCAATTACTCTTCTCTTATGTTCCTCATTCTGATATATCTCAATCACCCTTTTTCCCTTTTATTAATTATTTTTATATATTTTTTAGAATTCAAATAAATCATCGTCGTTATCTTCTTCACCAAGTATATCTAAGTCACCATCCTCATCCATTAATTCTTCCTTAGGTTCATCACCTTTACTTAATAACTGACTTAATGTTAGAGGTACTGGTATTGCTCCCTTACTATATCCTCTACCTATTGAAGATATTTCCATTCTTCTTTGCATAGACCCCATTCCTGCACCATATTGAAGTTTCAATGTTTCGAGGTCGATTAAACCAAATTCTAATAATTCTTTTTCATCATCACTTAACATATCTTCATTAAATGGTACTTCTTCACGTCTATTTATTAATCTAACCCTATACCCCATTTTACATAATTCATTATCGTCAAAGTTATCTAATAGCATTTTATTTATTAATTTAGCCATTTTCTTAGCTTTCTCACTATCCTCACCTAATGGGTATTCAAATGATTGATAAAATCCTATATCTGCTTTCTTTTTAGAATTATATTCTGGTATGTATCCATTAATAACTAATAAATTTTCATCTTCTAATCTACTATCGTCTAAACAATCTTCTGTTATATAAAATTCTACGTTTGCTAATGCTTTTTCTTCTGCCTCATCATTTATAACATATATTCTTTGCACATTATAATTAGTATAAATCTTTTCTTCGTGTGTTTTAGGATTAGTATAACTTAAATATTCTATATTACCTTGTACTTTAAATTTTTTGTCTTTATAAGCATCTGATTTTAATATTGAGTGTACTGCCATCGAATAATCAAATTCATTACTGCACTCTACTCTTTCTTCGTTTTCGTCTACGAATACCAGTTTTCTAAAATTTGCGATTCTATCTTCATATTTTTCTCTGTCTTTATATTTAAAGTTAGTTGATTCAAATTTACCGTCATTATCTAATATGGTATATATAGTTGAATCATTAACATTAAGTGTCCCATCTGAAGTTCTTTTGACATTATTCATAAAAGATTTTATTTGAAGGTTAAAGTTATCTTTATCACATTTCATATTCAAATTTAATTGTCTAATATTACAACCACTATCTAATAATTTATCGCTAAAAGCTTTTCTATTTTCTCTATCTGGCGCTATTGATAATTTTCCAATCATTACAAAGTTTGTACTCATATACACATCTCTCCTTTATTAATTATTTTTATTAATATTTTATATTGCTATTTTATGATATACTCTTAATATAGTATTTTTAGCTCTCTCATATATTAAGTCTAAACATACACCTTCCATTTCATACACTTCAATTAATGATTTTAATTTATTTTCAACTTCCAATATTTCATCTAATTCTTCTGATGTGAAATTATCTCTTAATGCTTGGTTTTTCTTTAAACCTTTCCCAAGTCTTATTTCACTAGCTGATTTATCGAATACTATTGTATAAACTAAATTGGTATATTTCGCATATATAAATTTATCCGTATTTCCATATACATTTTTAATTGTATCAGTTAATCCACGTCTTATAATCTTACCTGTTCTTCTGTAATATTTAAACTCTTCAGACTGCCCAGTTTCTTCTATATAAGTTTCAAGGGTTCTAATATAGTCTATTACTTTTGCTCTAACATAAGCTGATTCCTTTGTACTCATTTGTAATATTCCTTCTTTATTTAATAGATAACAATCCCTTTCTTTTCCTTGCTCATCTATGTAAGTGGTCGGTGGAAAATTTCCACCCACCTCAAAACCTAGTGATTCCAATAGTTTCATTTCTTTTCTTATGTCCCTCATGAACTCTTTATGTTCTTTAGATTTTTTACCTTCTTCGACTCTCCAATTATTTAATAATTCATTCAGTTCGTTTGATTTCATTTCTATATTCTTATCAATTATAAAATCTTCAAAATTCATAATCACCACCACCTTTATTAATTATTTTTATTAATATTTTATTTTGGCACTTCATATATTTTACATTTTAATCACCTCTTATATTAGTGTATTAACATAACCATATATAAAATTACCTATGAATTATTATTTTTTATATCTTAAACTATATATTATCTCTCCTATTATTAATGATACTAAAACTACTACATAAGGAGTTACAAATTCTACTAGAAAAATTAATACTAGAGATAAGATTATAATGATACATCTTATAATCAAATCTTTTAAATTCACTTCTCTTCGCCTCCTTCTATTAACGCTAAAAATTTATTGATACCATATATTTTATCACAATATTCAACTAAGTATTTTTCTGCATTTCTTTGTATTAAATCAACTTTTGCTTCGTATACTGTATTATAAACTTTCACTTCTTTTAAATTACCATTAGTTATTAATTTTATCATATTTTATCTCCTTTATTAATTATTTTTATTTATTTCCTATTTCATATTAATTTCTTCTATTCTAATTCTTCCAATGTTCCTTCTACGAATACTGTCTTGACACATTCTTTAGTGTCCTCATAATAAAAGAAACATTTTTCACATTGTTTGTTAGACAACAACTCACACACTTCATTTGAATCAAGCTTTTTCAATATATCTTTTAATTCTTCTATTGTCATATTAATACCTCCTTAATATAATTTATGTTTATGCTTTGTTTTTCTAGTATAAGTTTTTTACTTTTCTTCACTCCCACGACTCTTTTGACTTCTTGTAGATGTTCATGTATATTTTCTATTTTACCTACTTTATTAAATTCTCCACCTTTTAATGTAAATTTTATCTTTTTCATTCTTATCACCTTCCTATAAATACATTATATCATATTGAAATATAATGTCAATAGGTTTTATTAATTATTTTTAATCATTCTAATAATAATTTTCGTTTATCATATTTTCTATATAAAACTTCTTTGACTTCACCATTATCTTGTAACACCTCGAATAATTTCAAATAATCATCTAGTATTTTTTCTCTTATTTTTAACATTTCATCATTCATTTCAGCCTTCTTTAGCATTTTAGGGAATCCAAAATAATTGCTGGTACATTTATTAACTACAGTATTTGCTTTTATATATGATACTTTTTCCTGCTTTAATTCTTCTGGTAAAAAGTCTTGTAACATTTCCATACATTTAAGTTGATGTTTCTTATCCCCTATTCTAAACTGTAGGTCGTTATATGCTTTTTCAACTTCTATGAAATATTTTCTAAATTCTCTACCTTTATCATTTCTTTGAATCATACATATCTCTTTAGCTACATCTATTTTTAGATAGTAGTCTATGTATTCAGTAATTGGATTTTTGGGATTATTGGTTACTTTTTTTTGAGTAACCAATATATAATCTATATTTTCCTCATACCCATATTCAAACATTCTCTTTTTCCAGTCATTGAACTTACTTTTTATTTCTAATGCTTCATATAATTCACGCATACTAATTAATTGTTCATTATTTTCAATTATTACCAAATTATTCAATCATATCAACTCCTAAATAAAAAACACTGAATTACCTTCGTCTACGGCTATTATTTTAGCACTGTTGCCTTTACTTCTTAATTCATTTTCTATAATTTCTCTAAATTTATATTTACCATCTTTATCACTATGATGTATTAATATTAATGGTGTATTTATATTAGACATAAAATTTATATTTTCATTCGCCATTATGTGAGAAGACCAAGTGTTCATTTCATATATTTTACATTTTTTCTTATATTCTAGTCCTTCTATTTTTATAGCCTTATTGTCTTTTCTTTGAAGTTCTCTACCTATAGTACCTATTCCACAATACCCTACCATTATAATAGTAGAATCTTTATCTTCTACCATAGTTTTTAAATGATTTAATATTCGCCCTTGAGTATACATACCACCACCAGAGATAACAATTTTCTTTTCATTATTAGTTGCTACACTCAAGCTATCTTTGTAATCTCTTACATAAATGAAATTTTTCCAATTTAACACTTTTCTAAAATATTCTTTTTCTTCACCTTGTAATATTTCTAAATAAGCATTAGTGATAGAGTGACATAGTTTCCCATCTATATATATCTTCGTATCGAAATTAGGGTCGTCTTTAAAACATTCATACAAATACATCATCAGATTTTGAGTTCTTGATTGTGCAAATGCCCCAAATAGTATTCTTTTGTTTTTACTTAATTCTTTTTTAATTATTTCTTTTAATTTAATTCTTTCTTTTTCCACTTGTTTTTTAGATTTAAAACCTCTGTCTAAGTCATTGTATGTTCCTTCAACTATAGAAACACTACTGGATTTTACATGGTCTCTTTCTAATACAAATGGTGATTTATTGTAACTACTTCCTAAATCTGAAGTTATGTGAATTTTTTTAATATTTCCAGATAGAGTTTTTATGTAAAGAATTAATTGACAGCCAGCTAGTATATGACCAGAATTAATGAATTTATAACTTACTCTATCATTTAATTTATGGATTTGATGTGTCTCTTTATCTATTACATTATTCATTAATAGATAAACATCACTTTCATTATATAAAGGTTCTACTTTATATTTCTGTTTTTGCAATGCTTTCATATTTCTTTCTATTATGTATGCCCCATCAAGTAACAACGGTTCTAATAGTAATCTATTTTCTCTAGTAGTTATTAAAGGTACTGATATGTGATTGCTTATTAAAGTAGGTATATTCCCAATATGGTCTAGTTTCAAAGATGTGTATGTAAAACAAAACAAGCTTGTAGATTGTCTATTCTACTTAACACATCATCAACCACCCCCTTATTAGCTTTATATTCGTCATATAAATTTCCATTGCTTTGACTTTGCCCAAATTCAACTAACAATCTTTCATGTTTATCATCACCTACTGGATAAGATACAATTATCGCTGACCCAGTAACTTGTTTTTTACTACTTCCTGCAAAATCTATTATAATTTTATCTTTATTCTTTTTAGATATATCGTAATGTTTATGCTTTTTCTCTTTTTTCTTTTTAACATATAAATTATTTCTTCGGCAGTCTAATATATCTTGAGATACAAAATTTATTTTTTCGTCTGTATTTAATATATAATTTTGAAGTGGTATAATCTTGCCATTTATTTTTGCAGTGACACAACTTCTATTTTTATCCCATCTAATATCTTTTATTAATTCATAATCATCTTTATCAATTAAAACTTTATCTTCTAGCTCCTCTTGAAATTCGTCATATAACTTCATTTCGTAATGCTTAGTGTATTCTTCATATTCATTTAAATCTATTTCTGTTCTTCTATTATCGTCCCATGGAAATCCATATTTTTTTATCTGTAAATAATGCTTATTACATAATTCCCTTTTTATATTGTCCCCATCCGTTAGTTCTCTTCCACAAATCTTACAGTGTCTATTCATGCTTTATCTCTCCTTTATAGTTTTGTATGCTATTAATAAATCTTTCCGACACTTTATCTTTATAGTATACAACTACTTCTTTGATGTCTTTTCTTTTTTTTAGTTGTAAACATTCCTTTAGTTTTTAATTTATTATAGCAACTTTCGCAATAGCTAACTTCTTTATTCTTCAATTCTTTACCACAATGAATACAACAATGTTTATCCATATTCTTTTATTGCTCCTTTCTAGGGAGGGCTAGTCTCCCTTTTCGTTTTATAAAGTTTATTAATTATTTTTATTTATCTAATGGTTTTTTAAAATAATCACAATTAAATTCATCAAGTTTTATGCCGCCTTCTAAATAATCTTCTATAAACGCACATACATTTTTATGATTACATTTTGTATTTTCATCACAGAATAAACAACACTTGTTAGTTCCATAATAAAGTTCACAATCTATACTATCAATACATTCTTTTTCTTCTTTACAAGTGCAATCTTCGCAAGGTTCTTCACATTTACTATCTAATTCATCCAATTTATTCTCTATATGTTCGCATGTCTCTGCTCTTTCTGCACATTCGCATAATAAATCACATTTACCAAAGTTCTCGCACATATAACAACATCTATCTCCAAACTCATTGCATTTAGTTTCTCCATTACATCTAAAGTCCTCGCCTAATACCTCTTTGACAGCTTCCCCTAATGTCATGTCTGGTTCTGTGTTTCCCTCTATTTCTTTTATTTTATCTTGTATTTCTTCTTCTGTAGGTTTAGGTTCGTCGGGTATTATATTAACATAAGATTTCATTTCTTCTATGAAAGCGTCCCATTCCGCTTGCATCATATCTTCCTTATCCATATCTTCTAATGCTTTTGCCAATCGCTCTTCTTCTGTTGGTTCTGGTTTGACTATTCCATATTCTAAAGCTTCGTCATAATCCATTATAAGGTCTTTCCCTTTATAACTATCTAATATATCTTGTGTTAAATCACAATTATCAGTAACTAATTTATCTAATTTAGTTTGGATTTTATTCATCCTGTTTGTTTCAGCATTCCAATCTGATAATTTCATTTGATTCCCTATACCTAATTCATGATATAATACTTGTGACCATTCACCCATATATCTATAATCCATACACATCATAAGATAAAATCCTGCACTATAAGCTATCGAAGATGTGTGGCTTACAAATATTACGCCTTGTTCATTTCTTATTTTCTCAATCCAATCTTTTATCTGCATGAAAGAGTATAAACTTCCACCTGGACTATTTATAAGGAATGTAACCCTGTCGTACATAGGTAAATAATCTTCTTTGTATTTTAAACGTTCATTACAAGCTATTATTTCTTTATTTTTGTTGTATACGTCTAACAATTCGTCTAAAACATATTCTCCTAACTCTTCTGTTAGTTCTGTATTGAATTTTATTATTTTTTCCATAATACACACCCTCCTAAGTTTATTAATTATTTTTTTATTAATCATCAATTTCTACTTCATAAAAATACATAGCTTGATATAATTCCTGTGGAATTACATTTTTGTAATAATCAGCAACTTGTTTAATATTTCTCTCTTTATAATATTTATAAATCTCAAATCCTTTTTCTTGCGTTTCATATAATCCCAAATATTCATTTTTAGACTTACCAGTTTCTGGATTAAGTAAACAACAGTTCACTTGATATTTACCATTTTTAAGAGGACTTGTACCGATACACGACTCACCTCTACCTTTATCACGTTTGGTAAATAAACCATTTATAGTTTGTGGTACATATATACAAGTTTCTGGTGAATAAATTTTGTTATGCTTTATTAATATATCTTTATCTAAATGCATTCTTTCACCTTCAATTTCATAATAGTTATCATTATCCCAATCACCAAAGTTTTGAAAATTATGAAATTCTTCACTAACATGACATTTTTTATAACTTGGATGTTTTATATGAAGTTTTTCGTTATAACATCTATTTAACATACTCATCCAAACAGACCCAGTTCTCGTATGTTTACCTTTTTCACTCATTTTATATTTTCCTTCTCCTAAATAACCTACTTTACAAAACCTTCTTTCATATGGGCAAAATATTTCACCTTTTTTAAAAGTAATATAATTTGTATTATAAAAAGTCCAATTATATTTTGGAAAATAAACATCCATATCTTTATTTGTCCTATATCTTATTATCACCATTTTACTTCCAAATGTGTTAACTCCTGTTTCACCAATCCTATCTATTTTTACCCCATTTCAATCAACCCCTTTATTAATTATTTTTAATTACATATTTATTGTTAAATCATTTTCTTCATAACATTTATTAGATTTACCACTTCTATCTTTATATTTACTTTTTACAAAATATTCACTATGGGGAATGTTACCCTTAGTTAAAGTTGGAATTGTTTCAACTTTCTTTCCTTTATTTATATCAATTATATCACTCATATAATCACTCCCCTTTATTAATTATTTTTAATCCCTTACTATTTCATTGAGGTATTTCAATAAGTTTACATTTTAATCACCTTCTTATTATAGTATTATCAAAACTGTTATTGAAATTACCTATGATTTTAAATTTATTGCCCAAAGTAAATTAAAGTTATTCCATTTTTACTTTCATTGATACATGTTATCATATTTACTTTTATTCTGTTTTTATTTAGAAATGTCATAAGTTCAGAATAATTGTTAAATACTTCAAATTTATATTTCATAAATACCTCCTTATAGTAATAATTATACCACTTTCAAATTATCTGTCAATAGGTTTTATTAATTATTTTGTTGAATAATTTAATATTTTAATATAATTTACCAAAGAATTTTCCTCTTTGATTTCACCATTATCCATTAAAATTTTTATTTTATAGTTTTGAAATCCAAAATCTTCAAAACTAATTAATATACCATATTCACCTGTATATCTACTTCTCACTCTATCACCAATTTTCATCGTACACCTCATTTACATATGTAATCATATTTACTTTTATTAATTATTTTTTCATTAATCCCAAAATATCACAAATGGTTACATCATTATTATTTTTTCTTAAATTTTCACAATCCTCTTTATAGCAACATTCACTACATCTATTTATTGCAAAATCTTGATATAATATATCTAATATTCTATTCGCTTTATCAGCACACTGTGCTTTCATTCTTTTCATCATATTTTCTTCATTAATGCTAATACTAATTTCATTCCAGCTAATTACATGACTTATTTGACAATAATTATTAAAATCTGTTCCCTTCCAATAAGGCTGTACTGAATGTTCTGTACCATCTATAAGTTCAAATTCAATTCTCACTATATCATTAAACATAGACAATCTATTAAAAGGACTCAAGTTATTTGTGAATGACAAATACTCTATGTTGTCCATTTTTTCAATAATACATTCAAAATTATAATATTCATTATCTACTTTTGATATATTCAATTTATAAAAATTCTCAACGGGTATTTTTATAAATTCACAGTTTTCACAAACGAATGTTATCGCTTTTATTTCTTTATCACACACTTCATTACTATCTGTAATTTTAATACATCTTTCCATATTTATCTCCTCCTAATAAAAATATATTAATTTTAAGCCATTTCCTATAGTTAATTTTATTCCTTTAAACGTTTCCAATTTATAACCGTCATCAAAATTAAAAAACAATTTTAAATATTTTAATAATCCTTCATAAGTATATTCGTCAATGATTACTCCAGTCGGTTCTTTTTGTTTTAGCGTTATATATTTTTCTAGCTCCTCTTCAAAATATTCATAATATATTTTATAATTATCCATAATATCTTCTCCTTAATCATAACTAACTTCTTTACCTAATTCTCTAACACATTTAAAAATTGGAAATCTTAAAGATAATCCTCCTTTATCGTTATAGGTTTCTTCAAAGTATTGTATTTCGACTATACGATTTAAATATTTTTCTTGATTATTCCAAATTTGTTCTCTTTGTTTATCTGAAAAACCACTACCTACACCAAGCTGATAACCTTTATAATCACATATGAGATTACCTAATGTACCTTTATATTTACCGTCACCCTCTTCAAAACCTATGATTTTTAAATCACAAGAGTTCATTACTTTTAATTTTAATAATGTTTTACTTCTTTTAAATTCATATGATTTGTCAAGATTAATCATACATCCTTCAGCACCATTTTGTCTACATTTATTTAAAATTTCTAAAACTTTATCGTTGTCATTACCATGATATAAAATTGGAGTTACTTTTAAAAATTCAGTTTCTTTAATGTTCTCTAATACACTTCTTCTGATTGAATAAATATCAGTCTTTTTCTTATTTTCAAATTCGTCTAATGTAATAATATCAAACACCATATACTTAACACCTGTTTTAACTTCACTTTTAGTAGATATTATTTTCATAGTGTCTTTATATACACTCTCATAATCACTATTTATTGCTAATAATTCACCGTCTAAACAAACATTATTTAAACCTGTTTGTTTTATTGATTTTAATACTTCAATCAATCCTGTTATTTCCTTGTTTTGTCTACTCTTCATAGTTATTTTTCCATTTTTAATAATTGTAAAGCATCTTTGACCATCAAATTTCTCTGTTACAAATTTATCACCTTTAGGTAATTTATTTAAATCTGCTTTACTACCCAACATTATTTCAAACGTATATATCAATCCAGGTATAACTTTATTAACCGTCTTAGCATCAGCACCTATTTTTAAACTCTTAGTAAGTAATCCTCTCACAAAATACTGTAAATCTTCATCTAATGAATTTATATATCCTTGCACAACACCTATATTTACATCTGTTCCCGAGTTATGTAGACTTAAATAAATAAACATATCTCTTATATCATCGCAAGTATTTTCATATACTTTTACTTTTTTATTTATTTTTTTCTTACTTAATCCAGTTGTTATATTACTATCTAATAAAAATTTCAGACATTCTAAAAATAATTCATTATCTGCATTTTGTTTAATTATTGTTTCTTTACTTTTTTTACCACTTGTATTTGCAATTTCATCAAATATTTCCTTTACTCTTCTTAATTCTCCCATGTATTAATCCTCCTCATAAATATATTTTATATCACAATAATCTAATAAGATAAAAATATCTTTTAATGTATTTTTAATATCGTCACTTTGTATTGTTATTATTTCTTTATCTGATTCGTCATAAAATGTTATAAACTCCCCTAAACTACATTTAATTTTCATATATTATTCCTTTCTAGTTACATTATAATTATCTATTATCCACTTAAATTCACAAGTTTCCACACAATAGTTATAATCACAACAATCACAACGAGGATGAGATTCACACATAGTTCTAAATGCTTTACGCAAATCTTTTGCTGATACAATCATTTCTTTTTTGGGTTTTTCTGCTAATTTAGCATATTCCCATGTAGTTATAAGGGAAGTATTCCAAGAAGTACCATAATCGTAAGTAAATACCTTCCCATTTTTATATTCAGCAAAGTGTTTTCTTTGCCATTCCTCATCTTTAGAATTTCTAACTAAAACTTTTGTATCAACGGGTACTTTAGCCCAATCTACCTTTTCTCTTTTCCATATTGATTCATTACATGAATTAAATACTTCCATTATGTCATATTCATTGTCATTCATACTGCACATATCATCGTTATAACTTACTAAAAAATAATGCAAATTTGAGGAATATTCATAAAGATTTATACCCTCAAGATATATTTCATTATTTAATATTAGAAATCTACTTTTATTTCTCATTTCAAAAAACATTCCATTTTTTAAATCATTTTTATTCATATTAATATACCTCCTTAATTATATAAAAAAGAATACTTTACTTTATTGTCACTATGTATTCCTTATCCCCTTAATGCCACGTCTATAATTGTCAATACAACTATAATTGTTATCAATATCGCTAGACCACTCATTTTATCACTCCTTATATTAATAATTATATTATAAATATGTTATTTGTCAATACTTTTATTAATTATTTTTATTTTATCAACTAAATTATATAATTCATTCCAACTATGTAAATAAAACATATCATCATTCACACATACTTCAATAATTCCTTTTGAGAAAAAACTCCTTTCTCTAAATTTTATTTTTAAAATTAGTTGCTCATTTTTAAATACAGACATAAAATAGTTGTCTTCAGCTAATTTTAAATTGAGTTCTTTTTTTAAATATTCTATTGCGTTAATCATAATTTAACACTGAATCCTCCTTTGGTAATTCGCAATAATTCCATTTTTCAATGTCATTTTTCCCATTTTTAGACCATGATGTTCTACCAGTAAAATATGTATAAAAATTTCCATTTTCATATTTAAAAAAATGTCTCTTATACCATATTAATTGATTATCACTTACCCAAACTTTTGTATCTACGGGTACTTTGTCCCAATCTGTTTCAATTCTTTCATATATGATTTTGCCATCAGCATCAATAACTTTCATTATATCTAATCCATAGTTAACAGCTTTATATCTCATATTTGATAAATATAAATCTTTCATTCCTTCTAAGCTATAATCAAATTTTAACTGTCTCGCACTTTCTTTATGATATACTCCATTATCAATTATATATTTTTTCTCATTATTTTTAAGTACTAAACACATACCATTTTTTAAATCATTTATATTCATATTATATTCCTCCTTTATTAATTTATACTTATATATTAACATAAACTAATTAAAAATAACCCTTATTAATTATTTTTATCATCTAACAAATTAACTTCTTCAATATCATAATACTCGCAATCAGCACAACATGGAGATTCGCAACTTAATAAGCTATTCAATTCAGAAAGTTCAGATGGGTCTAAACTTTCTTTTCCATGAAGTTTACATTTATGAATTATAAATTCAACTGAAGGTGTATTACTTTGTTGTAAAACACATATTCTTAATAAAGTATACACATCTATTATACCTTCATTACCTTCTTGAGTAATTGCTTGGGCTAATTTACCTTTGTAATAATACAGTATTGATATATTATAATTTCCGTCTAACTTAGCTAACAATGTGAAATGTTTAGCATCTCCTATATTCGTATCTATATATTCATATAAATCTTTAGATGTTAATTTCAAAGTCACCTCTAATACATTAAGTCCTTTTAATTTTTCAACCTTTTCCTTTACTTCGCTTATTATCAATTCTTCCAATTTATTTGCAAACATTTCGTTTTTGTTCATATTTATCTACCTCCTTATATTAATAATTATATCATATATAAAATAAAAGTCAATACTTTTATTAATTATTTTTGTTAACTTTTCTTAATTTTTGACAAGTAATTAGCGTATTGTACACACCTCCTCTATAGAAATATATTTAATCCTTTAATTCTCAACAAATTTTTCTTCTATATCTATACCAGTTATTGTTTTAAATATGTCTTTATCGAAGTTAGGTAATAAAGTAAACGCCTCTTTCCCTGCATCACTTAAATGATTCCACATATTCTTCCATGCATCCTTATATGTATATTCTTTTAAATAACCTCTAGTAACTTTATAATCTGGATGTTTTTCTTTTTCTTCATCTGTCATTTCATATTCATTAACCCATAGAGTTAATTTAAAATAGTTATTTATTATTTCAAATGCATAACTATTCTTCCATGTATCTAATGTCCAATCACTCTTTTTATTAAATAATTTAATTGTTTCATGCTTATTATTAGTAGTACAAAAACATCCTGTATTTTTATTACTTAAATTACAATCTCCAATGTTATAACTGCCTATATTATAATTTCCTGCATTATAGTTACCAGAATTATAGTTACCAGAATTATAGTTACCAGTATTAAATCTACCAGAATTAAATTTGCCAGTATTAAATCTACCAGAATTAAATTTGCCAGAATTAAATTTGCCAGTATTATAATCTCCACTATTGTAATCACCTGTGTTTTTAATACCAGTATTACTGTTACCAGAATTATAGTTACCTGTGTTTTTAATGCCTGTATTACCCTTACCAGTATTAACCATATCTAATACTTCATACCAGCTTAATTCTCTTATTATTTTTATTTCACTTGTTACACATTTACTATCTAAGTTATCATTCTCTTCTATAACTTCTCCAGTAGCTTCTATTATAGCTACTTTGTTTTTTGGGTCAAAAGTGTAATAATTAAAACAATCAACTAGCTTTTTACAAAAATGAAATCCTGCTTTACATATACCTATTTCTCCTTCATATTTATATGTTTCTCCTATTTTATATTGAAAACCTCTGCAAGTCCAATCTAAATTAAATACTTTATATCCTTTCATATCTTTCTCTCCTTTTCATTAATAATAATTTTTCTTACTCTATCCATTACTTTTCTTCTTTATCTATGCCCTAAACTTTAAGTTTTTCATATTTATCACCACCTTATATTACTGTATTAACATAAACTTTATAAAAATTACCTATGATTATTATTTTATTATTATTTAAATCCTCCTTTTAAAAAATTAGAGGGGAAATTAATCCCCTTATAAATTCAAATCACTCAAATCAAAATCAAACTCATCTTGTTTCTTTTCTTCTACCTTTACAGTTTCACGTGAAACACTTTGTTCTACATTTACACCATTAGCTAAATAACTTTGTTCGATTAACATATGCAAACGAATTAAATCCTTTATATATCCCGTTTTGCTAGTTTTTCCATTTAAAAATTCTATAATATCACTATCTTTCTCATTGAATGTTAATCTCATCTCTTTTTTAGTAGCCATAGAATATCACCTACTTAAAAATTTTCAGACCAATATTATATAATCCTCTAGCTTGAGATTTTATATTTTCATCAAGTATTGTTTGAGGATATATTTTTTTAAACGTATTGTATATTTTTTCAGCTCCGCCTCCGCTTAATACAATATTGCTATTTGCTAAGTTTGGGTACATACCTTTTAATTCATTAATAATATTTTTTAAAAATTTTTGCATTAAATCTTTTTTATATTCTATATTTCCATCTATTAATTGCATATCACCATCAAAATATTTTTTACCTTCTTCCAATGATATCTTTAAATCGTAATTATCATTTATATAATCTCTAGTTTCTCTATATAAATCTAATAAAGCATAATCTATGGAATTACCACCTTTAAAATTAAAATTTTCATCAAATTCACCTAAATCAACGGATGAACCACCTATATCTATGATTAAACTATTTATATTCTTTTTAATTTTACTAACTATTATAGATAAAGTTTTTAAACTATAACCCTCTGGAGCTATAAATATATTGTTTATTTTAATTGTTCTTTTTTCTCCATTTGTAGTTATTGTCTTTTTAGAATTGTCCATTATGAATTTTTTCATTATTTCTTTTTTACCTCGATATTGAGACGCTGGAATTGCTAAAACTAAATCCACATTATTCTCACTCGTGCATTTAGATATAATATAATATAGTAATGGAAGATAATTAGATTTTTCATATTTTATTTTATGATTTTCATATTTACCATTATTCACAACATATTTAATTCCTTCAAAGTCAAATATATCTTCTGTAGAAAATGAATCCATCTCATCATATTCTTTTAATCTACTTTCCACTATTATGTCAAAATCACCAACTCCAATACAAGTAAGATTTCCAATATCTACTCCTAGACAAGCATTTTTGCTCATTTAAAATTCCCCCTTTTATCTCTTTTACTTTAATATATGCCGTAATTACAAAAATGTTGACTACTATTAGCATAGATTTTGTAAAAATATTTATTACAATCTCTCTCCTATTCTCTCTAGAATACCCAAAATTCTTGTTAAATGCCACTCTAAGGGTTCTGCATTAGTTAAAGGGGTAATTAATCCTCAAACATATTGATTTGAATACTTGGCTTGTAATCATTACAAATATCAATTAATAATTTCACGTTATTTCTGGAATAATTTAAATCTTCCCATTTTCAATCATCTAATCACCACCTTATATTAATAATTATATCATAATAAAATTATTTGTAAATGCTTTTATTAATTATTTTTAATCATCAATCTCAACTTCATAATTATACATTGCATCATATAATTTCTGTGGAATATGTATCTTATAATAATCAGCTATTTGTTTTATGTTACGTTCTTTGTGGTATTTATAAACTTGAAATGCTTTTTCTTGACTGTCATATAATCCTAAATATTCTTGTTTTGATTTTCCAGTTTCTGGGTTAATAATATTACATTGTGCTTGATATTTACCATTTTTACAAAGTGTTGCACCTATAACTGATTCTCCTCTATTTTTATCATTTTTAATAAATAATTTATTTATTGTTTCTGGTACAAATATACATGTATCTGGTGAATATATTTTATTTCCTTTAAATAATATATCCTTATCCAAGCACATCTTTTCATTACCAACCTCATAATAATTATCCTTATACCATTTAGCAAAGTTTTGAAAGTTGTGCCATCCTTCATAAACTTCACATCCAATATATGTAGGATGTCTTTCATGTTCTTTTTCAGAATAACACCTTTGTAACATAGCTTTCCACGTATCATAAACTCTAGTATTTTTACCATTTTCACTTACTTTATATTTTCCTTCACCTAAATACCCAACGTTATAAAATCTTCTCTCATAAGGACATTTAATTTCTCCTTTTTTAAAATTGTTATATTTTGCGTGTTTAAAAATCCAATCAAATTCTGGGAAATAAACATCAATGTCCATACATCCATTATAATTTACAATCACCATTTCACTTCCAAAGTTATTATAATTTCTTTCACCTATTCTATTTATTTCCTTCCCCATAATATCGCTCCTTTACTAATACCTAAATGTTCTTTAATTATTTTGCCGTAATCAAATACATCTTTTGCTCTTATACCAACTAAATGTTTTATTTCTTCTATTTGTTTATCTTGTTCCTCAATCTTATATTTCATATCTTCAACTAATTGATTCATATCATTGAATAATTGAGGTAATTCACTATCCATTTGTATTTCATATTTACCTGTTTTTCTTATACTTGGTAATACTTTATGAGTTACCCATCTTCTAAATGGTTTACATTTTTCAGTTTTACATTCTAACATAAAATCATAAAGTTGTTCTTCTGTTATATATTGTTGTCCAGGTCTGGACAACTGTTGAAATTTCTCCTTTTATCTATTAATTGTTTAATTCTTTTATTAATAAATCTTTTAGTTTTTTAGTGTATCTACTTGTGCGTTTATTTGTACTACCTCTATTATTTTTTTCATTATTTTTCCTAAATTAGTCATTAAATCATCGAAGTCGGTTAATCTTAACGAATGACGATATTTATTTTTAATATAAAGTTCTCTAACATGTTCTTTATCTAAATCGTAATGTGAATGACTATTCTCATCATATTCAATAACTAAATCTAATTCAGGTATATAAGCATCTAATCTATAGTTATCGTCTATTTTTTGAGTTTCCAAACTATATCCCATAGGTTGTAACATCTTATTAAGATGCTCCATTAATACGACTTCTTTTCTAGCATATTCAAACACCTCGTCTTTATATAAATACCCTTTATCCTTCAGAATATCTATGAACTTTGATTTATTAGAAGTATTAGACATTGTTATAAATCTTCTTAATCCGTTTAAATCTATATACTTTAATGCACCGTGGACAACTGTTGAAATTTCAGCGTTTTTTATATTCTTATCAATTCTATCTTTTCTTGGATAGATTTTTCCTTTTGCAATTTTTACATGCCCTAATGCCATACCAGTACTATATATTTCAAATAAAGATTCTCCATTATCATTTATTATAATATCTACTTTATTCCCTTCAAAATCAAATAACATTAATTCATTCATAATATATCCCTCCTCTTATTATTAAATATTAAATATATTTTTAATTACAAATCCTATATTATAAGAATTTGTATTATCATCACTTATTCTTATAAATCTACATTTTAATTGATTTTCTATTTCTTCTTGTCTACCCTCATGTTGTTCATAACTATAGTCTCTATGATTGTTTTCATCATATTCTATGGCTACATTAATACTGGGTATATAATAATCAATTCTATATTTATTATCTATTACAGAATATTGTCTAATTCCTTTTATATTGAATGGACTTAAAGCATCTTCTAATTCATCTAAAAATTCTATCTCTTTTCTTGCATGAATAGATAATTTTGGTGTGATTAAATTTTCTGATAATAACCATTGTATAAAATTATATAAATATTGTTCACTTTTAGTTTTACAATTTGATATCAAATCTTGTATACCAAACTCATTAATTAATATTTCACCTTTACGTCCAGCATCTTTAATTCCGAATAATACAGCATCGCAATTATTCAATTTTTTAATATCTTCTTTATTGCAATATTTTTTTACATAGTCTGTATAACTATGAGTGGATAAATCATAACCTAAATCTCTAACTACGTCTCTACCTACAAACCAAGGTTCGTTATCTATTTCAACAACTCTTATTTTCCCAAATTCATCATTGTTAAATAACATTAATTCATTCATAATATCTCCTCCTATTTTATTAATTATTTTTACTTAAACTTTCTAAATCTCCATAAAATTCCATCATATCATCCTCTCAAACCTAGTAATATCAATTGTTCGTATAAAAGTGTACCCGCTTTGCATAAAAGTGTACCTGCTTTACATAAAAGTGTACCCTAATAAATAGATAAATATATAAATAGATAAAAAAATAAATATTAATCTCTTTTTTCTCTTTCTTCTTTTTCTTTTCTTCTTTCTATATATTCTTCATACGATACAAGTCGAATGTAAGTTACAGGAGTATAAACTATCTTCCCATTTTTATTTTGTATTTTTTCTGTTTTCGTATATTTTTCAATTAAATCAATATCCCTTAATAAATCAAGGGTTTTATTAAGTTCTTTTTTATTTTTCCCACTATCTGAATTCAATCCAATATTATTGTTTATGCTTTCTTTTATTATTCTTGTAAAAGTTTTAGTGTTGCATCTATATTTCAACAACATATAAACTTTTATAGTTGACGATTTTAAATCATTAAGTAATGTTTTTAATATTTCTTCTTCTATAGTAACATATTTACGTCCGTCTTTATTCTTATAATTAATTATATATGTAGTTTTTCCATTTATAATTTTCGCAACAACTAAGCTACTTTCTAATTTAGCTAACTTCTTTATATTCCTTTTAACAGTGTCAAATTTATTTTTACTATACTCTTCAATTTTAGATTGGTTAAGTATTAAATCATCTTCTGTGATATATCTATGGTCTTCACCTTTAGTATATTTACTAAATAAGGTCATCAAACCATATGTGTTATAATCACATTTCTTATCCTTCATGTTCTTTTCGTCTGTACTTATTGGGAATCTAATAATATTGTCTTTAGACATACCGATAGCAACTGTATCTTCATCTATTATTAAATCTTTTATATCATCGTCGACACCAATCATTTCACCTATTAAATCATAATCTAATTCTCTTTGAGATTCAGTATCATCTATATCTGGAATCTCATTAAACTGATTTCCTATTAAATCATAATTTAATTGTTTTTGATATTCTAATTCATCCATTTCCATTTCACCTACTTCATTAATTGTTATATTGATTCATTGCATTATATAGTATATATCCATCTTTCACACCTGCATAATAATCGTTCTTTTCCATATCACCTATCATTATAGCTATAGATATAGGTTCACCAACTTCTGACGATACACTATCACTTATGTTTTTACTTGCATTAGCATATTGTTCAACCAGTTCATTCCAAGATTGTCTATTATGTTCTATGCTATATTTAAATTCATTTTGAGTGAAATTAAAAGTTACTAATATATATCCATTATCAACCTTGACATTATATTCAACATATGCACCAGATTCAGCTATAGCAAGTTCAATCATTTCTTCCACATAATCTCTTGCATTATATAGTGTATCTTGATTATCTACTTCTATTTGCTCATCTTGTATGGATTCTTGATTTGTTTTATCATTCTTGTCTATATTACCACAGCCTACCATGCTTATTGATAATACACCAGCTAATAATAAGGTTTTTATTTTTTTATTCATATTTATCTCTCCTTTATTAATTATTTTTACATATTACTTTTTTCAATTAGTTGTTTAAAATCCTCAAATTTATAAATTATATTATTTATATCTTTATTTACCACTTCATATACTATTCTATCAAAATAATACTTCATAATCATCTCTTCTTTTACCACCATAACGCATACTTTATTAAATCATATATTTTCCATACAGATTCTATTTTATCTATTACTTCTTGTTCTTTTCTTTTTTTATCAAATGGGTCTAATGTTAGTTCTAATCTTAATCCTTCAAAAATTTTATCTATGCATTCTTCTTGTGTTAATTCTTTCCCATTATATTCAAATGTGTAGAAACTTAAATTTACTATTCCTCTAGCCATTTCTTTATATTTACATAAACGTTCATATAATAATAAATTCATAGTAAAATTTAAATCCCATGTTTCCCTTTCATCAAAACCATCTTCATGTATTTCCTCCATCCAATATTTTTCTCTTGAATCACCTTTATTCCAACCCCAAGGAGTATCTTCTAATTTTATTCCTATTTCTTCAAGGTATTTTCTGCTCATAATTACCTCCTATCTTGATATTAAATATTTAATATCATCTGAATTACCATTTTCATCATAGATAATTATAAATTCTGCAAATAAACTTTTAATTTTCATTCGTCAATCCCCTTTATATTTTTTATTTTTTACATATCCATTTTTTCAATTAATTGTTTTAAATCCTCAAATTCATCAATTATATCATTTATATCTTTATGTAATTCACATTCTTGACATTCACAATTGCATATACTTTGACTATCACATATTGTTGTTACAACTAATTGTTTTATTTCTTCTAATTTATCTAACATTTCTTCTATATACATCATATTATCATCTTTCCTTTTATTAATTATTTTTAATCATCAATTTCCACTTCGTAATCATATAAAGCATCGTATAATTTATCTGGTATTTGTCCTTTAAAATAATCAGCAACCTCTTTTATATTCTTTTCTTTATAATACTTATATACTTCAAATCCTTTTTCTTGAGTATCGTACAAACCTAAGTACTCAAGTCTTGATTTCCCCGTCTCTGGATTAATCATGCGACAATATGCTTGATATTTACCATTTTTAGGCGATGTACCTATAACTGAATCTCCTCTAGTATTATCACATTTAATAAATAATTTATTTATTGTTTGTGGTACAAAGATACAAGTATCTGGGCTATAAATTTTATTATGTTTAACTAAAATATCTTTATCTAAGTTCATTCGTTGCCCTTCTACTTCATAGTAATTTTCTTCATACCATTCACCAAAGTTTTGAAAATTATGCCATTCTTCGTTAGCACTGCAATCCTTATAAGTTGGATACTTTTCATGATGTTTTTCATTATAACATCTTTCCAACATACTATGCCAAGTATCATAAACTCTAGTATGTTTACGATTTTTACTAACTTTATAATCACCTTCTCCAATGTATCCTACTCCATATATAGTTCTTTCATAAGGACATTTTATATTACCTTTTTTTAAAACACTATAATCTTTATTTTTGGCAGTCCAATCATATTGAGGAAAATATACATCTATATCATGCACATTCCTATACTCTACTATGACTATCTCACTACCAAAATTATTTATTCCTCTTTCACCTGTTTTATCTATTGTTTTACCCATTATATCTCTCCTTTTATTAATTATTTTTATCTATTGCTTAATTTTGTTATTGAAACATTTTCAATAACTCTTTCGTCTTTAGTTTCTAGTATATATTTAAAGTTAATCAAATCGTATATAACTCCAACGATTTTACATCTTTCTTTTCTTTTACCTTTTTCTTTATAATAACAATTATCTCCTATAAAAAACATAATATCTACCTCCTTATACATATAATTATATAACTTTTATTTATATTGTCAATACTTTATTAATTATTTTTACTTTAATGTCTTATCGATAATTTATTGCATTTTCTCTATTTATAAAGAAATGTATTCCAGTAGTACATTCATTCCATCTATTATTATCAAAATTATCTACACTTACTATTTCTCCAACTTTGTATATAAAATTACTATCATAGTTACTTCTTGTTTCTTTTATTTTTTCTCCTGTTTCAATATTCTCTATATCTAATACTTTAGCTTTATCACATCTACATTTTGCTGTGGTGGCACTACTTCTTTTAGAGTCATCTAATATTAACAACTTAACTATACATTTACTAGCTTTTTTATACCCTATAAAACTACCTTCTTTGGGACAAGCTAAATGATAACCAACGGTATAAATATTTGTCTTTATATCTTTTAAATTAGCACCTATTAATTTGGCACGTCTTAAATCTGCTTCTTCTAAATTAGCATATTCTAAATTAGCATAGTTTAAATCGGTATATCTTAAATTAGTTTCTCCTAAATCAGCATGTCTTAAATCTGCGTCTCCTAAATCAGCAAATTTTAAATCTGCATATCTCAAATAAGCATTTCTTAAATCTGTGTATTTTAAATTAGCATATCTCAAACAAGTATTACTTAAATTAGCATTACTTAAATTAGAATATCTTAAATTGACACCCTTTAAATTAACACCATTTAAATCAGTATTACTTAAATCAGCTCGTTTCCCACCTTCTCCTGTTAACCATAATTCATGTTCCTTTAATATTTTATTTAATTCTTCTTGATTTATATTTTTCATATTTATCTCCCCTTTATTAATTATTTTTAATTTCTTTTATTACATCTTTAATTAAATTAATTTTTCTATTAATTGTCACACTACTTACATTTAATGTTTTAGAAATATTTTTTTGTTTATACCCATCCATTAACATATCCATGATGAGATGTAATTCCTCTACATTAATCTTATTAAATTTATTAATATTTCTTTTTTTTATTATATTATCGAATTCATTCATTAATTCTACATATTCTATATCTTGATATTTTGTATCTATTGTTCCTATTGTTTCTAATAGAGTAGTCTGTTCTTTATCATCGTCAGATATATTAACATCCATGGATACAAGTATATCTTTGTCTTTATAAACATTATTTCTAATGTATACATTGTATGAATTATATATAATTGCACAAATAAAACTTTTTATATTTCCTTTAGTAGAATCAAATTTGTTTTTAGCACTCCAAAGCTCCAGTAATGAATGTTGAATCATGTCATCTTTACATCTGGAAAACCCATTATAATTTTTGCTGTAAATTTTTCCTGTTAATTCTAAAGATAAATTTATATATTCTGTATCACTTATCATTGTTTTGTTCATCACTTATCCCCCTTATTACCGTTAGTTTATTAATTATTTTTATTTATAAGCTGGGTCATCTTTACAGTCAATCTCCATTAGTTTTTCCCAAATATCCCATTTACTTTGTTCAAATGGACAATCCTCACAATCGAAATCTTCGTCTTGATATTCTTTAACAATACAACCAGATAGACATACTTCAGCTTCACTCAATATCAATATTAACGTTTCTAGCTCTTGGTCTGTTAATTTTAATGTTTTCATATTTATCACCTCTCTTTATTTTATATATTAAGCATAACATAATCAAATTATCTTTGCCAATTGCTTTATTCATTATTTTTTATTTCCGTAATTATATCACTTATTCTATTAACTTTCTTATTAACATTTGTACTACTCACACCTAACATTCTACTGATTTCTGACTTGTTATAACCTTCATATAGTTTATTAATTATGAAATGTAATTCATCTAAATTTATTTTTCTACTTGTATGTCTGTTTTTCTCTTCAACTATATTATTAAATTTATCTATAAACTCTTGTTTTTCAATATTTTCATAGTTGATATCTTCTTTAAGAAAATGACTAATTAATTTATTATATTCCTTTCTACAATCCAGTGATGTATCATTCATTGTATATATTCCTTCAGCAGAAATAACTTTACCTTTATTTTTATATACAAAGTCTCTCACATATTTTGTCATGCTCTTCCATGCAATAGCATTGAGATAAGTATTTAATGAAACATTTTTACTTTCATCATATCTTTTTATAGCACTACACATTTGCATATAAGCATATGATTGCATATCGTCTTTAAATAGAGAGAATGTTTTAAATCGTTTATTCCACATTCCTTTTGTTATTTTCATCATTAATTCCCCTTGTTCTTCTGTTATTCTATTCATCTTTATCCCCCCTTTTTTTTATTATATCTTATATTATATATTATATGAACTTACTTGCCAAAAGTCAATACCTTTGGCAAGATTTTATTAATTATTTTCTTCTACGTCTTTAGTTATACCCAAAAATTTTCCATTTATACTTTCCACCCATGTTATAAATTCTTCAATAAATCTTTCTTCGTCCATTTCAGATATAACAATTCCGTTTATTTCCACGCTGTGAGGTTTAGATTGTTTGACAAAATCTTTCCAATTTTCTTTATTCATATTATTCCTCCTCATAATTTATAATTTTTTCCCAACATTCTCTACATGTCATCTTTTCACAACCTATTACTTTATGTGTTTCTGGACAATCACATTCATAAGCAAGAGTATCTATAGCGTCTTCTTTAGACTTTTCACCATTAAAATAAGATAATAAAATGTCATATTGACGTATTGCTTGACTTACATGGTAAGCATCGTCCTTCACACTAAAAGTTAATTTTCTATATTTATCTAATATATTTTTCATAATATCTACCTCCTTATACTTATAATTATAATACTTTTTTATATCATTTGTCAATAAATTTATTAATTATTTTTCTAATCTGTAATTTCAACTTCATAATCATACATAGCATTATATAATTTTTGCAGTATTTTGTCCTTATAATAATCAGCAACCTCTTTAATGTTCTTTTCTTTGTAGTATTTATAAACCTCAAAACCTTTTTCTTGCGTTTCATATACACCTAAATATTCTTTTTTTTGATTTCCCTGTTTCGGGATTAATTATGCAACATTGTACTTCATACTTACCTTGATGGGGAGTTGTTCCTATAACAGATTCACCTCTAGCATTTTGTCTTTTGGTAAATAAAATATTAATAGTTTGAGGCACAAATATACAGGTCTCTGAGGAGTAGATTTTATTATGTTTAACTAAAATATCTTTATCTAAACACATTATTTCTCCTTCAACTTCATAATAATTGCTTTCATACCATTTAGCAAAATTTTGAAAGTTATACCATTCCTCATTTACTTTACAATCTTTGTAAGTTGGTTGTCTTTTTTGGTATTCTTCACTATAACATCTTTCTAACATACCACGCCAAGTAGTATAAACTCTAGTAGCTTTACCATTTTCGCTTACTTTATAATCACCTTCTCCCAAATATCCAACACCATAAAGACTTCTTTCATAAGGGCATTTAATATTTCTTTTTTTAAAATTTTGATATTGTACTCCTTTAGCAATCCAATCATATTCGGGAAAATATACATCAATATCATTATTTTTTCTATACTCCACTATGACTATCTCACTACCAAAATTATTAATTCCTTTTTCACCTGTTCTATCTATTGTTTTTCTTCCCATAATCAATTTTCCCCTCTTATTTTATTAATTATTTTTCAAGATTTCTACGTTGATTCCATTTTCTCTCACGTTGTTCAGCACGATTCAATACATCACATCTATTTTCTAAGAAATTAATAACTTCATTTAGAAACTCATCATTAAAATCATTGTTAATTTCTTTCGAATATTTTATATCATTTTCTACACAATCAGTAACTATTTCAAAAGCTTCTATTAATCTCATATTAATTTTCCCCCTTTATTTTATCTTTTGTACGTTATTATATTATACTTCTATGCACCAACTGGCAAAGATTACATAAGCCTCACCTTTATCATTGAAACAATAACCATTTTTTTCATTTACAACTTTAACAGGTTTACCGTCTATTGTTTCTTGCCAACCACTTGAAGGCATACCTAAATATTTTGATATTAATCTCTTATCAAATACATATTGTTTTCCTGTTTTAAATTCTTCTACTTTATACCCTAAACATTCAGTTTGTGAAGGAAGTATTATTTTCTCTTTACCATTTTCTTCTACATATCCTGCAAGTTCATCCATAAGTGTAACTAACTCCCCTTTATACACGTAATTTTTATTTCTGTCAAATAAATCAACTTTCTTCATATTATCAGCTCCTTTTTATTTTATCTTATACTCTAATTATATCATAACCAAATTATATTTATCAACTGTTTTATTAATTATTTTTTATATTTTTTTATTAATTTTAATTTCGATTCATCATAAGCTAAATATCCATTGTCTATTGATAAAGCATAAAACGGTTCGCATATTCCTTGAGTATCACAACTATCAATAACAGTTGCTACTTCTCCTGTTTCTATTATTTGGACTTTATCACCTATTTCAAATTTCATATTTACCAACTCCTTTTATTTATGTATTAAGTATATCATAGCCAAATCATCTTTGTCAACTATATTATTAATTATTTTTAGTATAATTTATAATATGTAATTAAATCGAATATACCTTTAGTTCCTCTTGTTTTGTACCAAGATTTAAATTGCTCCTTACTTATATGAGTATAAATTTTAACAACTTCAGAATTTGGTATATCTTCAAATATAACATTATTACATAAGAAGTTTTTAAATGTTTCATAATCTGATTGGCTATAAAGAGTATCTATTACTTTACAATCTCTTTGTTGGTTAAGCTTTATACTTCTAATTCTATTTTTGTTTTTTTCTATTATATTTTCCCCTTTGCAATTCATAGTTTTAATTATCATATTTCAGTTATTCCCCCTTGTTTTTATCTTATATATTAATTATATGATATTTATTATAATTTATCAACTGTTTTTATTAATTATTTTTAAAATCAATTAAAATAATATAAAGCCCATTGTTATACCAACTAAATTTATAAACATAAATGTTAATACATATTTCATATCTATCACCCCTTTAATATAAAAGTAGCACATCTTGATATATTTATCAACTAAAAAATGAACAAAAAAATAGACTAGAATTATCTAGTCTTAATATTACTAATTGTTTTAATCATTTATTTCAACTTTATAGTTGTATAAAGCGTTATAAAGAATTTTAGGTATTTGTTTCTTGTAATAATCAGCCACTTCTTTTATGTTACGTTCTTTGTAATATTTGTATACCTCAAAGGCTTTTTCTTGTGTATCATAATAACCTAAATATTCACCTTTAGACTTTCCAGTTTTTGGATTAATTAAACTACAATTCGCTACATATTTGCCTTTAAAAGGAGATGTTCCAATAACTGCTTCACCCCTATTATTTTGTCTTTTAGTAAATAATTTATTTATTGTTTGTGGTACATAAATACAAGTTTCTGGACTATATATTTTATTACCTTTACATAATATATCTTTATCCAATTCCATTCTCTCGCCTTCTATTTCATAATAATTATTATCACACCATTCTGCGAAATTCTGGAAGTTTAACCATTCATTACAAACCGTACAATCTTTATAAGTAAGTTGTTTTTCTTGACATTTATTATCATAACATCTTCTCAACATATTGTTTCATGTTTGATAAATTTTAGTAGCTTTACAATTTTCACTTACTTTGTATTTTCCCTCTCCAATATACCCTACTCCAAATACGCTTCTCTCACATGGACATTTAATTTTACCATTTTTAAAATTTTGATATCTTACACCTTTAGCAATCCAATTATATTGAGGAAAATATACATCTATATCTAGTGCTCCTCTATACTTTGCAATTATCATCTCACTTCCAAATGTATTAATTCCTGTTTCACCTGTTCTATCAATTTTATTTCCCATTTATCTCCATCCCCTTAATATTTTATTAATTTTAGATTATGCTAATTTCTTTAAATCCTCTTTTTCAAATTTTATTCCTAATAATTTAGATATTTCATACACACCTTTAGGTGAAAATTTTAATTGTGAATAATTATGTTCATTATTACTTCCTACAATAAGTTTATACCATGATTTATCTACGTCACTATATGGCAACCAATTCGTTCCCTTTTTGTATATTATTTTATTTTCATTTAATATCTTATTTAGTTTTTGTGCTGATGACAATTTAAATAATTTAGCTACTTGAGTTGAATTATATGTTCCTTCACTATTAAGAAAATCATCAAACCAGTTCACCTTAGGTTTTTGTTCTTCTATAGTATTTAATAATGGTTGTGTTTCTTCTTCTACTTTTAACTCTGCATACGTCACTATCCCATTCAATCTTTCTTCTACAGTTTTACCTTCTGTTGCTTTTAACAATGCCATAGCTTTTAATTGCTCGTTAGAGTTTATAATTTCTCTCATAGCGAAATACTCTCGTCTTAATTGTTTTCTTATTATTTTAGCTTTTTCTGTGTTCATAAATCCAACTAATAACATATATCCTTGTTCTGATAATAGGTATATATTTTTTGAATTTGCTATTTGTTGTTTAGTATAAATGCCATTTAAAAGTGAATGGAGATTCTCCATTGAGTTTTTTAAATCTAATAAATCTATTCCTAACTCAAATTCATCTATATGTTCATTAATTTTTCTATTAACTTCTGATAATTCAGTTTCATGTATTTCAGCTATTGTTTTGGCTAATACAACTTTTTGCCCTTCACTAAATCCTCCTTCAACTACTGGTATTTCTTTATCCATAAATTCTTGAGTCCCTTTTACTAATATTTCATTCATAATATTTCATCCCCTTTATTTATTATTTTTATTGATATTTCATCCCCTTTATTTATTATTTTTATTGATATTTCATTAACTTTATTAATTATTTTTTATCAACACTCAATTTACATCAACTCCTTTCTTATATTACTATATTAACAATTACTATTGAAAAATTACCTATGCCTATAAACAAAAAAAAGAAACTAGAGATTTTCTCTAATTTCTCGAAGAATTACATCCATAATATAAATGGTGATATTTAAAGCTTAACTCATTAGCATTCATATTATATCCATTTATATCAAGATAGCTCTTTGTATTTTGTATAGTCCATACAATATTATCTAATACTTGTAATACAAACATGTCATAGATTATGCCAGACTGATATATTCCTGTAGCTGTTAAGGTAACATTTAATCCTCCATGTTGTAATTCTTTTGTTAAAACAGTTAATTTTCCACTTAAATTACTACGTTTCATTGGTTCTAAACCATTGTTAGTATATCTATTACATAATGTTTTGAATAAATATTCACTATTCATGTTTAAGTCATAATACATAACATTTCTAGCTCTTGTTGTATTGACGTATACTTCTTGTTCTATCGTGTCTTTAACTAACTCTTTCATTATATCGTCGCATAGTATTTTATTTCCATTTACATTAATATAACTGTAGTCTTCAGCTACGTCAGAAACCTTAATTTCTAATAGGTCTTTGAATTTCTTACCTAATACTTTATTAAATATCATGTATATTAATAATTTATCTTGTGCATTTATAAGTGAATTAATTATATCTAATATTTGAGTTTTTGTGAAGTATTTAGATTCGTCGAAGTATAAACATTTTTCCATTAATTCATCTTCTTTTAAATCGTATTTAATTCCTTTTGTATCTAATACTTCTTTTAAAATTCTAAATCCATCGTAGAAACTACTTCTATTAATTGTCTTTAGATTTTTTATAGCAAAATCTTTTATTACTTCTTCATTTATATTTTTTTCACCTATTTCATTAATTAAATCATTCACTTTATTTTCCATTCTATTCATTTTAATTTGTTTATCACACATCTTAGTCATTTTAACTCCTTCCTTAGTTGTCTGCCTTGCTTATTATAACATATGATATCCTTAATGACAACTAACTTTATTAATTTTTCTTTTTATATATTATATACAAATTAGAGTTTAAATATTCACAATTTATTAATTATTTTGAAAATGAGCAAAAAAATAAGAGGTTAACTGACCTCTTAGAAAATAACAGTTATTTAATTTTATTAAAACCTTCATATATTAAATCATAAACTATACCTGTCCAAAATGTAACATTTATTATAACAAGAATACCTATTAATACACAAGTAAACATATTTTTAAATATTAAACATAATAATACTCCTGTCCAAATTGGTAAAAATAGTACGATTGATAAAAATACTCCAAATAATATATATTTAAAAATTAATTTAAAATTAAAACATTTAACCAACCCTTTCAATATATATTTCATAATGTCAAATAGTTGTTTCCAAGTTATATCATTCATAACTTAACCTCCTTTATTAATTATTTTTATTTATAAGTGGTATAATCACATATATAAATAACTATACCATTTATAATATATTTATCAATGATTAATTACCACACATTTTTAATCATTTATTTCAACTTCATAATTATATAATGCATTATAAAGTTTAGTTGGTATTTGTGCTTTATAATAATCGGCAACTTTTTTAATATAATTTTCCTTAAATTGTTTATAGACTTCAAAAGCCTTTTCTCGTGTTTCATAATAACCTAAATATGCACCTTTAGTTTTATTTGTTTTAAAATTAAAAATATGACAGTTTACTTGATATTTTTTAACTCTTTTATGATAATTCACTCCTATCGGATTATCACCTCTTTTACTATCACTTTTAACGAATAATATGTTTATTTTATCTGGTGCAAATACACAAGTTTCTGGTGAATATATCTTATTACGTTTAATTAATATATCTTTATCTAAATGCATCCTTTCACCTTTTACTTCATAATAATTATCATAATACCATTTAGCAAAATTTTGAAAGCACAACCATTCTTCTGAAACTTTGCAATTTTTATATGTAGGATGTTTCTCATGATATTTTTCATCATAACATCTTTTCAACATATCTGTCCAAGTTTGATAACATTTAGTATGCTTACCGTTTTTTCTTGTTTTATATTTACCTTCACCAATATAACCGACACCGTATACAGTTCTTTCATACGGACATCTTATTTTTCCTTTTTTAAAAGTACCGTACGTTCTATTTTTAGCAGTCCAGTTATACTCTGGGAAATATACATCAATATCAGCATATTCTTCATATCCTACAATTATCATCTCACTTCCAAAATTATTAATTCTTTTTTCGCCTGTTCTATCTATTGATTTTCTTCCCATAATATCGTCCCCTTTTTTATTATTGTATTAACATAACTTTAAGTAAAATTACCTATGTTTTAAAATTAGTCCCATGTATTTTCAGCCATAGCTTTTTTATTGTCATTGTCTTGGTGATAATAAAACCTAAAAGTTGTATTACTAGATGAGTGCCCTAATAATTTAGCAACTTCATCGCATGAATACCCACTTTCAACGTATTTTGTAGCTGAAATATGACGTAAATCATGCGGATTGAGTTGCTCTCCTGTAAATTCTGTTATCTTGTGTATAAGCTTTTCTAAGCCACCAATACTTATTCTACTTTTATAACTACTAAGAAATAGAGAATTATCCTTAGAAGGGATTTTGTTGCGTTCTATCATATAATCGTTATATAGTTGTAATGTTTTAGTACTTAGTACACAATTTTTTTCAGTTCCTCCCTTTTGAATTACTGTAAATTCTCCAGTATTAGAATTTATACTATCTATATTTAATTGTCTTAATTCACTATTTCTTAAAGCACAATTAAGCATGACTTCGACAATCAATCTATTTCTCATGTTCATATAATTTGGCTTTCTGTCGTATTCATTTTGTAAATAAACTCTTATTTTGTTTACTTGTCCAGTATCCCCTGTCTTACCTTTAGATTCAATTCTTAATTGTTTTAATTCCTTGCTGGCATTAAAGTTTATCAATCTAAATGCATATAGATAACCATAAAAACTTTTGCAACTAGCTATACGTCGGTTAATACTTTGACTGCTTAACCCTTCATTCTTTTTTCTATTCAACCAGTTTTGTAATATTACCACATTAGAGTTTTGTATATCTTCAATTGTTTTAAAGTTACAATCTTTAATCATTTCCTTTACTACTGGAATATATGATTTAATAGATTTTGGAGATAAGTTTTTAATATCCTGTAGATATTTAACATAATTATTTATTAATTTTTCCATATTATTATTAATATTTTTCATTATCTTTTCCTCCCTTTATATCTTATATGTATAAGTATATATCATGTGGTATATTTTGTCAATAGTTTTATTAATAATTTTTATAATCTTTTTGAACTATATAAAAATAGACCAGAACAAAATCCAGTCTGTAAGTTTATTAATTATTTTTACTATCATTTTCAACTAAGTTTTCTATATCTTCTTCGCTTAATTCTATATCTAGTAATTTTGCAATACCTAAAATACCTTTGGAACTCCATTTTAAAGTATCTCCAAATTCAGTCGCTAGTACTTTATACCATTCTTTTGGAGTAGCTTTGTATGCAGTCCACTTCTTAGAATTTCCTGGTTTATATATTAATTTTAATTCGTGTAATTTCTTATTCATTGCTACAGCACTTGAGAATCCAAATATACCTTTTAAAGCTGTAGCTGTATAAGTAAAATCACTATTTAAAAATCTTTCATATACATCTACTTTAGGTTTATCCTCTTCTATCTTCTCTTTTAATGGTTTCTTCTCTAATTCTGTTAATTGTTTACTAGCTAATACTCCGCTTTGTCCTCCATTATAAATTTCTAATAATAATTGTGCTTTTAATTGTTCGTCTGTAAGTTGTGGTTTTGGATTAAAATAGTTTTCTTCTAATGTATCAAACATTTCCCAGGCTTTATCTGTTCCTAACATTTTACAATGTCTTGATGCCCCTCTCTTAGTCCAAAGATACATAACAGAATTAAATTTAATTTCTTCATATAAAGGGTTATGAGAATTTCTCATTACCCCTTTAAATTCTTTTAATTCTTTACCTTGTAATTTGTAGTAATGTTTCTTTTCTTCAAATTTTTCTTTTGAATCATTAAAATTTCTAATTATATTATTTTCTTCACATCCATAAACTTGTGCTAAAGTCTTAGTTGTTATTACTATCTCCTCGTTAAATTTTATTGGTGTTAACTCATTCATAATATATCTCCTCCCTTTTATTATTAATTATTTTTATTATCATTTTAATTCTTTTACTCATCTTTTTACATATTTTAATCACGCCCTTTCTTTATTTATATATTAACATAGATATTATATAAATTACCTATGATTAATATTTTCCATAATCTTTTTTGTTCTTTATATGATAAAAGAAGGTGATTTCTCACCTCCTTGGTTAATTATTTTTTATTGCAATTTACCATTTAATGACGTATAGCTTCGTCTAATTCTTCTTGTGTAGGTTCTTCGTCTTCGCCATTCCATCTAAAGAAATCTTGCAATATTGCGTCATCATTATATTGACAGAATTCACAATTTACATCCTCATTACTGCATCTACCTTCAAATTCACAAATTTTAAACATAATCAAATCCCTCCTAATTAATTATTTTTATTATCATTTTAATTCTTTTCCTTATCTTTTTGCCATCTTATTCTTCGTCATCATTTACTAACCAACTTTTAAGTTCATTTAATTGACTTTTATATATGAAATTATAATTTTGTCTTTTTTGTATTTCTTTTGTTGCAAATGCAATGCTTTCAGCTTCATAAGACATATCATTTATATCTTTTTCTCTCCAATTATGCATTATACCTTCTATTCTGCTAAAATTATGTTTGATTTCTTTATTATTACTTTCTATTCTTTCTTCTAACTCTTTTATTTTTCCTTCAATTATATGTTTCATGTTTACCCCTCCTATTTATCTTTATATACTAATCATATCATAATTTACTATCATTTGTCAACACTTTTATTAATTATTTTTACTATCATTCACAATTATATCATTTAAATTAAGATATTTACCTTCTTTATTATCGTATATTTTTAATTCTCCACAATCAGCTCCATGTCTACCATATAGTAATAATTCAATCATCTTCCCTTTAGATAATCTATCTCTAACTCCTACAAGTTTATTACATTTAGTGCAATATATATGGTATTTATAAAATTCTTTTTCTAATTCTAAATTAGGAGTAAAGAATTCATCATCATTTACATTGTATTTATGACAATATTCTTTCCATTCTTTATAATGACTTGTATTTCTACCATGTTTCTTGTCAGACAATAAATGGATTAATTCATGTTGGATAACATGTTTAACCGTATCGTTATCATATGAGTTAATACGTTTACTAAATTTAAATTTCACTGGTTCTACAAACTTTCCATTTCTTTTATATTTGCCTGGTAAAGTAACCCATACTTCTTTTAAGCCTTCCGTCTACTGATATTGGAATTGTGTTAATTATATCCCCTATTATCATTTTATCATTTTTATCCATTTTTGACACAAAATCCTTCATGTAATTTCTTATTTCGTCTGATGTCCAAGTTTTATTATTTTTATTAATATTTCTATTCATCATTTTTACCCCCTAATATTATTTATTAATATTTTTTGGTATCATTTTGCAGGTTTTAAAGGGTTACCTGCAAACCTTTTAAAGATTATGGTAGTAATGTATACATACCACTTTTTAGCATCTTTATTAAACCAGTTAACGTTGTTGTACTAGTGTATGGAAATACATGTACTGGGTAATGCAAATAACCACCACTGTAGCTCATACCTGTATAAGTAATAATACCAGTTGATGTTGTTGATACTATAACCAAAGATGTTGGAATTTTGGATGATGCTATACGTACGTATTTGTGGCGAGTACCACGCAATGCTATTTTATAACCTACAAGGTAAGGCAACATTGTTGCTGGAGTACTAGATGCTTTTAGAGTACAAATTACTTTGCTTATGTGTGGTTTAACAGTTGCTGGAGTAAGGTATGTTATTACTGGTGATGTTGATACTGGTTTACTTGATAAACTTTTTGCTAATGCTAAAGTAGTCATTGTTATTGTACTAGGTAATGTTATATATTTGCTCATATTATAAAACCCCTTTCAATTATCTTAATCTTAATATTAATTATTTTTATTATCATTCAAGAGCTGGAAGGTTATTTAAAACCCTCCTTCATTGTTATCCTTCTTCATATATTCAAAGTCTCTAATTCTATATTTAATTTCGTATTTCATGTTATGCAGTATTTCAGAAAGACTATCAGTCAAGTCTTCCATTGTATTTTCCTTATCAATATCTATTATATCCTCTAATAGATATTGTATCATAATTAATTTTTTTTCTATATTTATTATATCATCATGAGTCAAAAATCTTGCTGTAGCATAGATACATTTTTCCTCTTGTTCATATTCGCAATTACCTCCCCACATCTTATTATAATCACAATTTATACATACGTTTTTATCCATAATAATTATCATCTCCTTATATAAACAATATCATATTTAGCCATCATTGACAAGAGTTTTATTAATTATTTTTCAACTAATTATAAAGAAAACTTAAATTCAATATCTTTGCCTAATTTGTTATCATACATTCTTATATTTCCATCATCAGTTCCATGTTTACTCATGTATATTAATTTCATCACTTGATTTTGTGATAATCTTGAATATCCTCCTAGATATTTACCACATAGCTTACAATATACATGATATCTATAAGCATCCTTTTCAATATCAATATCATTTTCAAAATACTGATTATCTGGAATACCATATTTATTACAATAAATTTTCCATATTTTATTATGTTCCATATCTTTTTTATATTTTAAATTAACAAGTAAATGCATTAATTCATGCCCTATAACATGTTTAATTTCATCATCATTATAATAGAATAATCTTTTACTGAATTTGAATTGCACAGCATTAATTACTTCTTTTGTTTCAATATCTATACTCATCGATACATAAGCCATATTTTTAGTCAATCTACCATCTATTTTTATAGGCAATGTTTCTACATATTTTAACACTATTTCCTTATCTCTAGCAGTCATCTTATTAGTAACTTCTAACATATAATCTCTTATTTTATTTTCATCCCACATAGTAACACCTCCAATTAATATATTTTACTATCATTGCCAAGAGCTTAAGAGGATTAATTAATCCTCTTATTAATTATTTCTTAATTGAAATATTATATGATGTCTTCTAAGTTTTCCATGACTCTATCTATAGTGTATTCTATGATATCTAAGTCGTATTGTTCGCACATAAACTCCCAGGCTTCCAGTTGACATTCTTGATATGTTGTTAAATCAAATTCTGAATATTTTTGCCAATCGTCGTAATATTCTTCTATATGTTCTTGTATTTCTTCTTCTGTTTCATAATCATATTCATCTATAACTTCATCATGTAACCATTCAATGTATTCGTCATAATTCCAGACTTCTACTAATTCTCCTAAATCCTCATCTGACACATCTGGATATTCATCCATTGTTATTACAACTATGCTATCTCCATTGTAAACATCCATTCGTGTTTCATTGCCGGTATAAGTTGTATAATCTACTGTGTCATCTTTAGATAAGATTATGTCATGTTTTACATAACCGTCAGTCCAAAGGTTTTTATGGAGTTCGCAATATAACTCTTTAATCTCTTCTTGTATCTTTTCTTCTCTTAATAAATTTAAGAATCTTTCAGATTTTTTCATATTTACCACTCCTTTATTTTTATTATCATTTTATATATGGTAGTATAGATTTTTCCATACTACCATATAATAATAACTTATATCATCATTTCTAGTCTACTTATTAATTCTGAGATAACATTATATATGAAATTTGAGTCTTCCATATCACAAATATAATTCCAAGTGCATAATTCCTCATCTTCATAACCTAATTCATTGAAATCCTTATATTCACTCATGTCGCATTATCCCAAATATACTGTTGTTTATCTATATTGCTTTCAAATATTTCTTCACATTCTTCCATTAGATAATTTACAAATTCTTGATAATCATCTTGTAATTCAATGTTACCAAATTCTATTTCTGGTACTTCTACATATTCATCAAGTGCTATTATTAATAGCTGATTATCTTTTACTTCATTTGTAGTTGTTATTGTTCCATCTAAATCTAGTACTATGTTGGTTTTAATTTTTCCATCATACCATGCTTGTTTATGAATCGTACAATAGCAGTCTATTATTTTGCCTTCTATTGTTTCGTCATTTAATAGTTTTAAGAATCTTTTAATATTATCCATTATCATTCCCCTTCATTCCCACTCTTTTATATAGACGAGTATTTAGTAGGTTCGCCTTATTTAGAACTTACTTATATTATAGTACTCAACTTGTATAAAGTCAAGTACTATTTTATTAATTATTTTTTACTATCATTTGCAAAATCTAGGATATACCCAATTGTTATATTGATTTTCTGATATATAACCTTCTTTACAAAGATAATCTGTGTAATCATTCCACGCTGTTCTTACTAATATTTTGTCTTTTTTATCTAAGTCAGGTAATGTTTCCTCTTTGAAAAATAATTCAGCTTGTTTCTTAGTCATGTATCTACTCATATCATTCACTCCCTTATTAATTACTATACCTAAAGTATAGCATATTTAAATTTTAATTGCAATAGTTTTTTTAAAATTTATTAACTATTTTAAGAGCTAGGCAAGAGTTTAACTCTTACCAATTAAATTTTTCATCGTATTCATCGTCATATATACTACGATAAGCTGTTTTAGATATCATTGCAAAATCGTATTCATTATCTACATCAGATATTTCAATGATATATCTCTTTCTATTATAAGATACTTGTATATCTGTAGCTCCAAAAGGTATGCTATCTAATACTTTTTTAATATTATAATAATTTAATTTATCTAATCGTTTATCCCAACAACCTATAACGAAACCTTCTTTTTTTAATTTTTCCTCAATTCTATCTCTATTTGTTTTCATATATAAAACACTCCCTTATCATTTATTATACTTATATTATATCATGTTTAAATATCATTGTCAATAATTATTTAAAAAATTTTATTAATTATTTTTGTAGTTGGTAATTAAAACTTCTATGCTTTTATGTCCATTATCTTTTTTATGATAATTACAATTTGAATAATCATAATTTAAATAATTTACATTGTATTTTTTACTCCAGTTTATTAATATTTCATTCTTATTTCCATTATGTTCTAACACGTTAGATATTGCAAACTTTATACCTTTTTCATTTAATTTATCACATAATGATAATAAATCTTTTTCAGTTTCTTCATTCCAACCTGTATTGTAAGTAGCTTCTGTTACTAAATATGGAGGGTCTAAATATACAAAATCATCATCCTTTAATTTATCTATATTTAATTTTTTAAAATCGTTATTTGTAAATTTTATATTTTTATTATGAATTGCGTTTGAAAAGTCTTCAAATTTCTTTTTTAAAGTTGGGTTAAAACTACTTCTACCCTTTCCAAAAGGCATATTAAATTCGCCTTTTTTATTGAATCTAATTTGATTATTGAATGAATAAGCTAATAAAGTATAGAATATATGCCATTTTTTATTACCATCATTGTAAGCTTTTCTTAATTCTAAATAACCTTCTTTGTTTTCTTTACTTAAATCATATTCGTTAATTATTTTTTCTATCATTTCGATAGCTTTCTCTGTATTATTATTTTGTATTCCTTTATATGTATCTATTACTTGAGTGCATAAATCATTGGCTATGATTTTATTAGCATTAACATTCACTGCTACATTACAACCACCTGTAAATAAATCTACAAAAGTGTTTATATTTTTTGGAAATAGTGGTAATATTTGATTTAATAATTTCCCTTTTCCACCTGTGTAATTCATTGGACTTTTAATATATTTTTCCATCATTTAATCCCCCTAATTAATTTTATATATAAATTATATCACGTTGCATTATTATTTGTCAATGATTTTATTAATTATTTTTATTACTGGTTTTAAGGATAAACCAGTAAACCTTTTATATTATTTTAAATGATTTAATATTTCTTTTTTACTCATTTTAGGAAAACCATTTTGTTGTATAAATTCATTTACGTGTCTATAAGTTGTTTGTGAATAACCTCCCCATAACATATTAAATTCACCATCTTTTATTTCAGCTACTTCTGTACCATAACTGTATAATGTTTTTTTATCATCATTTTCTTCCACAATAGCTTTACCATAAAATGATTTTCTACTATCAAATACGCATTCCAATTTATAACTCATATTATCAACCCCTTTATTTATTTTATATTTTAATTATATCACACATCATTTTATTTTGTCAAGAGCTTTTTTAAAAATTTATTAATTATTTTTACTATCTTTTAAAACTTCTTATTTACTACTATGGTTATATAGTATCATATTTAATTTTATAAATCAATAATAAATATAAACTTTTTTAAAAATATATTATTTTATATATAAATTAATTTTTATAGTTATGATTATTATTCTCAATAACAAATTAATTTATTTTGCTATCATTTTCAAGTGATAATAAACATATAAATGAAAAATATTATCAATTATAGATAAAATTATAAAATATCCTATATAATCCATTATGAAGGGATTTAATGTTCTATAAGGTATTTATACCTTAATCATTTTAAAATGCCTTAGAAGGGCGTTTAAGAGGTCAATTTTATTGAGCTTTTATAAAAATAACTTCTGGAGTTAATACTATTGTTAATGAAAATCATTATCATTTTATAGACAATAAAAAAGACTGGATAAAACTCCAGTCTACAAATATTTATTAATGTATTTTACTATCATTTAAGACAATCTAGAACTTGGGAATTACTCCCCAAACATACCCATAAAACACATATTATTATTTTCTAAAAAATCTATAAAATTGTTAATATATATTTCTGTATCATCTGATACTATATCACCTTTTACAAATAAATTGTAAATATCCTCTTCATATTTATAAGTTAAATTATTTGTTTTTCTTTTTAAATATTCTAATACGCTATTAGCTAAGTTATTATTATCACAATCCAATATATAACCTTCTATACGCATATATTATTACCTCCAAAATATTAATATATTCTGTCATCATTTTGATGACTAAGAACCAGGGCTTAAACGCCCTTATGATATTACACGGATTATATTATCAGCATCAACCCATATACCATATGTCTTACTTATTGGGTCGTTGTAATATACTAGATACAAATTGCAAAGTCCATATTCTTCAAAGTTGCTACTACGATTTACGTTATCGATTATTACTTCTTCATCTTTATCTATCATTGCACAAATTGTGTCATCATAATCCAATTCGCTCCCTATTAAACTTCTTAATCTCATTAAATCGTTGTTCATTTTAAAACCTCCTAAAATTTTATTAATTATTTATACTATCATTGGATAGCATTGAGCAAAGGAGAAAAATTATTCTCCTAATTTACTTCTTATTTCTCTACAGTCTTGACAAATACCGTCGTTGTTGTTTAATTGTTTACCGCAAAATCCACAATAACTGGTATTTGTATATTCAACTGTATAGTTATTATTGTTATTACTATTATTAGTATTACTATTATTAGTATTATTAGTATTACTATTATTGCTATCATTCTTATTATTACTATTATTAGTATTAGTGTTACTATAGTTTTTATTATCATTACTATTGTTTTTGCTATTATTATTATTGTATGTAGATTTTTTTGTAGTTGTTTTTATAACATAATCACTAGTGTTATTAGTAGCATAATCTTTATTATCTTTATTAACTCTATTGTCATGCTCTTGACTATCATCAAGAGGACGTTCATTAGCTGTTATTTTGTCATCTTTTTGTATGTTTATGCTAGTCGTTTCTGTATATGCATATTCTTTATGAGTATCATATTTAAATGATACTATTATTAATAATAATCCTATTAGAAATATAGCATTACTTGTTATACCTAATATAATCCATGATGTTTTTTTATTCATATTTACCACTCCTATTTAATATAATTTACTATCATTCAAGATAGTTGAGCTTGAGGGAAATAATCCCTCTTATTTACGCATCAATACCATTTTCAATTGTATTTTGTAATTCTAAAATATATTCTAATATCGTATTTCTGTTAATTCTTTTACTATCTTTTATGTAATCCTTTAATTCTTCTATTACTCTTTGTGCATTATATAATTGACTTTTTGTATAATCAAATCTTAATTCATAATTTTCTTTTTCATATTTATAATATTGAATATCTTCTTTAAGTTCGTTTATTTCTTCGTTATGAAGTCCTTCCATAGCTTCGTATACATCATCATCGATATTATTTTGTAATCCTTCTATACTGTTTACTATCATTCCATTATTTAAATAATATAACATAATATCAACCTCCAATAATTTAATATAATTTACTATCATTTAAGATAGTTTTGAGCTAGAGGGATTTATCCCTCTATATATCTAAATCTAATTTTATAACTAAATCTCTTAATGTTTTTTCATACGCTAACCAAGCTATTCTATTACTATCTATTGGAAATACTAGGTCTCCTATCTCTTGAAATAGCTCATTTAATATTTCTAAACATTCGTCAAGATAGTTTTTAGTAAAGTTTTTAGTGTCACTTGTATATATTAAACTTGTAACTATACCACTTTGGCAACCATAAGTTAACACGTCATTAATATAACCTTTTATTTCTTCATCATTGTCAAGGTCTGTTAGGTCATTTATAACAAATAATTTTATACCAGTTTCTTTTTTACCCATTTCTAATAATTGATTTCTTAAATTTTTCATAATATCATTCTCCTTTTTATTAATTATTTTTATATATTTATTATATATGATTTAAACTAAGAATTCAAGAGCTTTTTAAAAAAAATATTAATTATTTTTACTATCATTTAAGATAGTTTTGAGCTAGTAGGAGGTTGCCCTCCTAATGTTATATTATCATTCTTAATACTACTACAAATAGTATATGGTATTAAGAAAATCAATTACATCAACTACATTAATATTGAATGTATAGCCTATCAAATCAACTACATACATCAACATGATTGATATTTCATTTTTGAATATAACAACTCCTATTAATACTACTAACATGCATAATATTTTATTCTTCATAACTTAATCACTCCTAATTAATATAATTTACTATCATTTAAGATAGTTTTGAGCTAGAGGACTAGAATATAACTTCTAAGTCCTTATTATAGCGTTTCATATTCAATGTTGCGTGAATATCGTCAACGCTATTATAATACACTGTTATGATTTGTGCTGTTTTGGGTTCAATGACAACCTTCATTACACAATTTGTTAATTTACCGTCGATATTTACTGGAAATGTTTCCCAACTTTCCACTAATATTCTTCCATTACCTCTTGTTCTATTGTATTCTATGACATCAAATTCTCCATATTTCAACATATTACATATTGTTTTCATGTTGTAGCTAACAGTTGATTTTTTTCTTAAGTGGCTTGATGCGTATATACGTTGATGTAGCATGTTGTTTATTGCAATGATACATCTTTGATAATCATCATTTTTGAACTGTTTAATATATTTTTTTTCTTGTCTTTCTGTTTTTCTTATTGTTCCTTTTTTTATTTCACCTTTCAACATTTTTTATTCCCCCTGTTTATTAATTATTTTTACTATTATTTTGAGCTTAGGGAATAATAATCTATTCCCTAAATTAATATTAATAATATTCTATATCAAATCTAAGTTTGTCGAGTTCCTTTTGTTGTTCTGATGTTATTTTTTGTTTTCTGTCTAACATTATAGTTTCACATTCTGGAACTATTCTTATTAATTGGTAATTACGTTGTAATTTTTGGAATGAATGATTATCGTATGCACTTATTTTTGTAGCTCCAAAAATTATTCTATGGTCGACTGCCCTGTAACTACCATCAGATTCAGCATTTAAGTACTTGCCATCAGACAACATGTAGAAACTTGAATTTCCAAGATAACTGTCTGATACAGTGTTTTTTAATTCACATAGATTTTCATATCTCTTAACTAAGTTTTTTGGATTTCTTGTTTTCATTTTAAAACCTCCTAAGTTTTATTAATTATTTTTGTTACTAAAGAAGGGCTTTTAAAAGGTTAGCCCTTCAGAATTCTTATAGCATATATCCCAATTGGTGCTTACATTCTTCTAGGTAAGCTAATTTTATTTGACTTGCCACTCTCTTACATTGAGTTAATTGCTTCTTTGAAAGGTCTCTTCCTTCTCTTACTGTTTTTGCGAATCCTTTAATAAATCCGAATCCATTTATATGTTGCCCAACATTTTCTGGGATTATCAACTTCAAAGTTTCTATCATTTCTTCTTCTGTATCGAAATATTCTGTATAAGGAACTTTTGAATTTAATACCTTTGTTCTGTCTACTTTTGTTATTTCGTTGTCTATTTCTTCTATATTTGTCATATATTCGACTACTGGTTTTGTAGGTTCTACCATGTCGAAATCTAAGTTCAATATTTCTTCTATACTCATATTTGAGAAATCTAATTCTTTTTTATTCATATTTACCACTCCTAATTATTAATTATTTTTGAATTTTTAAAATTTAAATTCTAGTTAATCAACTAGAAAAAATCTAATTGATTAATAACAACTTAAATTTTAAAGGCTAGATAGAAATAAAAGATTTAAATTTACTTTGATTTAACTTTGGAGGATTTACTGGTCGCTCCTTACTCCCTTATAGGGCTATTACTTGTTATTATGATAGCAAGTGAAAAGTTAGCCAAAGTCCAGTGCAATTCTGGTTATGTCAATATTTAATTGTCAAGGTATAATTTTTTCTTTAATATTTGATAGAGGATATCAAGTATTAAAGTTTTGGATGTGATTTTTATATTTATGTTGTAACAAGGTTGTCTATTGATTATTAATTCAATTGTAGTACAAGTTATATTCTTTTGTCAAATACTTTTTTTAAAATTTTATTAATTATTTTTGTTGCTTGATGGTTAATTGGGTAACCTCCCTTGTCTGATACTTATGTCTTACTTTGTTGTTGCTTATTTAATTTTATAATTCAATGATATACATTTTTGTTATTCCCGTCAAGCATTTTTTTAAATTTATTTTTCCCTAAAAAAGTATATAGATAGAAAAATGATAAGTAAAAATGCTACAAGTTAGTGATATCAACTGTTTAAGCTATATTTTAGATATCTACAATAAAAATAAAAGTTTATATATAAATAAATTTTTATAGCTAAATACTTTAATTTTTTAAGTAAAAGATAGACTCCACGGTCAAATAGTAAAGTGTTCGACAAGTTTTACTTTAAAAAGTGATAGTATAAAAAAGGGTCACTTTATTTATTTAAGTTAAGATTGCTATAAAAATAAATTTATACGATATAAAATAATTTATACATTAAAATATAATTGTATCATAAAAGATAATTTTTACATATAAAAATAAATTTATATGGTTGAATTGTTGTCGAATAGCTTATATAAGTAAAGTACATTGTGTCGAATACTTTATTTATTGATAGTGGAAAAAAGGGTCACAAATTATTTTAAAGCAAAGAGTGCTATTTACTTTATTTAGTAAAGCTATAAAAAAGTATTTTATCGTACAAAATTATTTTTATGGAATACTCCATTTTAAAATTGATTTTAAAGTTTAATAAATAAAGTTGGTATTAATTATTAAGTTTAACTTAATTAAATAAAGCAGAATGATAATATCTCCTTTAAAATATTAAGGTAAATCAAGGATTAGCTTTATTTAATTAGGGAAAATATAAAGATTGTTTTATATTGTAAAGTTATTATAAAATACTGTAATCGTTGATATTACTAGCTTTAGAGTAATTCGACGAAATTATATATAGTTTATATAGTAAAGAGAACAAAAGAGAATAGCTTAATTAGTTAATATAAATTAACATTATGCTTTATTATCTTAATTATCATAGGTATATTTATTAACTATCTAGCATTATCAAGCATTACAGGACTTAGGAAAATATACAGGAAAACAGTAGAAGTGTTTATACAACTAGGATTGAATACCCTACATAGGTATACACAAATAGAATAAAATAGAAGAATGTAGCAATTGCAACGGTTTCACGCTTTACAATATACCCACTATAGGTATAGGATGCAGTTATTGCAACGGTTGTATAGTATTGGGTAATATAGGTAAACCGTAGAACATTTTAGTGTGAACACTTTAGGAAAATAAAGGAAAACAGAAAATCACTTTAGATTATTAGGTAAAACGGGATAACTAGGAAAAATGTAAAATGGAATAAAATAGAAAATTTTTACTTGTGGATAACTTGGTAAAATTTTGTGGATAAGTTTGTGAATAACTTGTGGATAAGTGTAATAAGAACGATATAGATTGAATAGTCGTAGTTGTTGATATTAGTAGGCTTGATATTGTTGTTATTATTGTTATTGTTTAGTAAGACTTGCTTTCGTATGTATAATATACAACCTGTGGATAACACGTGTAAAGATTGTGGATAAGTATACAACGTAGTATTGAAAACTACATTACATAGACAAGCAAACCACTTTATAAAATTAAGAATGTACGATTAATTAATACTTAATCGTACATTTTGGCAAAGGAATTTTTTTTTCAAAGGGCAAGAAATGTTGATATTTCAACATCTAGGGGGTGGTATCATATTCGGAGGGGCTTGACAAAAATTTTATTCTGTGTAGTAGTTTACCAACTACATGTCATAAAAATACCGAATTACATTTTTAACCATTTCTATAAACTCCTATCTTTACAACATTAACATATTAACAAATTAAGAATACTAGGAAATTAATGAGTATTTGCAATACTTCATTTTATCTAATCTAAAATATTAAAACTAAATATTCTTGTATTACATTTATTCTCGGGAAATGATATTATAAATATGTTATTTTACGTTTATAAATTAATACTTGATTTAATGGGAATTTAATAGTATATTTAATATATTGGAAATAAATGGGAAGATACGATTTTAATCGGATATAATATACCACCATCACGTATTAATTTATCTATATAAACCCATTAGTTTTACCGTATCAAACCATTGAAATGCTAAAAAAAAGAGTGTGTAGTACAAGCAATAGCTGTATCACACACTCTTTCTTATATTATAATATACATTTGTCTAAATACTCTAAGTTACAGTTTACACACATAGTTTTAAGAATTTTATTTCTAGTTTTACCTTGTAAGTCACTTATAATAAGTAGAGAGGGAATAGTTTGCATACCTTGTTCAATCACATATTCTTTAATAGGATTAATATCTGTATATTTATCTATACAATCTGATAATCTTCCATGCAATTGAACTTCTATTAATAAACCTTTCCTTATTATAGTATTGTCTTTTTTATATCTAATTATAATATAACCATCTGCTATAACATTACCCAATTGAACATTTCTATCTACGTATATTATTTCCACACCTAGTAATAATAAATTATATACTAATTCAGTTATATACATATCATGCCTAAGCAATCTTTCATTAGGTTTATTTTCAATATAATAAATATATTCTCTATTATATATTCCACTTCTAAAGCGTTTTAATTGCTTATATTCTACTAATTTATTAGCTCTTCTATCCCAAGTTGTATTAGTTAATCCTGCAAAGAATAAATTTCTTATATGTTCCGTTCTACACATAGTAACTAAATTAATAAAGTTTAATACATTTAAATCTCTTTCCGTCATATTATCACCTCAATATAATATATGTATATATTTAAATAATGTTACTAAAATATTTTTTCAATATATAGGAAACATTTACTACACACTTGCATATAGTTAAGTAAAAGGAGATGATAATATGAGTAATGTGATAGAACCTTTAACAAATACTATTTGGGATACAATAACATTATTATGTAAATCAGCTTTAGATGTATTTAATATTAAACATATTGATTTTACTGATTTCTTTAATAATATCAATATGAAGAATGCTTCTGGAGATATACCTAAGTTAAGAAATAAATGGGAAGACGAAAACTATAAAATATATGAATTTATAATACCTACAGGGATGACTATAGACGATTTTAATAATAATAAGAATAAGTTTTGTCATTTATTAAATAAAGAAAAGGAAGATGTTAGTTTTAAAAAGAATGGATATTATATTCAATTAAGAATTAAAAAGGAAGAGATAGTGTGTGCTGACTTTGATTTAGAAAAACATAAAGCTAAAGGATATAAAATACCTATTGGAATTAATTTAGAAGATTGTAGTATTAGATATATTGATTTTAGTGAGCCTTCTAATGCACATATGTATTTAGCAGGAGCTACTAGATGTGGTAAATCTAATTGTTTAAGAGTTATTATATCTCAATTAGTTATGAAAAGAAAATGTGACGTTGTGTTAGATTTAATCAATGAAAAGAGAGTAGATTTATTTGAATTTAGAAACTGTAAAAATATAATTCATTATACAGAAAATAGAGATGAAGCTGAAGATATATTATTCGATGCTATTCAAGATATAGATAAAAGATATGAACTGTTTACTTATAGAAATTGCACTGATATATGGCAATATAGGAAGTTTAAAAAAATGCCTATTAGATTTATAGTAATAGAAGAGTTATCTTCTTATATGAAGAATAAAGATTTTCATAATATGTTAGCTTTAATAGCTAGTAGAGGTGCAGGAGCTGGAGTGTTTTTAATATTAACTACCCAATTACCTTCTAAAGATATATTACCTAATATAACTAAACAGAATATAAATATCGTTATAGGTGGTAAATGTAAAGATGAAATTAGGTCTAACATGATAATTAACTATGGATATTTGCATTTATTAAGAGGAGCAGGGAACATGAGAGTGTTTGACTATGAGGAATATGGTACAGAAATACAAACTTTCTATATTGACAGAGAGACTGTACTTAAAATATGTGAAAAATACAGTAAAAAGAAATAAGGAGGGGTAATTATGAAATATGAATTATATGGATATATATATGATATAGATAATTGTTGTGAAACATTTTATAGAAAGAGAGCAAAACTTAAAAATAAAGAGGAACTCAAGGAAGAAATTGAAGAGTTAAAAGAACTATGCAATAAAAAACCACAATATGGATGTGAATATAATATAGTTAAAAAATTATTTTAGGAGGTTGATGGTATGAGAGAAATTTGGGAAGTAGAATGGGAAATGAAATCAAGAGATGGAAGAGAAATAGTTGGTGGAATAATCAAAGAAAACTCATTGAAAGAGTTAGAATCATTGATGGAAATTTATAAAGATAGGTCAATACGTGAGAAAATTTTAATGAAAGCTCCTAAATTTGGTGAGATTGTTAAGAAAAAATACGAATAAAATGCTAAAATTTTAGTAAAAAATGAGTAAAAATGCATAAAAAACGTTAAAAAATGAAGAAAAATTGCTTATTTTTTATAAAAACAAAAGAAAAAGCCCTAAAAAGGGCTGATTATTACATCTTTTGGGGATAAAATGTAATAATTTGATTAAAATTGCAAAATTTTCTATGATATATGCTATCCTTGTGATTCTTATGAGAGTACACTACATTATGATAACATATAAAATATATTTTGTAAATATGTTGATTAAAATATACTTGTTTTTATAAATAAGTCAGTATAATACTTAATTTTATTATTTAATACAGCTTTAAAGTAAGGATATACATTATAATCTATTTTATCTACATTAAATTTAGATAATGTTATGTTGACCGATTCAATAAAAGCCTGTTTCATATCTTCATACGTAAAATCTATTAACTCAAAATCTTTTTGAAGAGACGATATACAATTATTTGATATTAAATTTTTATTAGGAATGTATAATAAAGATGAAGTTTGTTTGATTTGTTTCTTTTTAAAATATACTCTTTCATCTAAATCTTTCACATGAAATGTTATAGATTTTACACTTCGTCCTTTTTTATTTTCAGTATATGATAATTCAAACATTCCAGTATTATTTAATTCTTTTTTAGCTCGTTGAAGAACATTTCTTTTAAAATCAGCATACAAATTATATTTGTCGTTTAACATTAATAAATCTTTTAATTCGTCTAGTTCATATGTTATATTTTCTTTTGTATTACTCCATAATCTAAGAAGGTCATATAATCTTTGGCTATATATTGATTTTAAAGTTAAAAATATTTTCATATTAATAGGTGTATAAGCTTTGTAATTCATAAGAAGATAATAAACTTTATCAATGACAACTATTTTAAATAAATCTTCTTTTTTATTATATTCATACCCAGCTATAATACTATATTTACAGCTCCACTCACCATCTTCTCTAAAGTATATTTTTTCATCTAGCATATTATCTAATACTTTTTTAATACCTGGAACTGTTTTCTGTGTTTTATTTGAAATAAGATTTTGAAATTCTTGTTTACTTATATAACAATATGCATTACCAGACTTAGCCTTCTGAAGTTTATACAATATGAAAATAAATATATTATTATGCATGAGAGATATGTTATATCTAGCACTAACTATCGTATTATTTTTCATAAGTATTTGATTTTTACTCATATTAAACCTCCTTAATTACTCATAGTTATATTATAACCCTTAATATCTCATATTAATAGTCCCTTATTTTAACATATTTAAAATTATTATGAGTAATTAAGGAAATAAAATAACCTTAAAAACACATATTTATAAATGAAATAATACTTAATTTAACATATTTGTTCCTTAAAAACACATATTAAAACCTTTAAAACTCATATATAATAGTCTGAATACAAGTGATATCAATATACATAGGCACTCTAAATACTATTAAATACTAAATTAAATACTATATATATTAAAAATAATGTAATTCATAGGTAATTTTTTTTATTATTTATGTTAATACATGAATATAATACATATATTTGGAGTGTTTTTGTAATGGTATTAAAGAAGCTTAATAAAAATCTTGAGGGACAAACATATTTTTTGTAATTCATAGGTAATTTTTAATACACTTATGTTAATACAATAATATAAAATAAATAAAAAGGAGTTGATATTATGTGGAGATATGCTGGTAAAAATAGTGCAACATTATCAGGAGCTGTGATAACTGCATTTATATTATTTAAAGCTATGAAATATTCAGTTATAGTTGGTGAAGCATTTGGAGAGGTGGCTTTCATAATAACATTAACAGGAATTATGTTTCTCCCTATGATTACATTACTACTAATGGTAGTAATTCACGATGCTATAATTAAAAAGAGAAAAGATAAAAATCATAAGTAATTTTTAAATAACTAATGTTAATATAATAATATAAGAAAGGAGGTGATAATATGGAAAATAAATATAAAAGAATAATAGCAATAGATGCTGATACAAAAGAAGAATTAGGAAATGTATATGTAGCAAAAGACGAAGAGCTTATTATGGGGACTAAGAAAAAGTTATCTAGTAATCAAAAAGATTATTTACAAAAGAAGGACGTTATGGGCGAGATGGCTGAAACTCTAGGTGGATATGTTCATGTATTCTATGTTAAAGATGAACTATTATATAATAAACTAAATCTGAATCCAGCAGATGTAAGTAGATTTCTTTATTTGGCTACATATATAAGCTATAACTATAAAGATGGCAATATGTTAGTCAAAAAAGAAAAAGGACAATTAAAACCTATGATACAAAAAGATATAATGAAATTAATGAAATTAGGTAAAACCACTTTCTTTAGTTTCATAAAAGAAATGAAATCTAAAGAATTAATAATTGAAAAAGACGGTGTTTTTTATATAAACGAAAAATATATTTCAAAAGGTAGAATAAAAGATAATAAAGATAGTTATATAAGACTTTACATAGATACAACTAGATATTTATATGAACATTGCACAACCACAAAACACAGACAATTAGGTTATGTTTTACAATTATTGCCATATGTTGATTTCGAGACAAATCATATCTTAATCAACGATGAAAAAGCTGAAATTAGAGATATTATGAAATTACTAGGTTTATCAGCGAACAACAAGCAATCAATAAATAAATTTAAAAAAGCACTGTTAAATTTTACTATAAATTATCAAGATAATGATTATTTTCTATTTGGGGCGCATACATATGAATATGGTAAAGAATTTAGAACATATTTTGTAATCAACCCATTAGTTTTATTTGCAGGTAACAATATAGCATCAATGCAAGACGTTTGTAAACAATTAGTCATTAAACCATAGGGTCAACCTAAATTGAACCAAATTAGGCTATGGTCAACCTAAATTGAACTATCAAAATAAAAAACAATACATAAAAAACGAAGTAAACACTAAATGAGTATATATTAATATTAGACTATAACTATTAACAGTAGGAGTGATAAGATTGAGTGATTATAAAAATAATTTGATTTTTAAATTATTATTTATTACCTAGGGGATAGAATTGTAATTATTCGTAAAGAGTTAACATAAACCATTAACTCTTTCCTCTTCTTTCTTAATTTATTCATTTCATTCATAAATACGAAAGATTAATAATAAAATTTAAATTTATAGGTAATTTATTGCACATGAACGTTAATATACTAATATAAGGAGGTGGTTAAATAAGATATAGTTAAAATATCTAATGAGAGCTTTTCTAAAAGCTTTCAATTAAAAATAGAATTAGTTATTCAAGAAAGAGATAGAATTGCTTAAAATTGAATTTAGGAGGTATAAGCATGAAGGTGTATATTGTCACAGAAATATATTTTAGTGAAGAAGGAGTTCATAAGAAAGTTAAATGTGTTTGTAAGGATAAGAATACAGCTAAAGATAAAATGAAAGAATATGCAAAGAAACAACTAGAGGAACAATTTGAATATGAAGATTGGGCAATAACAACGATAGAAGACGATAAATGTATTTTAGACAGTATATACGAATCGCTTGTATTTAAAATAAATGAATGGGAGGTGATATAGATGAGTAGGATATCCAAGATAGATAGGGTTATAAAAATAGAAGAAAAAATTAAACAAGCAATTGAAGAAGGTAAAAATAAGGAACATATAGAAAGATTGTTTTCAAGCTTGGAGCGTATTGAATATAAAATTGATAGAATAGATGATTATTCAAAGTAGAAAATAATTAATAAAAAGGAGATTAATATATGAATTATAAATTCAAAGAAGATATTGAAAGAGGGGAAATAGGAGAAAATATAATATATAATTATTTTATTAATTTATCTAATGTCAATAATGTCATCGATGTTAGAGATGATGAAAAATATAGAGATATGGATATAGATTTTATTGTTATATTTAGTAATGGGGAAAAATTAAATATAGAAATTAAAACCGATTATGAGGCGCATAAGACAGGAAATTTACCCTATGAATATCGAAGTAATATAAAAAATAACACAATAGGATGTTTAGAAAAAACAAAAGCTGATTATGTATTTTGGTATATATATGAAAATCAAAAGATATATAAAATGGATATCAAGAGTGTAAAAAAATTTATACACTCTTATAAAAATAAATATTCTCAAATAGATATGGGAGATAATGCTAAAGGATATTTATTACCTATCGAATGGTTAAAAGATGAGGATATGATTGAAGAAATACTTTGTAAATAATTAATAAAATAGGGGTGGATAAAATGTCAAGAATTTACTTTAACAGATTTTTCAGCAAAATAGATAAAAAGGGTATATATGATTATGCAAAATTAGATACAAATATAAATGATTTAGAAGGGAGAATACAATATGTATATGATTTATTAAATATTATAAAAGATAAGAATGGAATAGAATTTAGTAATGATGAATTTTGGAATGAAATATTTGAACAAAGACCTAATAAAACAAGTTATATAGATTTAATACCTAATAATGAAACAGAACTATATTCTGATTCAAATATAGCAAAGACTTTAGAAGCTATAGCAAATTATATAATGTGGTGTGACCCTAATAAAAAAAAGAAAGAACATATTAAAATATATGACAATGAAAAGAAATTTCAAGATGCTATATCTAAAGATAGAAAATATTTTGATACATATGGAGAATCGGTAGATGACGGTGTTATTATATTAAGGAGAAAAGAAAATTACAAGAAAGCTAAAGATGAAAAAGTTACAGCTGAAGATTTAAAAAATTATCCAGAGTTAAGAGAATATAAAAAAGAAATAGATAGATTGAGTTCCTACATAAGAGAAGATAGATTGGATGAGTTTATGGAGTACATGCAAAACAAAGGACACACTAAGATTAAAACGGAAAGACAAGCTAAATCATTTTTAGTAAACCACATAGGAGAACTTAAAAAAGACATGCTACAAGCAAAAATAGAATTAGCAAGACCTATTGTTTGGAAAGCTCCATTAAAAGATGCAGGGGAGCCCGATTGGGACGAACTTGATGAATTGGATTCTACTCATATGAAAGCTTTATTGCAATTATATAGAGAATTAGAAGTGTATGATTTTCAAAGCGATTTAGGATGTATATTCAAAGATTTAGAAGATGTACTCAATGAGGTTAAATTAACTGAAAAACAAGAAGAATTATTAAATTTATGGATGAAAGGTATGACGGTAAGTAAAATAGCTAAAGAGTTAAATAAAAGCGTAGGTACAGTGAGTAAATATTTAGACAGAATAGTTAATAAAATAGTTGAGGTATATGAAGAAAAATTGGAAAATTGGTATTATTTAAATATAAGAAAAGGAGAATATAAACGTTGTAATAAATGTGGTGAAGTTAAATTGATTAATAAATTTAATAAAAATGGAAGTAAAGGAGTATTATCTATATGTAAAAAATGCCGATAAAAATAGAATATTTTAAAAGTGTGCAAAATATACTACTTTTTTCCTAGTATAAATAGCGTATTTTGTGTAAGGCTAAAAAAGCCTACAATATTTGTTATTTTTATTAATATTTTATAATTTATTAAGGGGGTATGTTTTATGGAAATAAACGTAGTAAAAGAATTACAAGGAGCTTTAGAAGAAAGAGGCTTAAAAGTATCTCAAGCAGAGGCTAGAGAGGTACTTAAAGCATTAGAGGATACTGTAAGTTCTATATATGAACAAATGGAAGTAGGAGACACAGTTAGTATGGGAATGTTTCTAGTTGATAAGAAGATACAAAAGGGTAGAGAAGGTGTATTAAAAACTAAAGAAGGACAAGCTACACCTTATAAAACAGATGATAAAGTTACTGTAAAGGTTAGACTTAAAAAATCTGTAAAAGAAAGAATAGAAGAATAATTAATAAAGGGAGGATAAATATGAAAATTTTAAGAATGGATAGAGGAAATGGTAAAACTTTCCACTTGATAAAATTATCTGCTATCCTTGATTCTCCCATAATATGTGCTACAGAACAAAGTAAAAAATACATATTAGATAAAGCAAAAGAAATGGCATTAGAAATACCAGAACCGATAGTGGTGAATAGAAATAATTTTGAAATAGTTATGAAAGGAAGAAACACAGATTTATTAATAGATGATTTAGAATTAGTATTGAAAGGTTTGTTTGGAAGCGATGTGGTTGTTGCAACAACAAGTGAATCTGTTTTAGAATTTTAAACGGGAGGAAAAGAGTAATGTTTAATAAATATTATATTTTCAATGAAGATACAGACAATAAATTAAAAGAGTTGGGATTTGAATTAAATAAGGATACATTAACGTATGAAATGGTATGTTATGATTGTAATAGAATAATAGCATATACGGTAAATGATAAGAGTGCAGGGGTTCAAAGAATATACCCTACAGGTGTACATAGTAAAATATTTAAAACAGATATATATCGTTTTTATAATTTTGAAGAGATAAAATCGTCGTTAAAATATATGCTTGAACAATTGGTTTGTAACAATTAATAAATGGGGAGTGGTTTGATGATATTTAAAGAAGGAAAAACATTAGAAATAAAAGTATCAAGAGTTAAAGAAACTGATAATGGTATTATTATTGAAGAACTAGATAAAGATGGTTATGGTTTAGAAACTTTTTCTTTGGAAGATTTATTTAGTAATTTTATTGGAGAGGATAAAGTTAAAATTAAGATAGAAAATGTAATTGAAAGATAATTAAATAAGGGAGGTACAAAACCTCCCAATTATTTTTTTGTTTATTTGGAGGAATTATGAATAAAAAAGGATTAATACAGGATTGTTTAAATAAACTTAATAAATTAAACGATATGTCATGGGAAGATATAAATAGAAAATATGAAACAGATTATTCAGATGACCATTTAAGGAAATTAGCATATGGATTTAAATTATATTCTGAAACTATAAATGAAAATGATGTAGATAGCAAAACATTAGCTGAAATAAAAAAGAAAAAAATAAAGTTAACTGATTTAAGGACAGAAGTGAATAGACAATTAAGAGGGTTATCTAGAATGGAAAATATAATGGATTTAATAAGAGAAGAAATTAATAATTTAAATTTAAGAAGTCCATTATTAAATCGTTATGTTTTAAAAGAAGATTCAAGTGGAAAAGACGGAATTTTAATATTAAGCGATTTACATATTTCTATGACTGTAGAAAATTCAGTAAATAAATATAATAAAGATATAGCTATAGAAAGGTTAGATAAAATAATTAATAAAACAATAGAACATTGTATTGATAATAATATAGATAAATTGCATTTAGTATTGAACGGAGATTTAATATCTGGTGAATTACATAATAGTATAAAGCTATCTAATCAAGAATCTTTAGTAAAACAAATAGTAAGTGTTAGTGAAATAATATCACAGGTAATAGAGAAATTATCAAATTATTTTTATTTAACTGTAACTCAAAATAATGGTAATCATGAAGCAGTAGAAATGATGAAAGATGATAGAAGTAATGGCAACAATTACTCTATGTTATTAAATGAAATGATGAAAATGAGAACGTCAAATCTATCTAATGTTGTATTTTTAGATTCAATAAATGACGGTGAATTATCTGTAATGAATGTGAAAGGAAATACAGTTGTTTCGTGTCATGGTGACCAAGTTAATTTAAATAAAGTAAGTGAACAATTATCTATGGTTATAGGTAATGAAAATATAGATTTAATTTTATTAGGACATTATCATCAACCTAAAATGTTTTCACAATATAATACGGATATATATGTAAATGGCAGTTTGATTTCGACAGATGATTATGCTATGAAGAAAAAATTATATAACAAACCTTCTCAAACATTATTAATAGTTGATGAAGATGGGGTAGTTGCAAGTTATGTAATGAAAGTTGAATAATTAATTAAACCACTCAAATAAGAGTGGTATTTTTATTTTAAGGATTGAAATGATATTGATAATTATATCAGTATTTTTTGAGTCTTTAAAATAAGGCTCAAAAATTAATTTCTCCCCTTTAGGTTACGGCTAAAAACTCCTTCCATTAGTCGTAACCATTTTTTTCATTTTTAAAAGGAGGATGAAGAAATTGCTAAAGAGTTACAAAACGGAAATAAACCCAACACAGGAACAAATACAAAAGATAAATAAAACAATTGGAACTTGTAGATTTATTTATAATTTTTACATCGCTCATAATAAAGAACTCTATAACAAGGGCGAAAATTTTATGACGGCAAAATCATTCAGTGTTTGGTTAAATAATGAATTTCTACCAAATAATCCGAATTATTCATGGATAAAAGAAGTAAGTTCTAAATCAGTTAAAAAGTCTATGGAAAATGCTTATACTGCTTTTAATAAGTTTTTTAAGAAAAAAAGTAAGTTTCCTAGATTTAAGAAAAAGAATAAATCTGATGTAAAAATGTACTTCGTAAAAAATAATCCAAAAGATTGTTTCTGTGAAAGACATAGAATTAATATTCCTACTCTTGGATGGATTAAATTAAAAGAAAAGGGATATGTTCCTACTACTAAAGACGGATATGTAATTAAAAGTGGTACAGTTTCTTGCAAAGCTGGAAGATATTATGTATCAGTTTTAATTGATACTTCTGATACAGAAAAACCACAATTAAATGATTTTGGATTAGGAATTGATTTAGGTGTTAAAGAATTTGCGGTAATTAGTAATGGAACTGTAAAGAAAAATATAAATAAAACTGCTAAATTAAAAAAAATAGAAAAACAATTAAAAAGAAAACAGCGTTGCCTATCGAGAAAATACGAAGGATTAAAGAAACGCAACAATAAAATGAAAGGAGAAGCCACTAGGCAAAATGTTAAAAAACAAGTCTTAAAGGTACAGAAACTTTATCAAAGAATAAATAATATTCGTACTGATTATATCAATAAATGTGTAAATGAGATAGTGAAAACCAAGCCATCTTATATTACCATTGAAGATTTGAATGTAAAAGGAATGATGAAGAATAAACATTTCTCTAAGGCAGTTGCTTCACAGAAATTCTATGAATTTAGAACTAAACTTGAAACAAAATGCAAAGAATTAGGAATTGAATTAAGAATTGTAGATAGGTGGTATCCATCGAGTAAATTGTGTCATGAATGTGGTTATATCAATAAAAATTTAAAACTTTCTGACAGAGAATATATTTGTGAATGTGGATACCATGCTGATAGAGATTATAATGCAAGTCTTAATTTGAGAGATGCATTATTCTACAAAATAGCATAAACAAGCATTTGTAGATATGTACCGATGGCTTTAGTCGGGAATTTACGACTGTGGACTGTATAAGAACTTGTGAGTAGTGTATTGCAAAATAATACACAAAAGCATACAGGATGAAACAGTAAGAAAAGTTTGTGAAAACTTTCAATATCTCGATATGGGTATATTTGTCCATATTTTGAGTGGCAGAGTGATAAAATGGCAGACACAAAACAATGTTCAGCTACAGGTAAATTTAAACCCACCGTTAGAGATTTCTACTCTACACAATCAATGCTTTATGAACATGATAAAAAATTACCTATGAGTAAAGAAATAGTTGACAAGTATTTCAAAAAGTTGTTAAAGAATTATAATAACGACCATAGGTTAGCTTTCATACATTTGTGTATGGTTTTAGATATGTATTATGATGAAGAAACGTATTTAAAATGTGTTGAAAAATATGGTAATAATTTTTTAGGTAATTATACTAGAATAATTAATAGAGACAAAGCATTTAAAGGATTAACATCTTTAGATAATATACTTACTTATGATGGTGTAACTAATATTATTACTGGAGAAACAGTTACTTCAAGTGAAATTGTTGACTTTTGGGGTAAGGGATTCCAAGATGATGAATATGAGTTACTTCAAAGAAAATATGAACAATACACAGATAATTACCCATCTAAAGCCATTCAAGAAGTTAATTTAATTAAAACAATATGTATGTTAGAGGTTCTAAGAGAAAGAGCTATAGTCAAGAATGACCAAAAAGCATTTGAAAACTTAACTAATCAAATTTCCAAACGTATGGAAGAATTAAATGTTTTACCATCTAAAATGAGTAAATATGGTGAAGACGATAACTTAAGTTATGGAAATTTAATAGCAATAATAGAAAAAAATGAACCTATCCCAGATGTTCATCCAGAATATGATGATGTTGATAGAATTAAATGGTGGTTAAATCGTTATTTCTTAAATCCTATCAAGAAATTAATGAATAATGATTCAACTCCTTATACAGAGGAGGACGAGAAGGGATATGGAAAATAAATTAAAATGTAAACAAAGAAAAAAATTAAAAAAAGATTCATATGAAAATTTATTAGATGGTGTAAAAATATGGACTGAATATTTTAGAAAAAATCCACATAGATTTTGTATGGATTTTTTAGGAATTAATCTATATTGGTTTCAACAAGTATTGCTTTATATGATGAATATATGTACAGGATTTTGCTTCACCGCATCGAGAGGTCTTGGAAAGACATTCTTAACGGCTATATTTGTATGTTGTAGAGCAATATTATATCCAGGTTCTAAAATAATAGTTGCATCTGGTAATAAAGACCAAGCAGGATTAATTATAACCGAGAAAATTGAAGATTTACAAAGGAATTATCCCGCATTGGCAAAAGAGATTAAAAAAATTCAAAACAATAAAGATAATGTTAAATGTATATTTAAAAATGGGTCAGTAATAACTGCAATAGCATCTAACGATGGAGCTAGAGGCCAGAGATGCAATATATTAGTTGCAGACGAGTATCGTCTTATAAAATTAGATGTAATTAATTCGGTTTTAAAGCAATTCTTAACTAATCCAAGAAAACCACCATTCTTAGAAAAAGAAGAATATAAAGATTATCCTCTTGAAAGCAACATGGAATTATATTTAAGTTCGAGTTGGCTGAAATCACATTGGAGTTATGAGAAATTCACCGGAATATTAACTAGAATGCTTGAAGGTGGTAAGGCATTTGCTTGTGCTATTCCTTATTTAGCTTCTTTAGACCATAAACTTGTACTGAAAGATAAGATTGAAGAAGATAAAGAGGACATGGGTGAATTTGTATTTAATATGGAGTATGGTTGTATGTGGCATGGACAAAGTGGTGATTGCTTCTTTAATACGTCTGATATGTTAAATGCTAGAGTTTTAAAGAATTGTTATTATCCATTAACGGATGATGATTATAGAAATCCAGATGAAAAGAAAAAGAAATTAAAACAAATGCCTAAAAAGAAAGATGAAATAAGAATAATTTCAGTCGATGTAGCCACAGCAAAAGCTAACAAATCAAATAAAAATGATAACTCTATTTTTACTTTATGGAGATTACTTCCTAGTGGAAATAATATTATTAGAGAAGTTGTTTATATGGAATCACATAATGGTATGAAGTTTGAAAAACAAGCCACTAGAATTAAGAGATTATATATGGAGTTTAAAGCTGACAAAATTATCATAGATGGTGGTGGTTTAGGTATAGCTGTAATACAAGAAATGGAAAAATCATCTTATGACGAAAATATTGATGAACATTACGAACCTTTTGGTATTTATGATATGAGTACACAATCAAAAGATTTTGAACCTTTAAAAAATGGTATAAATTGTATATATGTAATTAAAGGGAATCAAAAAATAAATAATGATTGTGCTGTATATCTTAAAAATGCTTTTGGTAGTAAAAAAATAAGATTATTAATAGAAGAAAATGAAAAAAGAGGAGACTTTAGTAAAGACTTAAAATATCATCAAGACGCTGAATATCATGCTAATAAAATAGCACCGTTTATTCAAACATCTAATTTTATATTTGAATCAATAAACTTAGATTATGAAACTATGGGAAATGGTGATATAGTTCTTAAAGAAAAAGGAAGAAATCGTAAAGATAGATATTCTTCTATTACTTATGGTAATTATTTAGCTGAATTAATAGAAAAAGATATGAGAAAGAAAAATAGGAACAAGAAAAAGAGACATATTTTCTTAGCTAATTAAAAAGGTGGTGAGATGTTTGAGCGAAGAGAAAGATAATAAAAAGAAAAATTTAAGTTTTGCACAACAAGCTTCTATGGTTGATATAAGTAATATAGACAAAATATCTAGTAATAGAAAAAGAAGCAAGGTGGATACTGACACTATAGCTAGTGCTTTAGAAAATCCTTATTCTAATGTTTCTACACTACAACAACAAGCTGAACTTATGAGAGTAATTAATGGTAACCTAAAAGAAATAATAAATTATAAATCGAATTTGTTAACTTATGACCATTATTTAGTTCCATTAGATGCTAGTAAATTTATAACTAAAGGACAAGATAACTTTTTTAAATCTTATAGAAAAGCGTGTTTAGAATTAGAAAAATATAATCTAAAAACTTTTTGTCCTTGGGTTTTAGAAAGTGAATTTAGAAAAGGAGAAATATATTTATATAAACAGGAAACAAGCGATAGTATTACATTTGTTTCTTTACCCGAAGATTTATGTAAAGTCACTTATACTGAATCTTTTATGTTGGGTTATAGTATAAAACTTAGTGGTATTAATACTAAACAATTAGGATATTACCCAACAGATATTCAAAATTTATATGCCGATTATAAAGCAGGTAAATTAAAGAATGATGAAAATTTCGTAGATAACTATTACAAATTACCACTTGAAAACGCAATAGCTTTTCTTCCAGAAGTAATAGAAAGTAAAGGTATTCCATATTATTCTGGGTTGCTTTTAGATTTAAGTAGAATAAAAGATTTGGCTGACGCTAGTATGGAAAATATTGAAGCTAATAACTTTAAATTAATTCATCAATTGCTACCTACAGATGATGATGGTGAATTAAGTATAGAACCGGAAACGGCAATGTTTTATCATAGAGCATTAGTTAGAAATGTTAGGGAGGGAATAGGAGTCGTAAGTTCTCCTTATAAAATAGATTCCGTTTCATTACAAACCAATAAAGTTTCTGATTATGAAGAAATAAACAATTTAACTAATAATGTATATGATACAGCAGGCATAGATAGCAATTTATTTAACGGAGATAATAGAAGTAGCACTCAATCTGTAATCTATGGAACAATTGTAGATAGTTTAGTACCATTGAATTTATTAGATAGAATTAAAATATGGTTAAATTATGTTTTTAGTAAAAATTCATCATTAAAAAATTTTCAATTATATTTCTGTGATACAACCAAATTTAATAAAGAGGAAAAAATTCAATCTAGTTGTAATAGATTAACAACATGGACAAGTAAATTAGAGCATTTAGGAATATGTGGATATTCACCATTAGAAGCGTTAAATATACTTCAAATAGAATCAATATTAGATTTTGGAACTCTTATGAGTCCATTAATGAATTCACATACAATGAACGGTTCTGAAATTGGAGATACAGGTGGTAGACCTAGTGCCGGAGAAGAAAGTGGAGACCCGAATAGAATGCCAGAGAGTAGTAATGCTGGAGATTATTAAAATAAGGAGGAAGAAACATGAATTATAAAAATCCATTATACATATGTTATGATGCTAAACAAAAGAGATTTTTAATAAATGAAGGACTTAAATATTATGTTTGTGGATTAAATCCCAATAATCATAAAACATTTTGGGTATTTATGAGAGATAGAGATTTAGACTTAGCATTAAATAAATGGAATAAAAAATAATTAATAAAATATTAGGAGGAATATATATGTATTTTAATGAAAAACATAAAGAAAGAGTTGAAAATCGTGGCGATGGTTACATTTATATAGGGAGTTATCGCAGAAATGAAGAAACTATAGATGGGAAAAATAAAAACAAAAACAAAATAAAAAGAGGGAATACTCATGTAAGAGTAAAATGTCCATATTGTGGGAAAGAATATGACGTACGTTTAGAAGGATTCAATAAAGGTAATAAATGTAACTACTGCTGTAATTATTATGAAAAATCACTTGCTTATTATATACAACAAGAATTAAAAGAACCTTTAAATAAATATTGGGATTGGGAGAAAAATACAGTTAATCCTTACCTGATTTATAAAGGTGCTAGAAAAATAGTTTATATAAAGTGTATCGAAAATAATCAACATGGGAGTTATAAAACTACTTGTGGTAATTTTTATTCAGGGTGTAGATGTCCTTACTGTAATCCATTCGCTAGCCATAAAGTACATCCAAAAGATTCATTTGGGAACTTATATCCAGAGAAAGTGAAGTATTGGTCTCCTAATAATGATAAATCTCCTTATGAAGTTACTCCTATGAGTAACAAAAAATGTAAATTTATATGTGAAAAATGTGGAAATGAATTTGAAAGAAGGTTAAGTACTTTAAATCAAGTAGATACAGGTGTTGTCTGTAGAGATTGCAATTCTTCACAATTAGAAACAAAAACTAAAAATATATTAGAAAAATACAATATAAAATATAGTATTCAAGTAGAATATAACAATTTAATTGGTCTTGGTGGTGGAAATTTATCTTATGATTTTTACTTACCAGATTACAATTTATTGATAGAATGCCAAGGCGTACAACATAAAGAGTGGCGAGAGGGTTGGATGACTAAGGAAGACTTTGAAAGACAATTTGAACACGACAGACGCAAAAGAGAATATACAAAACAACATAATATTAATTTACTTGAAATTTGGTATTATGACATAGATGATATGGAAGAAATATTAATAAAAGAATTAAATAAAGTTAATAAGGAGGTGATATAATGTTTAAAATTGCAGATTATAAAATAGAATCTATAAGTAACAACCTTCCAGATTTAATTCCTAATAACATTAAACATATTGGAGCTGAAAATTTATGGAATGAAGGATATAAAGGAGAAGGTATAACTGTAGGTGTATTAGACACAGGAATAAGTACTTCTCATTATTGCTTAAAAGATAATATTTTAAAAGGAAAGAATTTCACTTCCGAAGGCAATTCTGATAATTTTGAAGATTTGAATGGACATGGAACTCATGTTTCTTCTATAATATGTGCAAGACCAGACGGTAAACATTTAGGCATTTATGGTGTAGCACCTAATGCTAAATTAGTAGTTGGAAAGTGCTTAACAAAAAATGGTAATGGTAATATGGAATGGATAATTAATGGTCTTAAATATATGATAGAAGAAAAAGTAGATATAATAAATATGAGTTTAGGCACAAATGTTTATGATAAAGAATTAGATGAGTTAATAGAATTAGCAATAGATAATGATATCTTATGCTGTGTTAGTAGTGGTAATGAAGGAGATGGTAGGTCTAATACTAATGAAATATCTTACCCAGCATATTTAAATAATTCAATAGCAATAGGAGCAATAAGTATAGATGATAAAATAACAAAATTCTCTAATTCAAATGACGAATTGGATTGCGTTGCACCAGGCTATGGCATAAGAAGTTGTTATTTAAATAATAAATTTGCTACGGCTAGTGGTACAAGTCAAGCATGTCCTCACGTGAGTGGTTTTTTAGCTTTATTAAAACAAAAATTTAAGTTTAAAAGAGGTAGAAATCCTAGCGAGATGGAGTTATATGCTGAATTAATAAAACATTGTAGGGATTTAAATTTAGATTTTAGATTCCAAGGTAATGGAGTGATACATTATGAATAAATTCATATATGCATTTAATGAAGAAGATAAACATGAACTTTTAAATCAAGGATTAGTGTTTTTATGTGAAGGTATTATAGATGAAAAAACTGTTTATGTTTTCCTTAATAATGCTAAAGTTAAATTCAGTAATGATGATAAAAGAAAATTCATGTTTTCTAATAAATTATTTTTCTAAGAAGAAAGGGGGTGTGAATTAGAATTGGGAAATAAACATTTAAAATTATATAGTGAAATGGAAGTTTTTAAATCTTCAAGTGATAGTAGATTCGTTCCCTGTAGAATACTTGCATGCCACGACCAAGATAATTTAAATGGTTCTTGGTTTGATTCAGAAACACAAATGAAATGTGCTGAAAAAAGTATTAGGGGTATACCTTTATTAGCTCATGTTTATAAAAATGAAGATGACAAATGGGTTTTAGGTGGACATGATACTAAAGTAGAAGCCACTGACACTCCAGATGGTTATGATTATCAATTAATATATCTTGAAAAAGCTTATGGATTCGTTCCGGAAGATACTATAATTACACAAGTAGAAAAAGATGGTAAGAAATATTTATCTTGCACAGCATTAATATGGAGAGAATATTCCCAACAATTACTTGATGTATTAGATTCTAATGATGGTACATTAGAGGTATCTATGGAAATAGATGTTGACGATTTCAGCTTTAGAGAAGATGGATTCTTTGAAATAACTGATTTTACTTTTTTAGGTATAACAATGCTTGGTGTAGATGTCAAACCTGCTATGGCAGGAGCTAATTTATCTCTATTCACTTGTGGAGATGTTAAAACTGAATTAGAAGAAATGAAGAAAATTTATTCTTTAGAAAAGGGAGGTGAAACAATGGATAAAGAGTTTGAAAATCAAGAAGTTCAAGAAACTGAAGAATTTGAAAATCAAGAGGGAACTCAACAAGAAGATTTCACTCCGGATGAAGAAGAACAAAAAGAAGAATGTTCTCAAGATGATTCTGAAGAAAAGAAAGAAGATTGTTCAGAAGAGGAAGAAGATAAAGATAAGGAAAATCATTCTGTTGAAGATAACACAGAAGATGAAAAATATACACAATTAAAAACTGCTTTTGACCAATTAAAAGTTGAATATGAAGAATTAAAAGCTCAATTAGAAAACATGAGTGATTATGAAGAATTAAAACAATTTAAAGCTGATAGCGATGCTAAACAATTTAAATTAGAAATTGATTCTATAACTGAAAAATATTCTTTAGATACAGAAGATGCTAAAGCACTTCAAGACAAAGTATTAAAACATGAAATATCTAAAGAAGAATATGAAGGGAAATTAGCTATAATGTGGGCTAAACAAGTTAAAGAAGCTCAATCATTTAGTAAAACTAAAAATGGAAAGGCTAATTCAATAGGTATAATAAATCCAAATGAAGAATTTATAGATTCTAATGCACCTTACGGTGGTAGATTAGAAAAATGGAGAACTAAAAAATAATAAAACAGGAGGTAAAATTTATGTATCAAATATTAACTTATGTAGAAGATAATTTTGCTAAATCAGCAATATGCTCTACTGAATTAAAAAATGGTGAAGTAGTATTAGTAAAAGGACTAGCTGATTCAACTCTAGCTAAAATAGACAATATAGGAGTTGAAGGTGAATGTTATGAAGTGACAGACTTAGAAGATGACGCTAATAAAATATTAGCTATGGTAGCATCTGACGGTCATAGATATGAAAAAGAAACATCTTATAATTTTGGTGATTATGCAAACACACCAGCTGGAGAAGCAGTGAGAATTTATTTCTTACACAAAGGTATGGTTGTTGATATAGAAAAAACACTTATAGATGGAACTGTTGCTAAAGGAGACCAATTAACTGTTAAAGCTGGTTCACATAATCTTAAAAAATACACTGCTCCAACTGGTGATGAAGCAGATGCTAAAAGAATAGTAGGGGAAGTTATAGGTACTTCAAATTTAATGGGTAAAGATATGGTGCAAATATTATTCTATTAAGAATAAAATAATTAATAAAATGGAGGTTAAAAGAATGATAGATAACGATGTTAGACAAATGGTAATAGACTTACATAACGGTGTGTGTTCTTATTCAAGAAAAGAAGCTTCAGATGTTATAAGAAATATGATATTTGAAAAAGTAGAACCACTTCCAGAAAAGAAATCTAATTATAGAAGATGGTTAAAAAGAAATGGTAATACAGTATTTGAATTATTAGAAGAATTAATAACTGTAACTCATAACGAAATAACTGTTGAATCTTTTGGGGATTTAGTAGATGTTGACACTTTTGATATAGGAGATAAAAAAGAATTCTTAATTCAAAATGACGAATTGTTCAAAGTTGCTATAATGGCTACTGGTGTCAAAACAGTTCATAGACAAAGAATCTATGATAAAAAGGTAGATACTAAAGCTTTCAGATTAGGCGTTAAAATCTATGCTGAAATGTTTGATTTCTTAAAAGGAAATATAGACTGGACTTTATTTGTAGATAGAGTATCTAAATCTTTTGATAAAAAAGTATGTACTTTAGTTACAAAAACTATATTTGGAGCTTATGATGCTTCTGGAAATCCAAATTTATGTAAAGCATCTAATGACGGTGCTTTATCAACTACTTTAAAAGAAATGATAGCTAAAGTTGCAGATTCTACAGGTCAAGAAGTTCAAATACTAGGAACTAAAACAGCATTAGCTCATGTAAAATCAGATGCGACTTTTGTATCAGATGCTGAAAAAGACGATAGAAGAAATTATGGGTATACTCAAGTATTTGAAGGTACTCCTTTAGTTCCATTACCAAATTATTATGATAAAACTACTGGTGCTTTTGAAGTTGATGACGATATGTTATTAATAGTTCCAGTTGGAGAATCACTTGTAAAACTTGGATATGAAGGTGATGTTGAATTGTACGAAGATACAGAAGGAGATAGACAAGATTATCAAATAGAAATGGAAATGAATCGTATGTTACACTTAGGAGTTGCTATAGCTTCTACATACGCAATGATAAAAATAACTGCATAATAATTAATATTTAAATAATATAGCACTACTTTAATTAGTAGTGCTTAATTCTACAAGAAGGGAGAATAAAATGGAAAAAATAAAGAAAACTACTAAAACGAAGACTGTAGATAAAACGGAAGAAATCAAAAAAAAAGTAGAAACAAAAAAAACTAAAAGACAGATAAATATGGAATTAAGAAAAAAACAAGATGAAATATATATTGAAATTTGCAATATGTCTTTTATGAGTGTAATATACATGAATAAAAATGAAGAAACTTATTTTGATTTATATCCAAATGAATATACTGAATTACCACTATCGGAATTATATGAAGTTGCAACTAAAAATAAATCATATTTTAAAGATTATATGTTGGCAATAACAGATGTTTTATCTGATGAATATACAATAGATAATATAATTGATTATTTAGGTATAACAAGTATATATAATAGTGAAGAAAATCAATTTGCTATGCAAATAGATTCAATATTAAATCTTTCAGATGATGTTTTTGAAAGAGAAATTGAAGGAAGAAGTAATAAATTTATAAGAACTTTAGCTTGTAAAGCTATATTATTAACTAAATCTGAAGAATCTGACTATGAGTTATCAAGAAAAAAAGAACGTGTTTTATGCAGAAAATTAGGAAGAGAACAATTAATAGATATTGATGAATAGAGGTGATTAAATGACACCTGTCACAGAAATTTATGATTTATTTTTAAAACATTTAGGTAAAGATGATTTATTAGAAATAGATGAATCCGTCCTTGAAGATTTGTTAGAATCCTACTTATATGTTTCAATATCTAATTTTGAACAATGCAAACAAGATTTAACTATAGAGGACGGCTATTTTAAATCAGAATTAACTTGGAAAGAAAAGCAAATATTAGCTAAAGGTATGTTAATTCCTTTTGTGGATACAAAAATACTTAATAGAGATGCGTTAACTATTCATATAACAGATAGTGAATATTCTATTAAGTCACCTGCAACCTTATTAAATAACCTTTTAAAAACTAAAGAAATGTATATTAAAGAGTTGAGAAAGTTGAAAATAGGTTATGCCACAAGAGGAGTTGACATAAATGAGTAATTACTTTGAAAAATATAGAAAAAGAAATCTAAAGAATTTTAACACAATAGAGGAAAAAGAAAGAGCTGATATGATTAATGACTTTGAGTTTTACTTAACTAAAGAGGCTCGAAGTGCTTATGAAATCCAATATACAAGACCAGACGAATTAATAAATAAAGAAACTAATTCACATGAAAGAATGGTTATAAAAGACATTGCCGACAATGATAAAACAGCATTTGATGAAAAATATTTAGTTTGTAGATTAGGATGTCCCGTAGATGTAGGTAGCTATATATATTGGAATAAATCATATTATATATTAGAATTTGAAGAAGTAATAAGTACAATGACTCATAAAAAGTATACATTAAAACGATGTAATGAATGGTTCAATATTGGATACAAAGGTGAAATTTATAAAATACCAGTTAATATTACAAACTTAACAATGTATTCTAAAGGTATTCACGATTATAAATATATTTCTAACCTAGATGCAAAAAGAACAGTTTTGGTAGGTGCTAATCCGATAACTTCTAGTTTAAGAGTCGGTGCAAGACTTATGGGTAAAGATAGACAAGCCTATAAAATAACTCATAAAAATGATTTTGAGTATACTAGAAGAGAAGTCCCTGGTGATGGATTAATCAAATGGTTATTGCTTGAAACTACTCAATTAGTGGAAGATGATAACGATAATTTAGTTGCTTACAATCCTTTTTATGATTCGTCCGTTAAATCTGGAAAGATAGAAGGAAGCGATAAAATACATATAGGTGAAGATTTAATTTATAAAATCCAATATGACGAAGAAGTAAATTTTGAATTAGACTTTGATTATGGTTTTTGTAAAATTACTAATGTAAAAAATAAAGAATGTACTATATCTGTAAATTTAGATTTTGATATTATTGGAGAGGTTATTACTTTAATAGCAAAAAATAAAAATGGTGAAACTATAGATATTAAAAATATAACAATAAGAGGATTGGGGGTATCTTAAAATGGGCAAGTTAATAACATTTCCCGATAGATATATAAATAAAGTGGGAACTCTTTTAATGCTTGATGATACAATTAATAAAATGTTGTATTATACAAACACCACCGAAGATGATATTTTATCTTTACCTAAAGTAAAAGAGCCTATAAAAAACCTTAATGATAAAAAAATATTTATAGACCGTAGAGTTAATAAACTCTTTGATGCTATATTTGAATCTGATTGTTATATATTTTTAAATATGTATAAAGATGAACCAGCTTCTTTAAATAATGGGAAAACTTCTTCATTTATAAGTTCTTTTAGATTAGATATAGGTGTAGTTTGTCACAATAGTTGCTCCAATACATTAAATGGGTCAAGAGACGTTATCATTTACAAAAGAATAAATGAAATTCTTAGAGAAGATGAAAGGCTGGAAGCTATTGGAAAACCAATTATAGGAACTACATCTCAAAACTATTCAATACCAATTGATTATAACACTTATATAACAAGTGTCACAGTGAGATATTTCAATGAAATGTAAATTCACTAAAGAATTATTATCTGGTAAAGATATTGATTTAAGAGAATTTAATTTAGGCATTATTAAACAACCCAAGATTCAAACCTTTATAGAGGTGGTAGATAGCATAGAATTTATAAAACCTTTTTACATGGTTCGATATTGGAATAATAATGGTGCTTTTGAAGAAGTGGAAATGCCTTTTAATATATATTATACCTTATCTCAAAAGAATAAATCTTTATTAGTAGATTTAATACTATATCTTATGATTTTATACGATACAAAAGATATAAAGTTAAAAAATTGTGGAGATAAAGGATATAGTATATTTATTAAATCTCAAGATAATATTGAATCTTTTATAGACGATAGTAATTTTAATATATTGTCTAAAATTGTTTTAGAAATAATGTATTATGATGAACCTAAAAAAGAAATTAAACAAAAGATTGAAGGTTCAGCTGAAGATATAGCATTGTTTGAAAAGTACGAGAAAGAATACAAAGAAAAACAAATGAAAAGAAATGCTATATATTTTGAAGAAATAGTAAGACAAGTAATACATACGAGAAAAACTACGTATGAGGAAATAAAAAATTGGACTGCTTGGCAATTACAAGATACTTATAAATCAATGAAAGCAATGGAAGATTGCGAATTAGCTTGGAAACTTGCTATTGCAGGAGCATATAAAGGTAAAGAAATTCCTCCTTGGTATATGGGTACAAAACTAATGAGGGATGAATAAATAATTAATAAAACGGAGGTAATGTGAAATGGCACAAGAAACTTTATTCGTAATAGAAGGTGCTATGCAAGGTAAACTTCATCCAAACGGTGAAACTGGAACAGATAAAGACGTAGCATTAGATTATGTAAACGCATTTAATTTAGGTCAATCAGAAGATACTTTAAATGCTAGAGCTGATGGTAAAAATAAAATAACATTAAAAGCAAATAAAGCCATGACTTTTACAGCAGAAATGGAAGTTATGAATTTTGATATGTTCTTAGTTACTTTAGGAGCTACAAAAGATGCAGAAGGTAAAATACATATAGGTGATTCTCCATCTACTACTTATACTTATACAGGAAAAATGAAATTAAAATTCCCAGACGGTACAAGAAAAATATTAAATGCAACAATACCTAACTGTACTCCACAAATAACTGAAGACTTTGGTACAAGTTCATTAGATTTACAAACTTATTCTGTAACTTTTGATGTAGGTACTGATGACAAAGGAGATTTTATGACATTTGAAGAAGATAAAGCAAGTGTATAAAAATAATTAATAAATTTTAACTTATGGGGGCAGAAATGTCCCCATATTTTTTTGTATACTTTTATAAGAGTATTTGAATTAATAGTTTTACAAAAGTATACAAATTATATGGGGGCAAATTATTGCTCTTATAAAAGTATACAAAAAGGAGGATAATTAAATGAGCGATAAAGTAAAAGTCAGAGAAGGGAATGATGGTTACTCTTATCCATACACTTCCCCAGATTTAGTTATAGATAAAAATGGAAAATCTAATACAAAGAAATTTGAAGAAATTGATACGCAATTTAAAGATATTGGGAACAAAAAAGCGAATAAAAATGAAATAAAAATAATAGTTAATGTGAAAAGTTTTGGAGCAAAAGGTGATGGTACAACAAATGATTCCCCTTCTATAAACAATGCTTTAGCCTATGCTAAAGCAAATAAAATAATGAATGTATACATACCCGAAGGTCAATATATTATAGATGAAAGTCCTATAAAAGTACATTCAGGAATTACATTTTA